GGTCACGCTCTTCGAGCGCACCAGCACCGGGCACCCGGAAGGCTGGAGCGACGGCGACGGGCAGATGGCTGTGCGGTTCGACGGCGCCGGGATGTTCGTGGACCGCTACGACGGCCGGTGGGTGGTTCGCGGGCCGGACGAGTTCAACCTGGTCGACTGGAACATGATCGACATCAACGCCGAGATATTTCCCGCTGATCCAGGCATCGGCTAGATAGAATGAGCATCACGCCTCCCGAGCCGTACATCCCGTTCGCCCCCCTGCAGGGGTCCATGCGGGCTCTGTACCATTCGATGGTGCAGGTCACGAGGCTGCAGGCCACCATCACCGCCGACGGCGCCGCGACCATGTCCTGGAGCCCGGTGGAGGTGGTGTTCGACATGTTCCTGAACACCGCCAGCTACATGATGTGCCGCCTCGACCTGCAGTTCGTGCGCCGCGGTGTCGACCAGCCGCCAGCGCTCGTCGCCGGCAAGGCGCCGGACCGCGTCGGGGTGATCTACTACGACCCGGTCACCGACCCGCTGACCGGCGTGCCGCTGATCCTGGCCGGCGACCGGCTGGTGTGCGTCTCCGGCCCGGTGATGGGCACCTTCGAGCTGCGGGTCGTGCCCGACGTCGCCCAGGATCTGATCGGTGCCCACCACGTCGAGACCCAGATCGTGGAGGTCAGCCAGGCGCTGCAGCCCGGCTCGATCCAGCCGTTCCCCGGCAGTGGCCCGTGAGCTTCCGCCTGACGGTCGACGCCTCTCGCGCCCTTGCCGAGCTGGACCGCCTCGCCCGCGGGCCGGATCCCGGCACCTTCGAGGTTCCGCTGGCCGCCGCCACCGCGGCGGTCGCCTCGCGTGTGCACAAGCTCACCGGCAAGCTGGCCGGCAGCGGCCACCCCAGCAGCGAGCTGAGCGAGGGCCGGTGGGAGGGCACGCTGGCCTACGCCCGCTACCCCGGCATCTTCGAGCTGGCCCGCGGCAACCGGCCGACCAAGAACCACCCCGAGGGCAAGCACTTCTTCTTCGACCCCGGTGGCGAGAACTACCTGCAGGGTGTCCGGCGCGCACTGGTGGCCTACGTCACCGACGGGGACGAGACCGACCTCTAACCCGATTAACTACGGGTGAGCGTCTATTACGCGGGTTTCGTAGCTCAGGGCGCCCCCACCTCTGGCACGTACTCCACAGGCGCCTTCACTACCGACGACCTGGGAAACGTCTGGGTGTGCACGAGCGGCGGGACGCCGGGTACGTGGTCGAATCAGGGTCCGGGAAACGTCGCCGCGCTGATAGCTGCCCTGGCCTTTGAGAACGTCGGCGGGGGTGCCTTCCCGACCGGGCTGGTCACGCTCACCGACGCGCCGACGATCGCGGTCAACGCCGCAGCCGGGTCGCTGTTCCGGGCCACGATCAACGGGAACCGTACCCTCGGCACGCCATCCAGCCCGGTAGATGGCCAGCCGGTCACCTTTGAGATCATCCAGGGCACGGGAGGCGGCTTCACTCTCGGGTTCAGCGCCGCGTACGCCTTTCCCGCCTCGATTCCGCAGCCGTCCCTGTCGACCACGGCCGGGCAGCGTGACTTCCTGCAGTTCCGCTACGACGCGGGCGAGTCGCTGTGGCAGTGCACCGGGTGGGTGCCGGACCAGAACGCGGGCGTCGTGGCACTCCCGCAGGGCGGCACCGGGCAGACCACGCAGCAGAACGCGCTGAACGCCCTGGCCGGGGCGCAGACCTCCGGCGAGTTCCTGCGCGGCAACGGCACCAACGTGCAGATGGCGGCGATCCAGTCCAGCGACCTGCCCGCGCTGACCGCCGCGCCGACGTGGACTGACGCTGCCGGGCTGGCGCTGAACGCTGAGGGCGCCCAGGCATCGCCCACATCCCCGGTGTCCGTCACCAGTCAGAGCATCACCAGTGTGGCCGGGATGACCGTCCCTGCGGGTGATCCGGTGGCCGGCGCGATCTACCGGATTACCAGCTGGGGGTTCTTCACCCAGACTGGCAGCACCAGCGCCATCACGATCGGGCTGACCTGGGGAGGCACAGGCGGCACGTCGCTGGTCGGCAGCATCACCATCACGGCGACCGCTTCCCTGACGGCGTTCTGGACGGCAGAGGTGCTGGTCACATTCACCAGCCCGAGCGCATGCAATGCGGTGCTGAAGTGGACGCACATCACCAGCGGCACGCCCGCGTTCACGGGATCCCCGCACGTCAGCGGCTCGACGTCGCCGGTCACGGTCACCGTCAGCTCCAGCCAGCTGCTGAGCATCAACGTGACCCTGGCAAACACGACCGACACCACCGCATTCGAGTGCCTCGGTGTCGTGGCCGAGCGGGTGTACTGATGGACGTCGTGGCCGCGCTGCTCGCTCAGGCACAGGCTCTCAGCGCTGACCAGGCGCAGGCTCTTGGCAAGGCGTGGGACGCCGCTGGCGATGAGGTGCTGCGCGGCGCCGAGAGCGCCTGCAAGGCCGCGGGCCGGGACTGGGACGGCCTCATGCGCCAGGCGAAGCACACCTTCCTGCGGGCCAACTGGCCGCGCACGGGGTACAACACGCAGCGCGCTATCGCTGACGTCGTCCTGGCTGTCTTCTCCCGCGATCTGGTCAGCGAGGATGGCTTCGCTTTGCTGACCGCCCCGTGGCGCTCGGTGGTGGGCGAGGTGCCCGGTGGCAGCTGAAGTTCAGCCGGTCCTGTGCTGCTGCTTCGAGGCCGAGCCTCCCGGCACCTCGCTGGCCGCAGGTGGCGGGTTCTATGAGAGCCTCGGAACCTCCGATGGCGCACAGTTCGACGTGGTGTCCGCCGCGGGCGGCGCCATCACCTACGACAGCACCTACGCCTACACGGGCACCCAGTCCTGCAAGATCGTCACCACGTCGAATGCGTCCACGTACTTCTCGTGGAACGCCAGCGGGCTGCTGATCACCCCTGCTGTCCAGACCTGGTTCCGGATCTTCGTCTTCCAGACGGCGTGGCCGTCAGCGACGCGCCCGCTGTTCGGGTTCTACACCAGCGGCACCCGCAACGCTGACGTGATCCTGCACACCAACGGCACCCTCTCGGTCCGGGACACCAACGGCAGCACGATCGTCACCACCACGAACACGGTGCCCAACGGCTCCTGGTACCGGCTGGAGGGGTACTGCACCTCCAATGCCTCCACCGGTCAGGTCGAGCTGAAGCTGTTTGATAGCCCGTCCAGTGCCACGCCGACCGAGACCCAGACCTCGGCCGCGACGCAGAACACCCTCGGCGGGGCCATCGGTGAGACCCGGTTCGGGATCGCCAATGCCGCGGGCTCCGGCCACACATTCTGGATAGATGACCCGGCGTGCTCCACCTCCGGCTACATCGGCCCGGTACCCGCGCAGGTGTTCCACATGGTTTGCGGCGCACCTACCGATGCCAGTTTCAGTGTCATTGCCAAGCCGGTCGGCGGCACCAGCCTGCGGCTGAAGGTCGCCACCAACGAAGCCCTGACCAGCGGTGTGTTCTACGAGCCCGCGCAGACGCCGGACCAGTACGGTTACGTCTCCTACCAGGTAAGCGGCCTGTCCCCGTCGGCCACCTACTACTGCCAGCTGGCCGACACCCCGCCCGGCGGCACCGAAGTGCTGTCCGGGCCGGCGGGGCAGTGCATGACCCTGCCGGTGCCCGGCGCGATCACCTCCTGCACCGTGGCGTTCGCGTCGTGCATCGACACGGGAGACACCGGGGGCAGCCCTACCGCGGCGATCAGCGACTGGATCAGCTGGGATGCGGACCTGAACGTCTTCCTGGGTGACTACGGGTATTTCGATACCACTGACACCACCGTCAGCGGATGGCTCGGCTATATCGAGTACCAGTCGATGTACTACTCCCTGCTCGCCCTGACCAGCACTGCGTGGGGTTTCTACGTCCGCTCCGACCACGACTCCACCACGGCCGGCGGCGACTCGGACAACACCTGGACCGCGGCCAACCTGCTGGCGTGCCAGGAAGCGTTCCCGCAGGCTCCGCTGGCCGACCCGAACTCACCCGTGCACGGCCTGTACCAGAGCTTTGTCATGGGACGGGTCCGGTTCATCCTGCTGGACCAGCGCAACACTGACCGCTCCCCGGTGGCGAACACTGACAACAGCAGCAAGACGATGCTGGGCGCGAATCAGCTTGCGTGGCTGGAGCAGCAGCTGCTCCTGCCGGAGCCCCTGAAGATTATCTGCACGGACACGTCGTGGATCGGGAACACCTCGCAGTCTTCGTGCGGGCCGGGGTGGGGCTACTACTCCACCGAGCGCCAGAGCATTATCTCGTTCATCCAGGCGAACCAGTCCAGGGTCAAGAACGTGCTGCTGTGGCATGGCGATGCTCACGGTGTGGCAGCCTGCCCGGGATGGGGCAACGCGGACGGCGGTTTCAGCGTCTACTGCGCGGCGCCCCTTCGCCAGACCTCGGGCAGCGATGCGGTCGCTGCCCTGCAGGCTTTCCCCGCCTGGTACAACAACAACTCGGGGACCTGCCGCTTCTACGGCCGGGTCACTATCACCGACAGCGGGCAGACGATCTCTGTCAGTTTCCAGGGCTGGGACGCCGTCAGCCAGGTCACCCAGATCACCCAGACCGATGTGTTCAACGTGGCCTGCGGATTCCGGCCGCTGGCTGGAATCCTGTGAGCTGCCATGGATAACGTCGCCAGCGGCGCGGTGCAGTACCTCGCCGGGATCACCGCGGTGACTAGCCTGCTCGGCTCGTTCGCCAGCAGCGACACGCCCAACGCCAGCCTGCCCTACATCTTCCAGGAGAACCAGCTCGTCGTGCTCCAGGGCACCTCTGCGGCCGGGCTGGTGTGCTCGGTGTCCGGGCAGTGGAACAATGCCATTCCCTACGGCACACAGCGGTTCAGCCGCCTGAGCGTGGAGTTCTACGTCGACCCGCAGCGCGACTCAGACCTGAACGTGACCGAGACTCCAGGACTGACGATCAAGCGGGGCGAGCAGCTGTTCGCCGTGGTGAACAGCTACCTGCACCGCCGCAACCCCGATACCCAGGTCTGGGGTGATCTGGTCACGGCCAGCTGCGTGCTCCTGGCGGAGGGCGAGTTCGTCAAGATGCCGACCGGGGACGGCGACTGGCTGCAGTACAAGCAGAGCCTTTACGGAGTCGGGTTCACCGGCTGGACCGACGTCGCAATCTAGGAGAGCCCCATGCCCCTGTTCACCCCCCGCCGCCGCAAGCTGGGTCCTGTCAAGGAAATGATGAACTCAACTGTCCTGTGGCAGCTGGGTGTGTCAGGCACCACGATCAGCGCCAACGGGAACTCCGGCGAGATCAACGTCGCCTCGTGGGAGAACTTCATCCTGATGGCCACGGTGGGCGTCCCGACCGGGTCGAGCCCGACTCTGCAGGTGCATGTGGACGGATACGATGCCAACGGCAACGTCTACTCCGACCTGTGCAGCGCCTCGCAGCCGGTGCTGGGCTTCAGCGGGGGCGGGGGGCAGAGCCTGCAGTCGACCCTGGGGCTCAGCGCCCAGTTCGTCGTCTCGTCTTCCGCGGGCACCCCGGGCGCTTTCAACCAGCTGTTCTGCGCCCCGGAGTACATCGCGGTGCGGTGGGTCATCGGCGGCACCGGCAGCCCAACGTTCCCCGGCACCTACATGAGCTTGTTCGGCCGCTGACCGATGGTGTGCACCTGCCGGGTTTCCTGAGCGTCTTTTCCTTATCCACCAGAGAGGGCGGGGAGCATGTCGGACTTCAAGGTGCTGGTCAAGTCCCCCTTCTCCCCGCTCACCGGCTACGGCCAGGACGGCTTCGGCCTGATCCGGGCGCTGGATCACTGGGGCTGCGATGTCTACCCCCAGCCGACGTGGGTCGACGTCCCGCTCCCCAAGGATCTGCTGCACCTGTTCAACAAGCACCTGGAGCCCCCGTTCGACCTCACGATCAACCACTGGTCGCCTGGCGAGCTGGGGATCCGGCCGGAGGCGCGCGAGCTGACCCGGTGCGCTATCGCCTGGACCATGTGGGAGTTCGAGAACTGCCCGCTGCCCGGCCCGGTGGCCATGACCGACAAGAGGACGGGCAAGCCCTGCACGACCACCCCTAAGAGCGGGCTGGTGCCGCTGTGCGCGAACCGCGGCTCGCTGCGCAAGCGGCTGGAGCTGTTCGACCTCGTGCTCGGCTACACCGAGACCACGCTGCATGCGCTCGGCCGCTACATCCCCAGGACCCGCGGCAAGGAGAAGGTGCCGGTGCCGACCGCGATCCTGCAGGGCGGGTTCGAGGCAGGGGAGTGGAAGTACCACCACGAGCGCGACTGGTTCGCAGATGAGTTCACCTACATCATGCACGGCGCGCTGAACCGGCGGAAGTGCGCCTGGACGGCGATCCAGGCGTTCAACGACCTCAAGCACGAGCATCCTGAGTTCGCCCCGGCCCGCCTGGCTCTTCATTCGATGACTCCGGGACTGTTCCCTGAGCTAAACGAAGTGTTCAAGGACAAGAATTTCCACGTCTACATCGAAGCCTGGGACCACGAGACGGTGCAGGCGTTCTACAACGCCGCGCACGTGCTGCTGGCCCCGAGCCGCGGGGAGGGCAAGAACCTGCCCGCCCTGGAGTTCTCCACGACCGGCGGCGTGGTGGCGGCGACGGCCTTCGGCGGCCACCTGAACTGGATGGGCGACGCTTACGCCTACCCGCTGAGCTACGCACTCACCCCGAGCTTCGGGGACCGGCCGGACGCAGCTTACGATGCCAAGGTGCCCGTGGAGGAGCTGAAGCGGGTCATGTGGCACACCTTCACCCACCGGGACGAGGCCAGGCAGAAGGGCGAGCTGGCGTCCAGGGTGATCCCGTCCATGTGCGACTGGTCCGTGGTGGTGGAGAACCTGTTCCGCACGATCCGTGACAACGTCCCGTTCAACGGCACGCTGATCTACGACATGGCCATGCGGTGCCGGGTCGACCCGCTGGAGCGCGTTTCACGTGGAACGCAGGACCCGCGGGCATGACCGTCATGGCGATTGACCAGAGTGTGGCCGTCCCGGAGGAAGTCGAGCTGCGCTGCCCGGAGACCGCGGGCAAGCTGCTGGCCAAGATCCGGCGCCAGGGCGAGCAGCCGAGTTATGTGCACCCGGACAACCTGATCGAGCTGAGCTGCGACTCGTGCAAGCTCTCCCGGCGCCGGGCCGGGCTGCCGGTGGTCCGGGTGCTGCACCGCTATGACATCCTCGGAACTCTCGTGGCGACTCTGGTAGTCGAGTAACCATTCGATGGCATAGCCTCCTGCCTGGGCGTACTAGATGGCCTGTGCATCTGTCGCCCAGCGGAAGGACTGTCTATGGCATTGCAGGTTGTCGACGTAGATCCGGACCAGCTCGCGGAGGAATGGCTGTTTTTCGTGGACGCCTCGATCGTGGGCTGCCGCGGGCAGGGTCACGCCTTTCCTAAGATCAAGAGTGCGAAGCTGAATCCCCGGCAGAGCTGGCTGGAGCGTAACCAGCGCACCGGCCGGATGCAGCTGGTCCAGCTGTGCCGGGACGGCTGCGGCTCTGAGCGGTACGTCACCACCAACGACACCGGAACCGACATCGACCTTCCGGCCACCTTCCGGTACCGGCGCCGCAAGAAGAACTACAGCCCGCCCAGGGGAGCGCGCCGCGTCTCCCGGCGTGAGTGCTTCGCCGAGACGATGAGGCGTCGCAGGCTGGACATGCTTCCCGGCTCGGTGGTGCCGGAGGTCAAGCTCAGCACCGTCTGAACACCTAGAAGAAAGCGAGTAATTAGATGTCAGAGAAAGGCCCCGCCGAGCTGCGTATCCGGTTCCCGGACCAGGAGAAGCTGCTCAACTTCATCCGGCTGCTGCGCGAGGAGCACCCGACCCAGGTCCAGCCGTTCGGCGCCGACGTCAACGCGGTGGTTTACGACGCTGCGGAGGATGAATCGCCGGTCGACTGGGTCAACCAGGTGATCCTGGTGCCGGGGCACCGGCAGGAGCTGGAGAGTCAGTTCCTGCTGCCAAAGCCGGGCGAGGAGGAGCCTCCTGCGCCCCGCCCGCGCCTGCGCGGGGTGCCGGACCAGCCGTTCGCCACGCACGGCGGCCCTGGCGGCATGCGCCCCGACGACGGCCGCACGCGCGGGCTGAACGAGCCAGCGCCGTATTAACAAACGATGACATATCCTCACCCTGGAGGCGAGAGCTTATGGTGATGACCAAGCAGGTGAGCGGCATCCGCCGCTCCCGCCACAAGACGGACGAGGTCGACGGCAAGCCGGTGACGGTCGAGTACCTGATCGAGGCCGAGCCGCCGCTGGTCCCGGAGAAGGTGGCTCTGGGCCACACTGTGCGCGTGGGCCAGGGCTCGGTCGACCGCTGGAAGGCCCGCCCGGTCAAGGGCAAGGCCGGGGAGCCGAGGGACAACCACACCCTGGCCGTGCACGAGCTGATCGAGGCTTACCGCGTGGCTGGCGGGGAGATTGCCGCGGTGGACGCCCCGGCGGAGAAGCCGGCCAAGGCCCCCAAGCCCGCCAAGCCGGCCACAGAGACCAAGGCCAGGGGCCGCCGGGCTAAGCCCGCCAAGGACAAGCCGGAGGAACCGGCCCCCGAGGCGAAGCCTGAGCCTAAGTCCAAGAGCCGCCGCCGGGCCAAGCCCGTTACGGTGGCCACGGACCCTACCCCCGGCGAGCCGACGGAAGCGACGGCTTCTGGAGAGGCCGCCCCCTCAGCAGGCACCGCTGAGCCGCAGCTGCCGCAGACCGAGATGATCCCGGTCGGGGCCGAGCACGCTGCGGCGCTCGATGTGAACAGCCCTGGGGTGGCAGCGGATCCCCAGTTCGCTGACGAGGCTGCGCTGGAGGATGCCGTCCTGGCCGACCCGGAAGCGGCCGCTGCCGTGGGCGATCCCGAGGGCTGGGGTGACGGTTATCCCGAAGGCAAGCACCGCGCTCCTGCGGCCGCCAACCCGTTCGAGCCCGACCCGGACAGCCCGTTCTCCAACACGGGATTCGTCCGCTGACCTGAGCCTCAACCCAGACAAGCCCGGCTCCCGCTCTCCTGGGGCCGGGCTTTCTGCTGCTTCGGGTTGACACGTGTCTACCAACTCCGTTACCGTGGAGACGTTCATCAAATAAAGGAATCAGGAGGAACGCCATATGGGCTGTAAGCAGACCGGGGACCATGTATCGGGTGTCCCGGTGGGTGTTCGGGAATCGCCGGAAGAGCCGCGCTTCGCGATCTGCCTGGGGTGCGGGGGGATCTTGATTGCTTACCCCGGAACCGGGCAGGCCGGAGTGCTGGCGGGAGCAGGAGCCAGCCATGCCTAAGATCCTCTACGTCGACCGCAACTTCTCGGCCGAGTCCCTGGAGGTCATCGACCGTGCGGACGCGCTGTGCGCGGACTACGCCGCCCAGGGCTACAACCTGACGCTGCGGCAGCTGTACTACCAGTTCGTCAGCCGCGCGTGGATCCCCAACAGCCAGCAGTCCTACAAGCGCCTCGGCTCGATCGTGAACGATGCGCGCTTGGCAGGGCTGATCGACTGGGACCACATCACCGACCGGACCCGGAACCTGGAGAGTCTGGCCGCCTGGGGCAGCCCGAGCGACATCATCGACGCGGTCGCCGCGCAGTACCGGACGCGCCGCTGGGCTGACCAGCCGAACTACGTTGAGGTCTGGGTGGAGAAGGAAGCCCTGGCCGACGTCGTGTCCCGGCCTGCCGACAGGTGGCAGGTGCCGTACTTCTCCTGCCGCGGGTACGTCTCGCAGTCCGAGATGTGGGGCGCCGCACAGCGCATCCTGAATGCGGAGAAGCGCGGCAAGCGCGCCATCATCATTCACCTTGGTGACCACGACCCGTCCGGGATCGACATGACCCGCGACATCCGCGACCGGCTGGAGATCTTCGGTACCGGAGTCCGGGTCCGGCGCATCGCGCTGACCATGGATCAGGTGCAGCAGTACGACCCGCCGCCGAACCCGGCCAAGCTCACTGATGCGCGGGCTGAGGGCTACATCGCCACCTACGGTGACGAGTCCTGGGAGCTGGACGCGCTCGACCCCGCCACGCTGGACACCCTGATCGAGGATGAGATCCTGAGCTGGCTGGACCGGCGGCGCTGGGATGCGGCCACGGAGCAGATGGAAGAGGAGCGGCGCTCGCTGACCGCGGCCTCGGAGAACTGGCCGGACCTCGTCACCGAGATGCGCAGCCTGGGCTGGCTGGAAGACGGGGACGGCGGTGAGTGAGCTTCCTGCGGTCGCTCAGCTGAGCGGTGGCGACTGGCGCGACCTCGCCACGGTGTTCGATGCCGGGGCAAAGACCATCGGTGCCTACAGCATGAACATCCCCGCCCAGCAAGAGGCGGAAAAGCTGCGGGCTATGCGCGACCGCTGCATAGAGATTGCGGACGAGCGCGACGAGGCGTGGGAGAACGCCAGGGAGGAGGACCACGGTGGATGACTTCGAGCGCCGGGCCGAGGCCATAAACACGCTGGCCAATTACGGGTACATCCCGGTCGGCCCGCAGTCCCGGAACCTGACGCTCGGCCAGCTGGAGGCCATGGCCTCGGTCGTCCGTAACCCGGCCCCTCAGCCGCCCCCGGTTGTCAGCTTTGCTATCCGGGCCGGGGTGGCGGTCAGTGCGGTCAGCTGGGTGGTCACGGTCGTGGCCCTGGTGCTGGCTGTGGGATACAGCCACCGGACGGCCTCGTTCGCCTGGGAAGCCGTGCAGTGCGGGCGCATCCACCCGTACGGCTCCTCGGCCCAGTACCAGTGCTGGGAGAGGCAGATCAGGCAGGGTGCGCCACGATTCTGGGAGGTGCCGTGAGCGCCGACGTCAGCGAAGAGCTGCAGTTCTGCAGCGACCCGGAGTGCAAGGGCCATGCCCCGGCTCAGCACCCGCAGGAGAAAGTGATCACCTGGAGGTCGGTGCCGCCGGCCGACTTCCTGGAGAAGAACGCCGGGGTGACCTACCGTGATAACTGAGTTCCAGGGCCAGTACCGGTTCCTGTCCAACTTCTGGGAGCAGCCGGTCTTCTACCAGCACCCGGACATGCAGAGCGCGATCTGGTGGCCGTCGGCGGAGCACGCCTTCCAGGCGTCCAAGACGCGGGAGCCTGCTGAGGCTGCATTCGTCGGCCGGGCAAGTTCCCCTCGCCTGGCCAAGCGGCTCGGGCGTGCGGCTACCTGCCGTCCCGACTGGGAGCAGGTGAAAAAGCGCGTGATGTTCAGCGTGCTCGTCGCCAAGTTTGCCCGCGATCCTGGTGTGACGTCAGGATCCCTGGGTGCCCAGCTCGTGGCTACCGGTCACCAGATCCTGGTTGAGGGCAACCGGTGGGGCGACACCTACTGGGGCGCGGTTCCCGGCATTCATGCTCCTCATGCGGGCGTCGTCTCTAGTTCCTGGACCGCAGAGGACGGGTCGCTGCTGTGGGGGCACAACTACCTAGGGCGCCTGCTCATGGCCGTCCGCGACATCCTGGAGTAAGGACGAAACGATGCAGATAAACAAGCCCCAGCGTCCTGTACTGGTTGCTCTCGCGGCCTGCACGCGCCCCCGCGAAGAGTGGGCGACCACAGATCAGGTGATGGCGGTTCTGAGAGACGCTGATCCAGCCGCCACCACCCTGACCATGGCCGGGCTCAAGGCGAGGCTGAACTCCCTGTCCCGCAAGGGTGCCGCCGAGCGGAAGCCGGGGGCTCAGGACCCCGGTTACGTCTGGTTCCGCGTCACGCAGGCAGGCTCGGACTACCTCGCCCGCCAGCTGGTACCGAGGAGGTCAAACGATGGCCGATAGTGGAAAGCCCTCTGCTGAGGCGTATAACGCTTCGTCTGTGGCGGGGGAGAATACACACGAAGGCGCACTGCCGCACCGCCTTCTGCCAGATGGGTCTGACACCCTGTCGCAGCTGGCGGAGGCTGACCTCCGGGAGTGGTGCCCGGACGCGGGAGCGTGTCACCACTCCTGCCGGGCCTCGGCTCGCCCGCCGGACATGGACTGGGCGCTGTTCGCCCCGGAGCAGGAGGTGCCTCATGGCTGAGGGCAAAGGCGCGCAGCTTCCGGAGCGCACCGCGGTGCCGCCGGGCTCCTACAGTCAGCTGGCGTTCCAGCTCCGCCAGGCGCGCTACTGGATGGAGCAGGCGGAGCTGACCGCGGCCCGCCCGGAGGGCGAGGTGGCGGCTGACTCCCGGCGCTCCTCTCCAGCTTTCACCGCGGTGATCCGCCGGCAGCTGGACGGCATGGCCTCGTCCGCCTCGCAGCTGCGGGACTCCCTGTGCCCCGGCGCTCATGTCCGGGAGGAGGCGCCCCGTGACTAGCGTCCCGGACCGCTGGGATGTGCTGAAAGAGGCCATCCGCTCCGACCTCGCCAGGCTGCACGGCGTGGCGGGGGACGCTGGCGTCCACCAGGGCCGCGCCCTGACCTCGGTGCTGGCCAAGATGGAGGCGCTGGAGCCGGGCGGCGCGTGGTATGCCGATCCCCGCCCGCAGCCGCCCACGTTCGGCTTCTCCTCCGGCGGTGACCAGGATCCGCTGGAGCTGGTGATCCGGGCGGACGGCAGCCGGCTGACCATCTGGGACCTGCTGCCGGGTACCGACCCGCCGGCGTACCGCGCCCGCGGCACGTACGAGTGGGTGGAGGTAAACGATGGGAACTAGGCAGGCATGGCTCCGGAACTGGTTCTGGTGGCTGGTCATGGCGGCGGTCGCGGTCTATCTGGCGGAGACGCTGGGCGTCAGCTACCGCGGCCAGCTGCAGGGCGCCTATCTGGGCTTCGCGCTCGGCGCCGTGGTGATCGCGCTGACGGCCACCTGGAGCCGCAGGCGCCGCGCGGCTGTGTGCAGGGGCCGGTGGGTGGTGAAGATCTATGACCCGGCGGGTACCTGCGTGGCTGTGCACGAGACGCGGCGCGCGGCCTCGGAGGCTCAGGCGCTGGCTGCGGCCCTGGAGGCGGACCGTGACGGCTGAGCGGCCTGACCGCGGCATGACGTTCGCGCAGTGGGTGGAGGCCGTTCACGGCCCGCCCGGCTGGGTCAGCACCGGCCGCTCTGGCGCCCGCCCGCAGGACATGACGTTCAGTGGGTGGGCGGCAGTTCTTCCTGGCGCGACGGTGCGTGATCTGCAGGAGCTGCGGCGCGAGGCCCGCCAGGCGACTTCGCAGATGCGTGACGCGGAGGCGGCGTCCTCGTTCGGGGAGCGGCTGGAGCCGCCGCCTCTCGCCCTGCTGCTGCAGGAGATGCGCGAACGTGACGAGGGCTGGGCAGATGAGAGCTGCCAGATGCCGCCCCCGGCCCGGGACTGGCCGGACGGGATGAAGCACCCCCTGCCCAGCGAGCAGAGTGCCGCGCAGGTTGATGCCATGGTTTCCTGCCTGCCGCGCTCGGAGCTGGAGATCCTTCCCCGCTACCTGGACTTCGGCATCGGCCGCGCGCTCATGGTGCTGAAGGCCGGGGCCACGGCCGACTACATGGCCCGGGACTGGATCGGCCGGATCTGGTGGGACGATGCGGATGGCCGCTACGGCGTGGTGGTGCGCTGCAGCGGCGTAGCCGTTGATGTGATGTACGCCCCGTCGCTCAGTGAATTGATAGATACCGTCTGCGGCACCTACGGCTGGGATTAAACGATGAGCATTGTGTCGGGCATAGAGCTGGGTCTTGGCATCGGCGCCGTGGTGCTGCTGCTGGCCATCCTCACGGTGCTGGTCCTGATCCTGGGAGAGCAGCGTGAGGGCGGGATTAAACGATGAAGACCGTCCGGGTGCTGTGGGATTCTCCCACGCTCACCGAGCTGGCCCTGGCCACGGCCGGCGCCGCGGTGATGGGCGGGGTGTCCGGGTACGCGTTCGCCGCGGGATCGCCGGGCGTGGGGTGGGTGGCCGCGGTCTTCTCCGGCGTCGCCGCCTCGCCCTGGCTGGTGCGGGCGGTCTTCGAGCTGCGTTTCTGGCGGCGACGCCGGGGCGTAATAGCGGCAGCAGAGGAGATGACGGCCCATGGAAAGCACTGAGTTTCAGGACATGTGGCGGCGTGCGGATGAGCGCACGCTGGCCGGCTTCGGGGATGTGCACGAGCTGGCGGTGGCGCTGAATAAGCGCAGTCAGCTGGTGGCCCACCGGGAGGGCCTGGCGTGGTGGCGGTGGATCCGCCGGCGCAAGCTGGACGACTCGGTTGCCGTGGAGACCGGCCGGGTGCTGTTCTGGGCGCCGCAGGCGGTGGCGGCCGCGCACGCGGCTGTGGCGACCGCTGACGCGGCCCGGAGGTGGGGGCGCACCGAGCTGCGCCACCCCCGCCAGCACGTCAGGGAGGCCGCTGCGGCGCTGCTGGAGGCCATCGGGCAGCCGGTGGCCGAGCCCGGCCCCGGTCAGCTCCTGAGCGATCTGGTGGCCGTCATGGGCGCCCCGGACGAGGTGAGCGCCTGGGACGATCTGGCCCGCAGGCTGAAGACCCGCCGGCCGGAGCGCTACCCGGTGCTGACCGGCACCCAGCTGCGCGCCCAGGCTCTGGTGAGCGGGGTGCGGGAGCTGGCGGTGCCCGGCCCGGTGCGCCAGCGCGGCACCAGCTGCGAGGCTGTGACGGCGGCGCAGGAGGCGGCCCGGTGAGCGCGGCACTGGAGCAGCTGCGCGAGAACCTGGAGCGCACCGACCTGATGCTGGCCGAGCTGCAGGGCATGCCGCGCTCCCACTTCCGGAGCCGGTTCAGGCTCCAGCGCAGGATCGACCAGGCGCAGGAGGAGGCGCAGGTGCTGTCCACCCGGGTGGCTGACGAGCAGCGCCGCCTGATAGATGAGCTGTCGGCCGTGCCCGCCCCGGCCCGCCTGGCCCGCTCCGCTCATGAGCTGGCCCGGCTGCAGATCTCCCGGCACGGGATGGACCGCTACCCCGACGTCCCGGCTCAGCTGCTCAAGCTCATGGCCGAGCTGGGTGAGCTGGCCGAGGAGATCGCCAATCACCACCGGCCCCTGGAGGGCGTGGCGGACCGGATCCGCCGCGAGTACGCCGACGTCGGCCTGTCCTACTACGAGCTTGGCAACAAGCTGCACCTGGATGCGATCGAGTGCATGACCGAGGTCGTGGACGGGGACGGGCGGCACTTCTCAGATGATTCCGGTCAGCCTTAGGGCGTAACAGCAAGCGGAGGCGGATGCACATGGACGTGATCAAGAGGGTCGAGCTGATCTCGCTGGCCCGGTACTGGAAGCAGCTTTCGGATCGCACCGATCTCCCGGACGCGGTCCGGAACTCCTACCGCGACTGCGGGGAGGTGCTGGGGCAGGTGACCGGCGCCGGCCCGGCGGAGGGCGCGCGGCGCCGGATGACGGTGACCGTCTACGGCTTCGCGAACCTCGCGATGGAGGACGAGGCCCGCCGGATCGGCCAGGAGGTGTTCCCCGGGCTGGACGTGTCTGTCGTTGCCGTCTGCGTCCGCGAGCCGGCCACCCCCGAGCAGCGGGCCCGCGCCGCTGCGCTGACCGCCCCGGTCTTCGACGGTGACGAGCAGATCTCGCTGGGCCATGAGGGCACGGTCTACATGGCCGAGGTGACCCTGGCGGCCGCCGAGCCCGACCCGGCACAGACCCCGGAGTTCGCCGGCCGCCAGCGTGAGCCGCTGGCCGCCACCGAGAACGCCAATGGCGGCAGCTCGGTATGAGCGCGTACGAGGACACGGCCCGGCGGCTGGCCGAGGCGTTCGGCGTCGAGCCGGAGCAGGTGATCATCCTGCACGACGAGGTGGACGAGATCCTGAGCGGCCCGGCCACCGACGGCGGCCCCGGCACGCTGCGCGACCAGCTGCACCGCGTCTCCGGGAAGACCATGGATGAGGTGAAGGGCAGGACCCGGCGCCTGCCTCGGGAGGAGCCGGAAGTTCACGGCTTCGGCCGCCGCGACTACTCCTGGCCGTCTGAGACCCCGCAGCGCCCGTCCTGCCAGGCGATCAGGCCGCACTGGGGCCGGCCTGTTCCCGAGCCGTGCGGCTGCGGGCTGGTGAAGCGCTACCGTCTTGGGTGCAAGAACGAGCACGTGGCCGAGGAGTGGCTGTGCACCTGCTGCGCAAACGCCTCGGCGCGGACTTGCTGTCACCCGGTGACCGGCCCGGGGACGGAAGTCCCGGGCACCTGCGGGGAGGCGCTCACCGCCGTGCCCGTGGAAGACCTTGGCCCTTCGGCCGGGGACGTCCCCCCTTCCGTGCAGCGCATGCGCGACCGCGCCGCTGGCCCTGGCGACGGCGAGAACTGGTTCCGGGGGCTGGGGGAGTGAAGCTGCTGCTGCTGTCCGACAAGGCCGGGGACAACCGCAAGATCCTCACCATGACCACCATCATCGGGCGCAGCCCGCACGCCGGGTTCCGGGTGAGTGACCAGTATGCTTCCCCTAACCACGCAATCATCGCTCCCTACGAGGACGGCTGGGCGGTCGCTGATCTTGGCTCCTCGAACGGGACCAGGGTCAACGGCCTGACTGTCCATGGCGCCTGCCAGCTGGACAAAGGGGATCAGATAAGAGTTGGCCACACCATTCTCATAGCGGTGCCCGTCAGCTGATCCGGCATGTAGGCTGCTGCCTGCCTTCCACTCTGGACCCCGGTGCCGGCGGCAGGATCCGCTGACCTACCGGGGAGCCGAGATGCCAGACATCCCCCCGACCGGAGATGGTGCTTGCCCACGTACGCGCCAGGCCCTGCTTCGCGCGGCGGCAGCCTTTCACCGGGAACGGGCCCTCGACCTGCTCATCGCCTCGGCCCGGCTGGCGGATGCCGGGCCGATGGGCGGCTTGTGGAGCAGCTCACCTTCCCGAAGCCAGGAGACTTCGCGTGCGTCCCGGTCCGTGGCTTCGGCGGATTCTGCATCGGCATCGGCCAGCTCGCGGCCGGGTACTGGCGCCATCCCTCGTTCGGCCGCTACCGGCACACCTTCGTCTACCTCGGTGAGATCAGCGCCTCCACGGCTGAGGTGAACGCGCTGGAGGAGCACGGCTGGTGCGGCCCGGGCGTCTACTGCGAGGAAGCGATGCCCGGCGGCGCCCGGCTGCGGCGGCTTGGCGCGAACGCTAGCGCCGCGTGGGCCATGTACGGCACCAGTGCCCTGTGGAGCACCACGATTCTGCCGCTGAGCGACTGGCAGCGTTCCGAGGTGGTCAGGGCCGCCCTCGGCAAGCTCGGCACGCCGTACTCGTTCCTGGACTATCTCTCGCTGATTGCCTACCACCTGCACATCCGCACGCGGGGTTTGCTCCAGTTCATCCGGGATTCCGGACACCAGATCTGCAGCCAGGACACTGATTGGGTGTGGCAGCGCGCGGGGAAGCGTATATTTCACGATGAGAGGTGGGACGGTGACGTTATGCCGGCCGATCTTGCGTATGAGCTGGTGAGCTGGCGCAAGTGGCAGGCAGCCCGTGCCGCCTGAGGGAGGGGATGCCCGTGAAGATTAAGCGCATGCGTAAAGGACGGCACCGCCGGCGGGGGATTCTGGCGCGGGCCGCAGGAGTTATGGCCGTCGCCGTAATGGTGCGGCTGGCCGCGGTTCGCTGAGCGAGCCCCGGCTTCTGTGCGCTCAGGCAGGCCGGTGCCGCTGCGGCTGCCATGCCTGCAGGTACGGGGGACACAACTGCCTGGAGCCGCTGGGCGGCAAGTGCCATGTGCGCTGCCCGCCTATCTACCTGCTGACCTGCAAGGTGTGTGATCCCCGCGCGCCCATCCCGTTCCCCTCCCAGGAGGAGCGCGGGCACTGGGCGTCCGAGCACACCGCGGGTACCGGGCACGACCGCTGGGTGGTGGAGGACCCGCCCTTCGAGACGAAGGGTAATTCTGAGGTTTCGGAGCGGTAACGGCCCGGAAACGTGCACAATCCAGCTTGGCGGCCAGGAAGTAGCCGGCCCGCGCGGCCGCCCGGCAGCGGCCTGGCCCATGACCCTGGCGAGGTGCCCAGCGGGCACGTCTTCAGGAGGACCATGAGCGGGCACCGCACCACCCGCAGCGCACCACGTCATGCTGCTCCGCAGCACAGCCACCCTGTCATCACCACCGCCGTCGGCACCGTCGTGGTGCTCGGCGCGGGCACCGCGGCGCTCGCCGCCCCGGCGCCCTATACCGCCCCTCCGATGGGCGACACGCTGCCCGCCACGCCGGCCGTGCAGGCCGCCCCGCAGAAGCCGGCCGTCCAGGCCGCGGGCCCGGCCTTCTACCGGATCCAGGAAGGCGACACGCTCTCCTCGATTGCCGCCGCCCACGGGCTCGGCTCGAACTGGGAGGGCCTGTGGGCCGCGAACCGCTCCGGGATCGATAACCCGGACCTCATCCAGCCCGGCTGGGTGATCAAGATCGAGACAGCTCCCGTCACCCCGGCTCTGCAGCTGGTGATCGACCGTGTCCTGAGCCCGCCCGCCCCCAAGCCTGCGCCCGTCGCCGTGGCCGCCTCCGGCAGCGCCGGGTCCGCACCGGCCCAGCCCGCGGGCGTCCAGTTCTCCGGTACGCTGACCGTGGCCGGCTTCGGCGGCTTCGAGGGCTGCGTGATAGACCACGAGTCCAGCGGGAACCCCGATGCCCAGAACCCGGACTCGACCGCGAGCGGGCTGTTCGGCTTCCTGGACACCACCTGGACCGCGGTCACCGGCCTGCCGGGCCCGGCCCGGGACTACTCCGTTGCGACGCAGGAGCAAGCCTTCAGCAAGGAATACGCGATGGACGGCACCGCCCCCTGGGCCCCGTATGACGGCTGTTAACTGCCCGCCAGACTGCACGTGCCACCGCCACGACGACCACACGTGCCGGCCCGGCTGTAACTGCGGCCGCCACCTGATCGGCCCGCGCCAGGCGCAGCGCAAGTCGGCCGAGGCGGCTAAGCGCCAGCGCGATGCGCACGGGAGATTTGCCCGTGACGGCTGTTAATCACGGTATGGTCACCGTCCCGTGGGAGCGCTGGGCGATGTGGAATACTGCGAGCCGCCTGTAAACCGGTGGTATGCCTAGCGCGTCTCAAGGGTGCCGGTTTGGCCGGGGGTCCAAAAGACAAGAGCTGGAGGTTTGGTGCATGCGTAGTAAGATCTTTGGTCCGCGGCGCGTGATCGTCGTGGCCGCGCTGGCTACGGCCGGCGCGCTGGTCGCCATGGGAGCGGGCGCCAACACCGTCCCCAATGCCAGGGCCACCAACGCGAACGTCAACCCGGTCGCCGGGTACCTTGCCGTCGGCAACGACGTAAACGTGAACTTCGACCACGTCGAGGCGTACCTGGGTGCGCAGGACAACATCGGTGACCTGCAGCAGACCAACGCCAACGGCTTCGGCATCGGCCTGTGCAACAGCAACGTGGGCGGCGCCACCGGCCCGGCGGTGCAGATGGGGATCGTGCATCTGGCCGACGGCAACTACCAGATCGAGTACGGCTACGGCACGATCGCCCCGGCGAATGGTGCTCAGACCAGCGGCGACAACTGCGAGGACGGCGCGCTGGGTAACTTCAATGCGCCAGCCTCGGCCACGGTCGCCCCGCTCGGCCCGGAGTTCGCCTTCGGGAACGTCGAGGAGACGGAGATCCAGTACCTGCACGGTCGCGCGGACTTCTCCTACCGCCAGATCACCTCGGACAACCCCGGTCCCTGGTATTCGACCGGCTGGGTCAACGTCGGCTTCAACTGCCAGTTCAACGAGGCCGAGATCGGCGTGGACGCTGACACCACCGGGCTGGTCGGGCCGCCTTCCCGCACGCTGGCCCCGTTCGCTCACGCTTCGGTGACGTCGTTCACCTTCGCTCAGCACCACAGTGCTGACCAGGGCTGGTTCGATGCAGCACCGAACGGTGAGTGGACCGCTCTGCAGGTGAACAGTTACCCGAACGGCAACAGCGGCGACTCGGCTGACCTGGACGGCAACGGCCTGCACAACGGCAACGGCGGTATCGGTGAGGGTGCGCCGGTCGGATGACCCGCGATCAATGGCTGGCGTTCCTGCTCATCGTGGCCATGGCGGTTGCCGCCGGGGCTGAAGTGATGACGGCGGGCCTGCCGTAACGGCAACGGAGCCGATGACAGGGCGGAGGGCAACCCCCTCCGCCCTTCGTCATGTATGGAGGCTTCGGTGGCCAACCCGAACCATGTCCCGGGCAAGACGGGGCTGCTCCCGCGGGACACCGGCAAGGCCATGCTGGTGGTGGAGCACTACGTCGCGGCCGGGGGCCTGACCGCGGTGCCGCCCGCTACCGACGTCGACCGCGCGACCAGGGTCAGCGACTGGCCCATGTACTGCAACGGCCCCGACCCCGCGAACGAGAGCGCCTGCCCCGGATCGCCTGATGGCTGCGGGGACTGCTTCTGGGCAGCGTGCGGGCACGAGATCACTGCGTTTACCGCTTACGCGGGCGCTGCCCCGGTCGTGGTCCCGCCCATCTCGGTGATCCGTGGCTACAGCTCGACGGGCTACAGCCCGCAGACCGGAGAGAACGACAACGGCACCGAGCCATCGCAGGGGCTGGCGTTCATGCGCTCGACCGGTCTGCTCGACTCGGCTGGCCGCGCGCACAAGTACGAGGCGTACGCCGCCTTCCGTGACCCCACCGACGAGGAGCTGCTGGCCCAGGTGCTGAACACCTTCGGCACCGTGCTGCTCGCCGTCGAGCTGGACCAGGCCCAGGAGGACCAGTTCGGCAACGGCCAGCCGTGGACCTACGTGGCTGGCAGCCAGGATCTCGGCGGGCACATGATCTGCCTGCAGCGCCGGGCGCCCGCAAGCCAGCTGGACATCTACAAGCCGGTGACCTGGGGCGCGCTGTGGGAAGCGAACCGCGCCTTCATCCACAACCAGGTCATCGACGCGTACGCCGTCGTGTCTGCGGACTGGATCGCCGCGAACGGCACGACCATTGAGGGTCTTGACCTTCAGCAGCTGCTCGCGGACATGCCAGAGGTGGGCTGAGTCCGGTGCACAGCGGCGGAGAGCGCCCGATCCGGCTGCTGCCGGAGCGCGGATCACCTGGCCGGGCCCTGGCCCTGACGATTATCTGCGTGCTGGGCGCGGTGCTTCTGGTGGCCGGGTACTTCACCTGGAGCACCAACACCACCAACGGCCAGCTGGTCTCGGTCAACCAGAAGCTGCGGGCGCAGCAGGCAGAGTCTCAGAAAGCGGGACTGCTGATCGAGAAGGCGATCTGCCTGGATATGGGTACGATGGCCGCCATCCCGCCGCCTGCGGGAGCGGGCCCCTCGAACCCGAGCCGGACCTACGAGCAGGCAGAGCACCGGGCGTGGAAAGGGCTGTACGACGGCCTCAGGTGCGGGAAGACGTGACAGGGGAATGTTCAGATGTCCGGGTCTAGCCTGGTCCCGCTCTATTACCTTTCGGGTATAGGTGTGGCTGTAGGCGGAGGCGTGGCCGGCGTGCGCAGTTATCTCGGCAGGCAGCGCGAGAAGTGGGTGCAAGAGGGCGCCAAGGAGGCGGACCTCGCCAAGGTGCTGGAAGCTAACAGCAAGGTCGGGGCCAGCAACACGGCGGCTATCGACCGTATGTCTGATGAGCTGCGCCGGTTTGGTGAGGGCCTGAAGGAGTCCACGGCAGAGACCCAGCGCCGGCTGGATGCGGTCGACCGGCGGTTCGAGACGGCTGAGCAGCGGGCGCAGGCGATAGAGGATGCGCTGTGGGGACAGCGCGGTACTCTCCCGGACCGCGGTCTCCGTGGGCAGCCGAACCAGCCATAGGGGGAGAAGTGGGCAGGCATCCTGGGTTCATCGCCCTCGTCTCCGTGGTGACTGCCGTCCTGCTGACGGTCGGGCTTGTCTGGTGGATCGTGACCAGCACGAAAGAGTCGGTGTGCCGGCCGGTGCTCCGGCTGGTGGAGAAACCCGAGCCCACCGGGCTGACGCACTCCCAGCTCCAGTCGTTTGAGTACAACCACAAGACCTATGTGCAGCTGTACGCGAGCCTGGGCTGCTGACATACGCTCCTGATTAAGAGGGCCCGGCTGTTCTCCCCACCCTGCAGCCGGGCCCTTTGCTGTGCGCAGCCGATATATAGACTCGTGTCAACTAACCTAAAGCCGATAAGTGCAGGTAGGATACCCAGTCGCTACTTCCGGCGCGACGATGCTTCTGCTCCCTAGAGGGACGATGTCTCTAGAGGTTCTAGAGGTCTAGCCGGGAGGCCGGGTATGAGTGCCACGGTGGCGCTGGTGTTCGCTGGTATTCCAGCGTGTGATGTTGCACTGAAGTGGTTTCAGGAGTGGAAGCATCGGCATAGACGTATAAAGTGATGGAAGACGCGGGCCTGATCACCTGCGCCGGAGGGCCGGGCCTGCTCCGGCCCTCCACCTTCAAGCAGGCTGGAGGATGCGATGACAGCACCCTTGAATGTGCAAGGCGAGCGGTTCGGTCGGCTGGTAGTGGTCCGGGACGGCCCCAAGCGGAATGTCACGGAGAAGCGCCCTGAGGGCGTACGCACTGCGATCTGTGAATGCGACTGCGGGTCAGTAACTACCGTGCTTCTCAACAATCTGACCCGAGGCAAGGTCACGTCTTGTGGCTGTGCTCGGCGTGAGCGCACAGGTGAGTGGAACCGTGAGGCCAAGGTGGTGATGGGCTGAAGCACCATCCGCTCTACGCGACGTGGACCTCCATGATTCATCGCTGTGAGGACCCCAAGGTTGACAACTACAAGCATTACGGTGGCCGGGGGATCCGGGTGTGCGATCGGTGGCACGACGTCAGTGTGTTTATCTCGGACATCGAGCGCTGGCTTGGCCCGCGGCCGCCGGGTATGACCTTGGATCGCATTCTCAATGACCATGATTACCGGCTGGACAACGTCCGCTGGGCGACGTGGGTACAGCAGCGCGCGAACCAGCGTCCCGGTGCTGGCTGGTGGGGTCCGCATACACGCGAGAGCTAGCCGATAAGCCCCTGTGACGGGAAGAGGACCCGACCACAGGGAGTAACCGCATGGCTACGCAATATTTCGAGGGCTTCTCGTTGAGCCACGCGGCGATCTTGGACGGGCTAAACGGGGCGGAAGGGCAGACCATCTACGGTGTGCGCAACGGCACGCTGAGCACGGACAACGGGAACTTCGAGAACACTGGCGACAACGTCGTGCTGTCGGAGTGGTTCTGGATCAACTTCGCGAACCTGACCATTGAGTCCGGGTTCATCCCGTTCCCGACCATCGCGGACATCACCGGCCTGAGCACGGTGTCCAACGGCGTGACGGTCACCTCCGGCGTCGACTCCTCGGGCACCGCCCCGAACGACTACTACGCGATCCCGCTGTGGACGCTGAACTCGATGAACACCGTGACCAAGCCGGTGGGCCTGCGAGTGCCGTCCAAGGACAATGCGGGCAACATTCGCACACTGGACTTTGTGCTCTATAGGGTGCAATTCCAGCCATTTAACTTCACGGGCCCGAGCTACAAGAATGGCCTGACCACGTCGATTGCCGGCCGCGCGCTGTTCTCGACCTTTAACGAGGTTGGGCTGGCCCTGCCGGTGTCCTACGGCGGTCCGGGTTTCGAGCCGGGCACCACCACCCAGGCGGGCATGAGCATCGGCCGCCTGATCTCCAGCCCGGGATCGCTGTCGGGCTCCTTCACCACCGAGCCGTTCCAGAACCCAGCGATCTAGCCCATGGCGTACTGGACTCCGCCGTTCCGGGACAGCAAGCATGCGCCCATGGCCGGGACGGCGGGGTTCTGCTACGCAGACAACCAGCTGTGTGGCGGGGAGGACACTGCCGGGCAGGCGATCGTCTGCCTATGCTGCCAGGCAGCGGCTGCGACTTCCCCCGCAGTTCCGTCACCCGCTGGCTCCCCGGATGTCCCCATCGGGGAGCCAGCTCAGCCCTCCCCCGCCCAGCCTGTGCTCACCGACCAGCCGCAGACCGCGGGCGAGCAGAGCGTGCAGCAGGCCGGCCAGGAAGGCATGGCCGAGCCCGGCTCTGACGCCCTTGCTGACCCCGCGTGGCCGAACCGGCCGCCAGAGGTCCCGGTCTAGCCGATAGCCCCTCCCGTACGCCATCACGCGAGTCCCCGGGAGGGCCCATGGCTGATTCTGATCTTGACCGGATCGACCCCGAGGGCGCCATCATCGCCCTGCAGGATGGATCTCCGGTCCGCGTCGTCCGGCTCCGCACCAGGCAGTTCTTCCGGTTCCTGCGCATCCTCACCCACGGGGGCGGTGAGGCACTGGTCCGGGCGATCGACTTCAACGCACCGGCCGAGGAGTTCGCGCAGCGCCTGGCCATGGCCGTGCTGTTCTCGATCCCCGACGCCGAGAACGAGGCCATCCTGTTTGTCCAGTCGATGTGCCGGCCGCCGGACGTCGCGGCGCCTGAGGTGCAGCGGCTGAGCGACGACAAGGTCAAGGCCGACGACGCCAAGTACGGCGCGCTCGGCGTCAAGCTGGCCAACCCGGAGCTGGAAGACACGGTCACGATCATCGAGACGGTGATCAAGCAGGAGGCCGAGGACATCCAGGCACTGGGAAAGCGCCTCGCCGGCCTGCTGAAACTGGCGGACAGGACCGGCCAGCTGAAGCCAGAGGCCCCGACCGAGCCGCCGACGCCAGCGGAGATGGCAGCAGCGGCCTCGTAGGCGCGTACGCCGTTGTCTTCGACCGGATCAGCGCCGAGTACGGATGGCCCGATGAGCGGATCCTCGACCTCACCCTTGGCCGCCTCCGGCAGGTCAGTGAGGCCATCGGACGCCGCCTCCAGCTGGAGGAGGAGGCCCGGCTCAAGACCCTGGAGTGGCAGACCAAGACGCTGTGCCAGTTCATCGCGGCCACGGTGCAGTTCGACCTGGAGAAGACCGGCGGCCGCAACCCGCTGGCTGATCTTGCCTCCGAGATCTCGATCCGCCCCCCTGGCCGGCCCGCGGAAGACGATGAACTGGACAGGATGCGCGGCGAGTCCACGGGCTACGTCACGCATGAGGAAGGGATGCGGCAGATGCGCAAGGCAGCTGGCGGCTCGGCTACGCCCTCCCGTGCGACCGACACGCTGACCGTGGACGCCGACGGCAACGTGACCGGCTCCACGCTGACTTCTGAGCTGGCCCCGGAGGAGCAGGCAGCGGCTGACGCCAACGCTCCCGGCAGCTTCGAGGCGTTCATGCTGGCCTTCGGCGGAGGCGGGACACCCCCGCCGCGGGGGCCCATCCCCTCCTAGCGGAGGACATGCAGGTGCGGTAGAGCGGGAGGTGAGACGTGGCTGACGACTACGATGTCATCTACCGCGCGCTCGCTGACTTCTCCCAGCTGACCACCGCGGCCGCCAAGGCCCGCGAAGACCTCAAGAGCATGCAGGAGGCTGCTCGCGAGGAGTCCGCTGAGGAGACCCGCGGGGCAGCCGAGTCCGCTGCTGCTCACGACCGGGACACCGCGGCGATCAAGCGCCAGCGGGACGCGCTGGTCGAGCTGGCCGCCACGTCCAAGGCCGCGAACAAAGAGACCACGTTCGGCGGCCGGGACTCGATGCAGGCGCACCTGTCCGACCTGGACGCGGAGCGCCAGAAGGAAGACCTGCTCAACCGCACCCGCTGGGGCGGGATGTCCAACCCGCAGAGCTGGGAGGCGTGGCAGCAGCAGGTCTGGCAGCACCAGATCATCCGGAACAAGGAAGCCCGGCAGGGCTACGCCACCCCGGACCAGTACCTGAGCTACCTGGACCAGGAGCGCTCGCGGATCCAGGCCCAGACCGACGCCATGAAGAGCCGGTCGGGTGCCATCGCGTCCGAGGCCCAGGCCCTGCAGGCCCACAACGACGCGCTGAGGGGCGCGCACGAGTCCGCGGGCACCCTCGGTACCACCGGGACGCAGAACATCCAGGGCTGGACCTCAGCGCTCGCCGGGGTGCCCACCGATCTCACCACCCGGGTACGGTTCTCCGACGAGGGGGCCCAGGCCGAGACCGCCCGGTACCGCCAGGAGCTGGCGGCCGTGCCGGGCCAGATCGTCACCCGGCTGCAGCTGGACACCCGCCAGTACCTCAGCGAGCTGGCGAAGATCAAGTCCGCTGCCGGGCCCGCCGGGTTCGTGCCGGGCGCGGCCGGGCCGATCCAGGCCGGGATCACCGGGTACCAGGCGCCGCGGAACGTCTTCACCCCGCTGGAGCAGTACGAGCTGCGCAAGGCGGTCTCGACCTACCAGCCGGCGGGCACCTACTTCCCCGGCCACACCCCGCCCCCGCCGCCCGGCTTCCCGGCAGAGGTGCCCTACCAGCCGGTGTCCGGGCCGCAGGACGTCTTCACCGGCCATCCGGACCTGTCCTCCCGCTTCCCGGACACGGCGCGGCCGCTCGGGCCGGGAGCTGTCAGCTTCCCTCGTGAGGCCGTTACCCGCTACAGCACCTCCTGGGCAGGATCGGGACGCCCGGTCACGCTGCCGGGGTACGGGACGCCGGGCGGCGCCCCGATCCTGAGCACCCAGCCCCTCTCCAGCTTCGGGCCTGACGTCGGCATCCGCGGCAAGCAGACCGCGCTGGAAGACGTCGCCTCGATCAAGAGCGCGCTCAAGGATCTGTCCCAGCAGATCGCCAACCCCAAGGTGGAAGTCGACGCCGGGCGCACGGTTGACCAGCTGGCCACCGTCAACATGGCGATGCGCCGGCTGCAGCAGGACTACAAGGGCACCGGCCTGCAGCCGGCCGGCTACTCCGACCTGCAGCGGCAGTTCAAGGACGTCCAGTCCCAGGCTGAGCGCGCGTTCGACTCGATCTCCGCCAAGGGCAGCAGCTCGGCTAACTCTGTCGGCGCCCGGTGGTCCGCGCTCAAGGGCGCCGTCGGTGATGCGTTCCGGTCCATGGAGGCCGGGGCCGACGACGCTGCCCAGCATGCCGGCGGCGCGTTCGCCACCCTCGGGGACCGGCTGCAGGGCGCGCTGCGCGGGCTGTCCGGCGGCGGCGGGGTCGGCAACGTCTTCAAGTCCCTGGCGCTGGCGGCAGCGGCGGCCGGGTCCTCGATCGTGGGCTCCATTGCTCCGATGATCGCCACCTTCACCGTGGTGATCCAGCTGCTCCCGGCGCTGGTCGCCGGATTCGGCGCGCTGGCTACCGTGTTCGCTGCGATGCCGGAGACCATCGCGGCCATCGCCACCGCCATGGCCACGCTCAAGGAAGCGATCGACCCGGTCGTGGCCGCGCTCCAGGCGTACTCCGCGGTGCTGGAGGCGTCCGAGTCCGCGGCCGCCAACCCGCTGCAGACGGCCATGCAAATGGCTCAGATGCAGAACCAGCTGGCCAACGCCTACTACGAGGTCGGGCAGGCCGCGTACGAGGCGATGGAGACTCAGCTCCAGGACGCGCACGCCGTCGCCGACGCCCAGTACAGCCTGAGCCAGGCGGTCGTCCAGTCCGCGAACGCTCAGGTCGTAGCCGCGCATGCGGTCTATGATGCGCAGTTCCAGGTCAGCCAGGCCAACTTCGAGCAGTCCATCCAGCAGGTCGAGTCGGCCATGAGCGTGGCCGACGCCCAGCACTCCCTGGCTGACGCGGTCTTCGCCACCCAGCAGGCCCAGTACCAGCTAGACATCGCGTGGCAGACGGCGAGTGAGGATCTGGCCAACCTGATGATCCAGGTTGACTACGCCTCGGTCAACCTGCGCGGCGCCCAGCTCGCCCTGGAGCAGGCGCAGCAGAACTATGCCACGACCATGGCCAACTCCAACGCCACGGCGCTGGACCGGGCCCAGGCTGCCTACCAGATCCAGCAGGCCGAGGAAGCGCTGGCCGAGCAGGAGCAGCAGAACAAGGACACCGAGACCCAGCTGGCCGACGTCCGCAAGTACGGCGCCGGCCAGGTCTTCGGGGTCACCCAGGCCCAGCACGCGCTCACCGACGCCGAGTTCCAGCAGCAGCAGGCTGCCAAGGAACTGGTCGTCACCGAGCGTGAGGCGGCTAACGCGCAGATCGAGGCGGCCCACGAGGTCATCGATGCGGTCTTCGAGCTGCAGCAGGCGTACTTCAACCAGAAGGAAACCGCGATCACGGGGGCCCACCAGGTCTCCGACGCTCAGTTCGAGCTGAGCCAGGCCCAGATCCAGCAGGGAGAGGGCTTCGTCACCTCCGCCCACGACCAGGGTCAGGCCGCCTTCGAGCTGCAGCAGGCCATCGACCAGATGGCTCTGGGCCTGCCGTCCATCGCGAGCGCTGAGGAGCAGCTCGCGACCGACATGTACAAGCTCGGCCCGGCCGCCAAGACCGCGGTGCTCGACCTGGAGCCGCTGGCCAAGTGGTTCGTCACCAACAAGTCGATCGGCCAGGCGTTCTTCAGCCAGATGCTGCCGTCGCTGTCCCACATCGGCTCTATCCTGCGGCCGCTCCAGAGCTACCTCGTGTCCATGGCCCTCGTGCTGGGCTCCGCGGCAAACAGCGCGCTGACCTGGTTCGAGAAGCTGACCAACAGCCCGGCCTGGAAGATCCTGACCTCCGGTGCGATCAGCGTCATCCATTCCCTGGCTGACGCCATCGGGCACGTGGCCGATGGGTTTACCCAGCTGGCCATTGTGGCTACGCCGTTCACCGAGTGGCTGATGCGCGGGATCGACCATCTCGCTGACCGCTTTGATAAGTGGGCCACCAACGCAGACAAGGCCGGATCGAATTTCCGGCGCTGGCTGAGAGATGTAAAGCCAGCCCTGGACGACATCGGCGGGGTGGTCAAGGCCATCGTGGGCGGGTTCGCCATCATGGCGGGCGGCCCCATGGGCAGCTCGGGTTCTCTTACGGCTCTGCACGAGTTCGAGAACCTGATGAAGGAACTCAGTACCACCATCCTGCCCGCGTTCTTCACGATGATCCACGCGCTGTCCAGCCCGCAGATGGTGGCCGCCATCACGCAGCTGTTCGGTGCCATGACCAAGCTGCTGCTGATCATCGTCAACACCCCAGGGTTCCAGCTCGGGTTCCAGCTGGCCATCCGCGGCTTCACCCTGCTGCTCGACGCCATCTCCAAGATCATGGAGGTCAAGGGCGTCGGGGACGTGCTCGGCGTCATAGCAGGCGGGATCATCGCGCTCGGGGCCGCGTTCTCGGTGCTGAAGTACACCGGCATCCTGGCCCTGATTAACAACCTCAAGCGGGTAAAGAGCGCAGCCCAGACCGCTTACGAGTGGCTCAAGAAAGTCACCGGGTTCGGCGGGGGAGCTGGCGAGAGCGGTGGCGGGGAGTCCACCCCCAGCCCCACCACCGGCACCGCGGGCCAGGCTTTCTGGGACAAGATCGTTGACGCGGCGCAGACGTTCAAGCGGATCATCACGGGCGGCGCTGCCGAGGCCAGCGACGACCTGGAGGCGGGCGGCGCCAAGGCCGGCGACAGCATCGAGTCCGGAGCCGCCACGGCTAAGGCCGACGAGGAGGTCGGCGGCGCGACGGGCAGCGGTGAAGGCGCTGCGGCCGGCGGCCTGGCGGGGATCCTCGGCAAGCTCGGGCTGTCCAGCGGGATCATCAACCCGCTCGGCGCCGGGCTCATCGCCGGGGCGCTCGTCCGGGCGCTGGGGGACCGTCTCGCTCCCGAGGGCAGCACCGCGGGCAAGTACAGCTCGGCCATCCAGAGCAGCGGCTTCGGCGGCCCGGGTGCGACGGGCCCGGCTGGCTTCATCGGCTGGGCAGCGGCCAACAAAGAGTTCAGCACCTACAGCAATGATGTCTACAACTGGTTCACCCAGACGCTGCCGAATGCGGACAAGATCGCGGGCAATGCGATTGCCGCAGGCTGGAACTGGGTCAACACCCAGTGGGTCAACCTCATCCAGAACCCGGTTGATAATTTCTTCGACAACACGGTTCCCAATTTCTTCACCAACAGCGTCCCGCAGGCAGCGGGCCAGGGCTTCAATGCGGTCGGCAAGTTCTTCTGGGTAGACGTCATCAGCCCGATGCTGACGTTCTTCCAGAGCACGGTGCCCGGGTGGATCAACGGGCTGCTCCACCCGTGGGAGCAGCTGTGGGACGCCAACTGGGGTGAGTTCGCCAGCAAGATTGTCGACAACGTTGGCAACTTCTTCACCCATACGATGCCGGACTGGCTCGTATCCACCGGCAAGAACTTCATCACCTACGTAGCTGACCCGATCGGCCACTGGTTCTCCACCACGCTGCCGAGCGGCATCGAGGGCGCCTTCAAGAACTCGATCAACTGGGTCATCTCCAATGTGATCAACAAGGCGATCGGGTTCATCAATGATGTAACCGGTGTCGTCGGCATCCCCAAGATCAAGCCGGTGCAGCGGCTGGCCGCGGGCGGCCATGTCGGCTCGGTCTCCGGCACCGGGGACGAGGACAGCGAGCATGCGATCCTCACGCCTGGTGAGTACGTCATCTCCAAGCCCGCGCGCATGGCCATCGACTCGCAGATGGGTCCTGGATTCCTCTACGGCCTGAACTCGATGAAGGGCTATGCCGAGGGTGGCTCAGTCGGCAACCCGGTGTCCAACATGCTCGGCATCGCGGGCAACTTCCTGTCCGGGCTGGGCAGTGTCGGCGGGGTCATCGAGAACCTGATCGGCGGCGGCCTGCGCAAGGTCGAGGGCCTGTTCGGCAAGGGCGCCGAGGCGGTCTTCAACGGGGTGTGGGACCACGCCATCGAGCCGCTGGTTGATAAGTTCCTGAGCGGTGACTCGGCGGTGGACCGGCTGGGCGAAGCCGCCATGGCCAACATCAAGAAGGGTATCGACGCCTACCTGTCCAAGCTCGGCACCACCGGGCCGACGACGGGGATCTCCAAGCCGGTCACCGCGTTCACGGGCACCATCCTGCAAGTCCTCAAGATGCTCAAGCAGCCAGCGGGTGACCTGAACACCGTGCTGGCCCAGATGACCACCGAGTCCGGCGGTAACGAGGACGCGGTCAACCGCAGCGACATCAACTGGATCGAGGGTCACCCGTCGGTCGGTCTGATGCAGGTGATCGGGCCGACGTTCGACACCTACGCTGGCCCGTACCGGGACGTCGGGCCCTTCCTGTACGGTGTCTCTACCAACCCGCTGGCGAACATCTACGCGGGCCTGAACTACGCCACCCACCGGTACGGCGAGGACTGGACGTCCGTCCTGGGCCACGGCCACGGCTACTACACGGGCGGCGACGTCATCAGCGCCGTCAAGCAGGCCACGGCGAACCAGAAGTACCGCGAGGCGATGCTGCTGGGCGCGCAGCTCTCCTCGGGGATGAACCCGGAGTTCGCTCTCGGCGGCAAGCGTTACGGCGCCTGGTCCCAGCTCCTGGACAAGGACGTCACCGAGCGCCGCGCCAAGGACCCCTACTACATGGCCCGGCACCTGCTGCCAGCCTTCGAGCGCGGGGTCTCGCACTACGGCTGGGGCCGGGTGCCGCAGGACGCTGCATCCGCAGCAGCGATGGCGGAGAAGGTCGGCAGCTTCTACTCCAAGGACGGCGCGGGCGCGGTCAACCTGGCGTGGGGCGATGTGCTGCACGACCTGGGCATCAAGACCCAGACGAGCCCGGGGTCGAGCGGCACTGGCACGCAGAAGCCCGGCGGCGAGAGTGGCCTGACGCTGTGGAATCAGTATGTCCCCAAGCTCAAGGCCGCTGTGCTGGCGGAGCGCAAGGCGTACGACACGCTGTACGGCGCCGGGCCGGGCACGCACTGGGCCGAGAAGTCTGTCGACGGGGTCAAGCGCGGCAGCGCTGACTGGTCTCGCTGGTATGCGATGGACCTGATCCTGCAGGACGAGAAGGGCAAGGTTCTGTCCGACTCTGCCTCCAGTGACTACTCCAAGATCGCGGCCCAGCTAGCCAACCCGACCGCTATCAGCGCGGCGTGGTGGACCGACATGCTGACCGGGACCAGCGATCTCGCGCAGTGGGAGTACGGGGACAAGGTTCCCCCGCGCTCTGCCTGGGCTGCTGAGCGTGCCGGGCACTGGCCGGGCGCCTTCAGCAGGACCCACCCGGCAGGGCGTCTGCCCAGGGGCTTCGTCCCCGGCCAGATCCAGCCGTCCATCGCCATGTTCCAGAAGCACCAGCGCACCCCGTGGGAGAGGGAGCACGACGCGCTGCTGGACGTGAGCAAGATCACCGCTGAAACCGAGAAGGTCTGGAAAGAGCTGTACGGCCCGGGTGGCTCGCTCGTTACACACACGGTTACCGGGCCGCCTACGCCCGGACCCGGCACGCCCCCGCCTTCGGCCTACGTCCCCGCAGCCAACTACACCTCAGCGATCCTGGCGTACGCCGGCCAGGGAGGCCCGGCCATCCCGCAGTACGCAGCTGGCGGCTCGGTCGGCGGCCTCGCCTCGATGTTCGGCGGGTTCCAGGCCGGCGGCAGCGTGCCGGACTTCTCCGACTTCACCCCGGCGTTCCAGCAGCCAGGCATGCAGCAGGCCCCGCGCGCCCTGAGTGAGGCAGCGCAGGCGAGCGGCGCCGGCCAGAGCATCGGGATGCAGGTCAACGGCGGCATCAACGTGCACAACCCGCTGCCCGAGCGCGCTAGCGACTCGATAGCCCACCAGGTCAACCGCCTGTCGTTCCTGCACGGAAGGGGCGTTGCGTAATGGCGCTCACCGGCAACACCAACTTCCCGGCAGATGAATACTGGAGCTGGTCTCCGGTCTATGGGCAGTATGCCGGGGACGCTGTCAGCCTCCAGATGCAGCACTGGAACATCGCTGTGTTCGGCGGCAGCCGGTTCAGTCTGCCGACGCTGCGCGGCCAGGACATCGAGCAGCCCTACCGCTCGGGCCTGCAGTGGCGTCCCAAGTACCCGAACAGCCGCACGGTCACGCTCGGGATGTGGACCGCGGGCATCAACCAGACCACCGGGGTGCCGGACACAGCTGACCAGAGACTGACCTTCAACAACAACCTCCAGCAGCTGCGTGCGATGTTCTTTCAGCGTGGCCCGTCCGGCAGCGCGCAGGGCCAGCTGACCCGGCGGTGGTGGCTGACGCAGGGCGGCCTCAAGCAGATCGTCACCGCTACGGCCATGGCCGAGGTCGCCGGGACGATGGAGCCGACCAACATGGGCCGCACCAGTGCGAGCTTCAGCGTCGACCTGCTGCTGTCAGATCCGTACTTCTACGGGGCCGAGCGGGAGATCGCCGTCACCACCAGCGGCGCCTCGATCTTCGGCTACGGCGAGGGTGTGGTCGGTGAGGGCTACCCGAGCGCGGTGAATGCCTTCACGATTCAGCTCACCACGGGCCCGGTCACGGTCACCAACAGCACCGCCGGGGTCTCGGTCACCTACGGGGCTGCCATCGCCAACTCCCCGGTCACCCTGGACATCCTCAACAACACAGCCATAGACGATGCGGGCAACAACGTGATCGCCAACGTCACCCACGCCGGAGCGCGGCCGTGGATGACGATCGTGCCTGGCTCGAACGTCATCGCCGTGTCCGATGGGACCGCCACCTTCACCTTCTCCGACGCCTACGTATAGAGGTACTCAGATGCCCAAGAACGTGGCCAGCTGATGGCCAGCCGCTACTACTCCTCGGTCGCTGTGCCCGGCAATCTCGGGGCCTCGATCTCCAACAGCGCGACCAGCCTCTACATGTCCACCACCCCGTCGGGCTACCCGGGGCAGTTCCCGTTCACGCTGTGCCTGGACGGCGGCACCTCCGGCATGGAGCTGGTCTCGGTCACGGCCGGGTCCGGCACGGCAGGCACTCCGTGGACCTGCACCCGCGGCTTTGACGGCACCACCGCCTCGGCTCATACCGGGGGGACCGGCACGGTCTCGCACGACTTCAGCGCCTACGACCTGACCACCAGCCGCAGCCACGAGGCGAGCGGGTCCGGCTCGGGTGTGCACGGCCTGCCGGCCAGCGCCTGGTCCACCGCGGCGAACGCCGTGATCAACGAGACGGTGCTGAACAACTCGACCACCGCGGTGCAGACCTGGAGCGGGATCCCCGGCACCTACAACCACCTGATGGTGATCGTGCTCGGCCGGCTGACGGAGACCTCCGAGCAGACCGACTACATCACCCTGCAGATCAACGGGGACACCGGGGCGAACTACTCCTCCTGCCAGATCGAGACCAACAACGTCGGCGGCACGCTCAACAGCCCGAACTCGGTTGCCTCTTACGGGCAGACGTCCTTCTCGATCGGAAGGATCACCGCGAGTGGCGGGGGTGGCGCCGCCAACGCCGGGGCCCTGGTCGCTTACATCCCCTGGTACACCAGCACCTCCTTCAACAAGGTGGTGCAGTCCCAGAGCGGTGGTGGCAACGGCACCAGCGCGCTTGTGGACTGCCGGATGTTCTGGGGCTTCTACAACCCCACGGTCCAGGCTGCCATCACGTCTCTGTCCATCTCCGCGCCGAGCGGGAGCGATTTCAAGACGGGCACCAGCTTCGCCCTGCTGGGGGTGAGCTAGGTGTCGGTCGAGCACATCGTGGACTGCGGTGCGCAGCTCACCAACCACAGTGCGGTAGATGAAGACCTCTCCCCCGGGCGCCGGGCGGAGTTCGCCGTGCCCCCGGAGCTGACCTTCGGGCACATCAGGGAGCGCGACCGCCGCCAGCGCGAGGCGCTGGACCGGCTGCAGCTGGCGGCGGTCACCGACGAGCATCTCCGCGACATCCTCATTGTGCTGGGGGTGGAGGACCAGTGAGCGAGCCCACCGTGATCACCGCCGAGACGGAAGAGATCACTTTGTCGGAGGGAGTGGAGATCGTCCAGCTGGTCCGCCCCGGCCGCCCGTATCCGGCTGCCCCGTTCCCCGGCCCCGGCGGCAGGGTCTCGGCCGCTGTCCCGGACCGCGGGCAGGGCTCGCGCCCGCGGCGGTAGCTCATGGCCACAGGAATAGGCACCACCACCCCGAGCATCCCCGAGCTGATCCCGGCTCCGGTCCAGACCTCCCAGCCGGGCCCGGGCGAGCCTGGCGGTCCCGGCGGCCCGGGGGGTTCCGCAGCCCCCGGCCTGGGCTCCGGTTACGAGATAGCTATTCGTGCGGCCCCGGACTACAGCACGCTCATGGCGGTGCTGCCGAGATACGAGTCGCTTCAGTTCACCAAGATGCTGAACGACAAGGGCTCTGGCTCTGCGGTGTCCAACCTGGACGACGAGTGGTTCGAGACCGCCACGCTCGCGCTCCCCGCCCCGACCGCCCCGGTGGTCATCGCCCAGGGCAGCTCCGACGCGACGGCGGACGTGTTCACCGCTGACGTCCAGACCTCCGCGGTGCAGGGCAGCGCGGTCACGGTCGTGTCCAGCGCGAGCGGGACAAACACCCCCATCACCTGCCAGGACACCGAAGGCAACATCTATCTCAACACCCTGGCCCGGCTGCTGTCGTCCAACCCCTACTTCGAGCAGGCCGGCGCCGGGTCGGCGGCCAGCTGGAGCGGCTTCAACTGCACGCTCACCTCCCAGGCGCTGACCGGCTTGCCGGTGCCTTACGGAGCCCTGCTGACGGTGACCACGGCAGGGTGCGCGTGCGAAGGCAGCCCGGCCAAGTTCACGATCACGCCGGGCGCTTCCTACCTCGTCACCGCGCTGGTCTGGCTGCCCGCCGCGGGCACCGTCGTCCTCGGGGCCGACTGGGATACCAGCCTCGGGGTCTACGTCTCGACCAGCACTAACAACATCTCCGTGGAGGCGGAGACCTGGACAGCGATCGGGACGGTGATCACCGCCCCGGGCAGCGGCGTGGGCAAGGCGTACCCGCGGCTCGGCTACTCCACCAGCGTGGCGGCCGGGGGCACCATGCAGCTCACCGCGCTGGCGATGCAGCCCGCGGCCAGCATGCAGGTCTTCCAGGCTCTGAACATCACCGTGCTCACCCTGAATGATGCCATCAGCGTCACCTACGCGGCTGACGTCGCTCAGCAGACCAACCTCATTGCGGTGAACATGGCCGGGATCCAGCCGCAGAGCGCGGTCGACGTCGCTGTGGGTGCCTCCGGCACCTCTGCGCACGCCACTGCCACGGGCACCCCGTCCGAGTTCGGCGAGCTGGGCCTGTTCTTCGTCAACAACGCTGCGGCCGGAGGCTCTCCTTCGGTGCCCGCGAACTGGAGCAGGCTGACGCAGCTGGCCGGGACTGGCCGGGGCGAGGCCCAGCGGCTGATGATCGGGCTCTACAACTACCCGCCCAGCGCCTTCTGGACAGCAGCAATTGATGCAGCGCCCACGACCGCCATCATCATTGCCAATGTGGACAGCGGCCCGGGCGCTGGCCAGGAGTCGAACTTCCTGGCTGTCTACCAGGAGGCAGCGGCCGCGGGCATCACCCTGGCCGGCTATGTGTCCACGAACTACGGCGCGGTCAGCCAGACGGCCCTGCAGAACCAGATCCAGCAGTGGAATGATTATTACGGAATCACCAGCATATTCTTTGATACAGTCAACCCGGCTGCGGATTACGTCGACTACTACCAGGAAGCTGTGCAGTATGTGCACGCGCAGCCGGGCGGCGCTGAGGCGATAGTTATTCTCAACCCGGGGTCTCCGCCAACGCAGGCGCTGTTCGGGGTGATTGGCGAGAACGACATCATTCAGGTCTGCGAAGATAGCTATGCCAACTTCGCCGGGGATGGAGCGCTCGCTCCCGCGTGGCTATTTGATGAAAGTTCCGCGAACATAGCGATCACCGTCAACCAGTGCCCGAACAGCACGGATATGACCACTGCGCTGGGGATCGCTGCCAGCGACTTCAATGCGGGGTACGTGTGGATCACCGCTGATGCAATCTACAACGCCGAGCCCAGCTACTTCGCCGCGGAGGTCTCCGCGCTCGCGGGCACCGGCACGACCGAGCAGTACACCACGGTCTACTACTCCGAGCTGACCAGCGATGCTGCGCAGTCTCCCTCGGCCACCATCACCAGTGCTGCCTGGCAGGCGCAGCTGCTCACCCTGGAGGGCACCGGCACCGCGCCGGCCTCCACGCTGTGGGACAACGAGCACCTGTGGCAGGTCTTGCTCGACGGCATTGTCGTCTTCGAGTTCTTTGCCGAAACGATAACCGAGCAGCAGGTCGACCAGAGCGAGCAGAGAAACGTCACCACCACCGGCCCCGGAACGATAACCGCATTGTCGTGGGCGGCTGCGATGCCTCCCGGATTTCCCAACATCATTTTCAAGTGCGATGCAATCCAGGACGGCTTCGCAGAAATTGATGAGAATGGGAACCTGGAGGTCGACACCAGCCTGTGGAACATCATCAGCCCGACCGACATGGTCACGCTGAACCCGTCCGGCACGCTGCAGCTCACCGCCTCGCAAGATACAACCTATTGCGGTGCCACTCCCTACGACCTGACCGAGTCGCTGATCTCTGCGCAGATAGCACCGCTCGGCCAGGGCACGGAGAACAGCACCGACATCACCGTGGCGCTCGACGGCTCCCAGGTCACGCAGTTCTATATCCAGAGCAACGCCAGCGCAGGCGACTATATTTTGATGGGAGTCACCGCGGCGGGCATCTACTGCCAGCTCGGGGACACCGAGTCCGGCACCCAGACCAAGGAACTCGGCGCCTACAACTCCCAGACCCAGCTGTACTGGCAGATGAGTGCCGACTACCTGGATGCTGACTCCGGCGCGGTGCAGGTCACCTTCTGGACCTCCGCAGATGGGCAGACGTACACCCCGGTGTGGGTGGTGAACCCGAGCTGGGTGCCCGACAACGTCACGGTGTTCTTCGCCTGTTCTTACGATCAGAACAACAGCCAGGTGATGAGCATCACCAATGTGAACGGCAACGTCGTCACGCCGAGCAGCAGCGGCAACATCTACTTCGGTGAGCCGATCATGGCTGTCTGGGATGCGATCTTCACCGCGGCGCAGGGCCGGGGCACCATCCCGTTCGTCACCACCGCGCTGGACGGGGCGACCGACAGCTTCGGCAACCCCTGGACCGACAGCGAGAGTGTGCAGATCGAGAACGGCACCGACCTGTACTCGCTGCTGCAGTCCCACACCGCGATTGTCGACGCCGACTACCTCATGCAGCCCGGCTTTGTGCTGCAGGTGGGCCTGCCGGTGGAGGGCTCGATCACCCTCGGTGTCGACCGCAGCGAGCAGGTGGTATTCCGCGAGGGGCAGTGGATTCAGCAGAAGCAGTACACCCGCGACCGCAGCCAGATCGCCAACCTCGATGGCGGGGTCAACAGCGACGGCACCACGGTCAGCGCCTCGGACGAGGACTCCATCCTGGAGTGGGGGCAGCGCGAGGGGTGGGTGCAGACCGCGGTCCAGGTCAACCCGCAGTCCATGGAGATCGCTGTCCAGGCGAGCGTGCAGCAGACCGCGGATGAGGTGGAGAGCTACACCATCCAGGTCGACCCGGCCCAGCCCGGCTGCAGTGCGTGGAAGGACTACAACGTCGGGGACTGGATCGGCCTGGAAGCTCCGGGGCCCGAGCCCGGCGGCCCGGACTTCAGCGCGAACTTTGTCTCGGCCGTCCGCGTCACCGCGATTGCCATCTCGGTCGACGCCACCGGCCTGGTTACCTGCCAGCTCACCCTCATGACCTACCTGCAGTGGCTCCAGGAGCAGCTGCAGTACCTGGTGAACAAGATGGGCGGGCAGTTCATCAACTCGCTCGGCACCACCCCGGTCACCAGCTCGGCCAACGGCGTGCCGACGCAGCTGCCGACGATCTTCGCCCCGAATATCAACGGGCTCAACGGCGCCAATGTGCTCGGCACCACGGGCATCCCGAACGGGGCGCAGCTGGTCTACAACGCCATCACCGGGCAGTGGCAGGCCGCGTCCAGCCAGGACCCGGTCACCGGGTCCACGCTCAGCCCGACCGGCGCGAACCTGTCGACGCTGCAGTACAGCACGCCGCAGGCGAGTCAGGGCAACCTGATCGCCTCGATCAGCAACGCCGGCGGCACCGACCCGACCGGCAACGCGTATCTGCCTGGCGTGGTGAGCTACGGCTCGACGGAGAGCCAGACCATCCAGCTCTACATGGGGCAGGTGGCGATCGGGCAGGCGCCGGGAACCCAGATCGTGCTCAACCCCGATGCTAACCAGGTCTTCAACATCACCACGGCGATTGCCGGGACGTTGCAGGCCATCGCTGAGTTCACCACCAACGACACGAACGAGGTGCTGCCGGGCGTCGCGGGCTCGCTGGTGCTCAACCCGGGCGCGTCCCAGAAGATGGCTACTGCGCTGACCAGCCCGCTGAACGGCAACTCCGCGGCCGCCGTGGTGCTGGAGACCGAGAACGATGCTGGCACCGACACCCCGGTGATCACCTTCGGTCAGGTCACCACCCCGGACGACTCGACGTTCGTTTTCACCCCGACCGCCACGCTCACCCCGTGGGCGTTCCTGCTCTACGGCGGCGAGGGCGGCACGGTCGTGGAGACGATTGACGGGGCTGCCTCCGGCAACTGGCCGGTCCCCGGCACAGTGTCGCAGGTCAAGGCCGAGGTCTGGGGCCCTGCCGCTGGCGGTGGCGGGTCGAACCACAGCTTCTGGACCGTCCAGGCCGGAGGCGGCTCGGGCGGTGGTGCTTACTCGTGCGAGCCGGCCCTGGCCGTCACCCCGTTGGGCACCTGCCCGTATGTGCTGCCCGCAGGCGGGGCCGGGGGCGTCGGGTCGACTGGCTCGCCGGGCCAGCCCGCGGCCGCCACGTTCCAGGGCTTCGCAGTTACGGTCACTGCGGATGCCGGGCTGGTCGGTGCGGGCAGCGCCTCGCCGGGCAATGGGCAGGGTGGTCTCGGAGGTGCCGCCTCCGGCAACACGATCAGCTACCCCGGCGGAAACGGGGCCGACGGCGGATACAACGATGGCGGCGGTGGTGGCGGCGCTGCTGGTACAGGTGGCCCGGGCGGTGGCGGAGCGGTCAATGGCGGCGGGTCTCCGGGTACTGGCGGAGGCAAGGGCGGGAACGGCGGTGTCAGCGGCGGCCCGGGAAACGGGGGCAGCGGCAGTGCGCCTGGTGGTGGTGCCGGAGGCGCGGCCGGGACGTCCGCGAGCGGTACGACGACCGGAGGCAACGGCGCGGCCGCCCGGGCCCGGATCACCTACACCACCGGGGCCCCGGACATCATGGCCAGCTTCGCGGTCGCTGCGGGCACCGACCAGTTCGGCAACACCTACCCAGCCGGGACAGTGCTGGCCGGGGCCGACACGGGCTGGACCTACGTCGGAACTGGCGGGGCCCCGGCGTTCGGCTCGGGCTGGAGCAATACCGGAAGCAGCAACGCCCCGATGGCGTACAAGAACATCGGGCAGAACACGGTGCTGGTCATCGGGGTGGTTAACAACGGAACTGCTAGCAACACCACCCAGATTTTTACCCTGCCTACTGCCTACCGCCCCCTGACTCAGCAAGCGTTCCCGACAATCGAGATAACCAACGTCTACGGTAACTCTGTGGTCGTCCAGACCAACGGTGAGGTGAAGATGTATAGTGCTGCGGGTGCTGGCACCTACTTCATAGGATTCACCTACAGCCTGGATATCACCTAGCAGAGAGTGAAGCGATGCCTCTTACAAGTGATTCAAACCTGCAGATCAGCATCCAGAATGTCCAGTATCAGTTCTTCACGCCAGATGGTCCTAGTGGTTTGGTTATTACTCTGCCGTTTCCTGAGGAGGCTACCGACACCACCTACTGGGACAGCTTGGCTTACACGATCGCTGACGCACTCAATGGGGTAGAGAGCTGGGGCGGCTTGCAAGACTTCATAGTCAAGAACTTCGGCGGGAGTGATGTCGATAACGCACTGGGCGGGAATGGCTTCAGTGATCCGAATCTTCCCTACCCGGAGTGACGGGTATATAGATCATGCCGGTAACCGACAGCGGATCGGCCGTGTTCGGCCAGATGCTTGCCCGCGGCTCGCGGATCGGCCTTGGCGTGGGGGCCGGGGAGAACCCGGAGGACCGCGGCGCGGCCGCGCTGGGCGGGGACGGCAGCCCGCACTCCGCGTGGTACCGGCCCGCCGACACCGGCTTCCCGCAGCTTCAGGCTGATGGAACCATGATGCTGCGCGTCAGCTTCGACCCGGACGAGGCCAACTTCCTGTGGCGGGAGTACTGCATCTTCGTCACCACCGGGAAGATGACTCCGCACCACACCCTGGCCGAGGTGGCCAGCGGTGCGGTCATGCTCAGCCGCCGGTCGCCTGCGGCGCCGCTGCACGGCGAGGCCAAGACCCGGGAGAGCTGGCGGACGTGGGTGCTGCAGGTGCCCGTAAGGTTCACCGCACCCGATTAATCCCGTGTGGCCCTGTCCAGTGTTGAGCTGACGCTTGATGTCTACGGTGGCTCTGGTCAGTCCATCACGCAGGGCACGGCGTTCTTCTCCCCCACGTCCTCCCTGACCGACACCACAGATCATGAGTTCATCTGGCAGACCCCCATCCCGGTGGCGCTGGAGCCTCCGGAAGGTGCAGCTGAGGACTGGCTGCCGACGGTCAGCCTGTACTCGACGGATTCGACCAACCTGAGCCCGGCTGGCTGGGCATGGACCGTCACCTTTGATGCTCCAGGAGCCCCGGAGCCGTTCAGTTTCTTCCTGCCGTACTCGGCCGGCGGCAGCCAGTACCTGTCCGAGCAGGCTCCGTATTACACCTCCCCGGTCCTCTACGGGTACATCCCGCTGCCGCCGGGCACACCGTCCGCCGGGCAGGTTCCCACCGCCACGGGCGTGGGGTCGGAGACCGTCTGGGGAGCGACCGGCTCGACGGGGCTGCCGCTTCCTGCGGGCACGGCTCAGGCCGGGTACGTGCCTGTAGCCACCGGGGCTGGCTCGGCCTCGGAGTGGTTCCCCGGCGCAGGACTCGCGCCGCTCGGCGGCAGCGGCGACGACACAGCTAACATCCAGGGGCTGCTCAACCTTGGCGGCATGGCCGCCCTGCAGGCCCTGAGCTTCAACTTCTCGGCCCCGCTGACCGTGCCGACCGGCGGCGGGATTACCTGCCCGATCGTGGCCCAGTCGTTCGGTGACCCGGGAGCCAACTACGGGATCGGCGGCCTCGCGCTGCAGGGCTGCATCCTCAAGGCGTCCTCCTCTTTCGCCGATGCCAACTCCTCGACCGGCTGCATCGTCATGACCTCCCCGAACGGAGTACAGGGCGGAGGCCAGCGGCTGGAGGGCATCAGCCTGGACCTGTCGAACACGCCCAACGGCAACAACCTCCACGGTGTGCTGGTCCAGAACAACACGGCCTGTGTGACTCTCCGGGACGTCACGGTCTACGGCGGCAACGCCCAGCTCGGGGGCGACTGCCTGCATGCCGTGGCTTCGCTGTACCAGCCCCCGGACCTGCTGAATATGGCATTCTGCCACTTCGTCGGCGGGACCGGCGGCGTGACCATGAGCGGGGTTGCTGACACCTACGTCACGGCGTGCGAGTCGACGGGCAACAAGAACTACGCCTGGAACATCATCAACGGGAACAACACGAGATTCCTCGGCTGCAAGGGCGAGACCTCGAATGCCGGGCCCGGCTGGCTGTTCACCGCTGACTCAGGCTTCACTGGCGTGGTTCACCTCGCGCTGTGCACGAGCCAGAGCAACTACGGGGATGGGTTCAAGTTCACGGGGCTGGGAACCGGCACTTACCAGCTGATCGCCTGCTCCGATGATGGCTCCGGGGTCAACGGAGGCTCTGGCGGTGGCAGCTACTCGGGGCTGAACGTCACCAGCTTCTCCGGCACGGTCGAGGCTACCGGCTGGAACACGCGGGTCAGCTCGGCTACGACCAGCCCTGAGTATGGCGTGTCCATGACCAGCAGCAACACGCTGATCCTGACCAACGCCAACCTGGCTGGTGCGACCTCCCTGATCCATAACGGTGGCGGGAACATCAGCCTGCAGACTCCGTACAGCGGCCCGGGCCTGGCGCCGAGCGGGGACATCACCGGGGCTACGGACACAGCGGCTCTCCAGGCTGTGCTCACCGCGGCCCCGGAAGGCAGCACTGTTTACCTGCAGGGTGGCATCTTCTACACGAATGCGCCGATCATTCACCCGCCGTGGGTGACCGTCATCGGCAACGGTGTGGTGCTCAACAACAGCTACCTGTCCGACAACCCCACAACGATCAAGCCGGTGGCTGCCTGGGCGCAGGGCAGCGCCGCAGTCGCCGCGGTCTGGCTGTCTGTGGACCAGACCACGGGCGGCTACGCGGCGGCGAGCGCGGGCCAGCAGCTCATCGGGGTCAACATCGATGGCTCGGCCGCCCCCTCCTCTGTGGACGGCTTCGACGTTTACGGCAACGTCGGCGGCGTCCAGATGGCGTATTGCTCAGCACAGTCGGTGACCGGCGGTGGCTTCAACTTCCTCTCCAGGTCCGGGAACATCCCGGACGGCCTGCGCCTCATTGGTCTTATGTCGGCCCGGGCCACCGGCAACAACTTCTTTTTCCAGGCCGCGGATGTGGTCGGCCACGACCTGCATGCGATCGGCAGCAATGCCGGTGACGGGTTCCGGATCATCACCTGTGCTAACAGCCACTTCTCGGACTGCCGCAGCGGCAACAACGCCGGGCACGGATGGAACTTCGGCAACGGCACCGGCAGTGCGGCGCCGACCGGGTACATCTCGCTGCAGAACTGCAACAGCCAGCTGAACACCGAGGATGGCTGGTACGTCGACTGGACGTCGGCTAACGGCGGCCACGTGCTCAACATGTCCGGCTGCACGTCGATCGGGGACGGAAACAACGGCGGCGCGGGCGGCGGCTCGTTCGGCGCGCTGACGATCGTGCAGTCGACCGCGCCGATCCTGATGGACAACTTCGTCGTCATCAGCAACACCGGCACCGGGAACTGCCCGCAGTACGCGGTGAAAGCCACCAACTGCGCCTACCTGCTGATCCGCTCCGGGATGCTCCAGGCATACAGCACCGTCTTCTACAACGGCGGGTCCAACGGCACCATTCTCATCGACCCCGGTGTGCTGACTGGCACCGGCTCGCCAACGGCACCGTCGTGGAACCCTCTCCCGGCAACGCTCAGCCCGGAGGCCCTGCCCTCCGACCACGGGTTCCTGGCGTGGAACCTCGATCCGATGAAGGCGTCCGGCACCGGTCTCATGGTGTCCGAGACGCAGTACGTGCTCGGGGTTTTCATCCGGTCGCCCATGCTGGTGACGCACGTAACCATGGAGTCCACCGCGGGGGCGGCCGCGACCGGGTTCGTGGGTGCCGGCCTAGGTCTCTGCAGCTCTGCTGGCACGCTTCTCTCCGGCAGCGGCACGTCGGCATCTGTCTGGCAGACCACTGGCACGATGGAGTTCACTCTCACTACGCCGCAGCTCATCACCCCCGGTTTCTACTGGGTGATCTTCTTTGTGGAGAGCACTGGCACGATGCCTACGCTCAAGCAGAGTGGCGCTGGGAACGCAGCCAACCTGGGACTGAGCGCGTCCTCTTATCGCAGCTGCGTCAACGGGACTGCGGTCACCACTCTGGCTAGCATCACGCCGTCGGCAAACAGCCAGCTCAACCAGTTCCCGTTCCTGATAGCACTGTCGTGATCAGCTGGGAAGCTCCCGCACAGGCGGCGGCCGCATCGGCCCGTGGAACTGCACGCCCTCCCCGCGGAACTCCCCCGGAGGGTCGTGGTCCAGGAATGCCCCGGGAGGAAACTTCAGCGCATGTGCGCACCCGTGTTCAGCGCAGCGTGCCTGCACCACAAAGTCCCCGTCGTCGGCCTGTCCCCATTCCCAGCCGACCAGCTGGGCATCTTCGACGTCAAAGATGGGCAGGCACTCACCCTGGCCGCTGCTCATACAGCCAGGGTAGGGGTCGCTGACCCGATTAACCGTGCATGGCGCTCAACCAGGTTGTCCTGACGCTTGACGTTTACAACGGCGCGGGCAGCCTCGTTCAGGAGGGCTCTGCCTTCCTCACGCCGTCGAGTCCGCTGACCGACCCCACCGACCATCTCTACATCTGGCAGACGCCGATCTCTGTCTCCCTGGTGCCCCCGGAGGGCGCCGCGGAGGACTGGATGCCGACGGTCACGCTCTACAGCTGCGATAGCTCCAATCTCAGCCCGGGCGGATGGGCGTGGCAGATCAGTTTCCAGGCGCCCGGTGCGCCTCCTGGGTTCAATTTCTTCCTGAACTACTCCAACGGCGCTGACCAGTATCTGGACGATCAGACCCCTGTCTACAGTGTGACTACGATGCAGGGGTACCTGCAGTACCCGACGGGCACGCCGTCCAACGGCAACGTCCCTACCTACGAGAGCGGCGCGATCCAGTGGGGCTCGGGCGGTGGTGGCGGGGGCATGTCGAACCCGATGACCACGCTCGGGGACATCATCGCCGGCGGGGCTTCCGGCTCTCCTGCCCGTGTGGCCGGGCCGACCGCGTCTGAGGGCGTGCTGACCAGCACACCGTCCGGCGGCGTGGCCCAGGACCCGGTCTGGACCACCCTGCAGGCCCTGCAGAACGCGCAGGCCGGCGGCGTCACCTCCGGTGACTACCTGCGGGGCAACGGCACGAACATCCTTCTGGCCGCGCTGCAGGCTGCCGATCTGACCGGAACGGTCAGCGCTGCCCAGGGCGGCACCGGGCAGACCAGCTTGCAGGCAGCGATCAACTCCCTGGCCGGCGGTGTCACCAGCGGGGATTACCTGCGCGGGAACGGGACTAATATCCTGCTCTCCGCGATCCAGGCAGCTGACCTGCCCACCGGCACCACCTCGGCCAAAGGCGCGCTGCAGCTCGATGGCACAGCCATCGACATCCAGCCTTTTGGCTTGGTGCCCGCGGCCGGCGGGAACGGCCTGTCCGCCGACTCCGGTCATGTCCACCCGCTGCCCGACGTCTTCTACGGCAACATGGGCTCGGTCCTGGCCTGGAACTACCCGCCGTCCCAGATCAGCACCTCCAGCGCGACCGGGGGCACACCGGGCACCAACGCGACGGTCTACTTCCTGCAGATACCGGTGGCCTATGCGAAGACCATCACTGACCTGAACTTCGGCATCGTCACCGCGGCGACAGGCACGATTACGCACGCCTATGCCGGGCTGGTGAACTCCTCCGGGCTCGTCGTGGCGGAGTCGGCGGACCGTGCCTCCGACGCCGCGCTCACCACGTCCTCGTCGCTGTGGAGCCCGCCGCTGTCCTCGACCTATGCGGCGGCGGCCGGAACCTATTATGCGTTCCTGTGGATCCTGATGGCCGGCGGTGGCTCCCCGCCCGCCATCGCCCGGTGCGCGGCCAACGGCGGCGTCACGACCCTGCTGAACCTGGGCACAGTCTCGGGTTCCTACCGGTTCAGCCAGCTCGCCAGCCAGACCGCGATCCAGACCGTCGGCAACAGCTACACGCTGACGTCGAATGCTATCTCCAGCTTCTCTGCCTGGTGCGCGCTGACGTGAGGTGCTGAACCTGCTGTAGCATTTTCATTGCGGGTTGCTATCCCAGGTTCACCCGTATAGAAGGTATGCGCACTGACGACACAGATCCCGTGATGAAGCAGGCCCTCGATGCGGCCAAGACCCAGCTGAGGCAGCAGGTCCGCATCCGCGCTGCTGCGGAAACCCGTATCGGGCAGCTTCAGGCTACGGTCGCCTCGCTGACCGCCGCGGTGCACGGCCAGAGGCCGCCGGGAACCGGGGAAGTGATCAAGGGGTTCCTGGACCGCCTGCAGCCGGGAGAGGATATCGACGTTGCCGAGCTGGTCAGGTACGGGCGGTCCGTGAACTGGGTCTCGACCTCCCCGGAGGAGCGCACGGCGCTGATCGGCCGGCTGTCCCGGTGGGCTCTGGAGGGCCGCGTTGCCCGGGCTGATAGCCACCGGGCCGGCCGGTACCGGAAGCTGACCGAGGAGGAGCAGGCTGCCTACGAGGCCGCGGAGGAGGAGCGCCTGCGGAACATGCCCGTGGTCACCCGCACCCGCGGCTCCCAGGGACGGCCGGGAGGCCGGTATCCCAGTAGACACGTGTCAACCTGATCCGCTAGAGTTCTCCCCATGATGAATCTTCCGGTAGACGAGTTCTGCGATGGTTGCGGCCAGCCGGCTGGCCTGTGCGGTGGCGAGTGCAGCCCTGACCTCATCGAGTACACCCCCATAATCCGGTATGCCGACGAGGTTCTGCATCTGGTCAATACCGAAGGCCGGCCGGTGCTGCTCGATCGCCATCCGTCCCCGCACGTGCGCGTGCCGGTCGGGCTCTTCGAGATCACCCGCCACGGGCCCAGGGTCCGCCGGACCCCGGTGCAGCCGCGGGAATGGTGGGAGGACTAGCACGCTACCCTGATCAGCTCCAGGTGGTCAGTCGGCGTTTCCTGTAATCCTCCCCACGCGCTCAGCCGTCCACCTTTCATCAGCATGCGCGCGTGGAGGTGGGGAGTGGTTGCCCGGTCCGTCCGCAAGATCGTCAAGACCCAGCGTGAGCTGAGGGAGGAATGCCTCGGCGCCGGGCACTGGGTCATCGAAGGTTACGACGTGCACCGGGCGACCGGCTCTGGCTCGGTGAAGCGGTGGCTCATAAACGATCCCCGCGGTAACAGGGTCGGCCAGCCGGCCACACTTGGACAGGCACGGCAAATGATCAGAGATCTGCTAGGGGAGTTACGTGGTGTGGGCAGCGCTGACCATCTACAGCCTCATCGGCGGCACGATGGTGTTCTTTGTGTGGGCAGGGCTCACCGGCCAGCTGCCGTACCTGTTCGGCGCCAGCCCTGAACGCAGAGAGCAGCGCCGCCGCTACCGGCAGGTGATGCGCTGCCGCACCGTCCGGGCCCAGTCGGCCATGCTCCAGGAGGCGTGCCCGGAAGAGCACGGCAACGGCCATGTGGTGCTGTGGGCCGATCACAAGCCCTCCGCGGTCCGGCTCGACCTGCTGTGGGGCCTGTTCACCTTCACCCGCGATCCAAGTTGACACGTGTCTACCAGCTTCGGTAGTCTGGTGCCCTGTTAAGAATCTGCTGGACGGTCTTTGGAGGGCGCCATGCCACGTTGGCCAGACGATCCAACTGCGACACGTCCTCCCGGCATGTACCGCGATCCTGGGGAGCGGCGCGTGAGCGTTGCGCAGGCCAGGATCGCGCTGGCCCTGGAGAACCTTCAGGCCGAGCATGGCCTGACGACTATCGAGATGCTCCAGGCGATCACCTCCTGGCAGCAGACCGCCATCAAGTTCATGCTGCGGGCCGAGCGCGGGGCTCCGGGTGAGCCCGCGGAGGATCGTCTTATCGATCCTGAAGACGCCGTGAGCCCAGGGCTGTGAACGGCCACTGCCGGCAGCCGGAGTGCACGGCCACCTACGGCGCGCATAAGTGGGGCAAGATCCGGGCTCACAGTGAGGGCTGGTTCTTTCCCGATGACGCCGAGCCCGGTGGCTGGTGCCCGGATCACCTGCCCGAGTGGGTGCCGGACTGGCGCGCTCGCAAGTCGGCGGCCCGCGGATGAACCGGGTCCAGCTTGATCAGCAGGCTGAGCTTCTGGCCGAGGAGCTGTGGCGTGAGCTTGCCGGGCAGACGATGAAGAAATGGATGCTGCTCACGGGTGAGATGGTCGCTACCCCGGAGTGGGAGGCGTTCCGGGCCAAGGTCTTCGTCAGAGTAGAGAGCAGGATGAACAACTGGCTGCCCGCCGTCGAGGAGCTGCCCAATGGCCAGGCGCTGTCTGAGCCGGTCCCAGAGCGCCGCAGGCGCCGGGGGCGGATGTGACTAAGAGAGGCGCGTTCCCTGCGGGTAAGCACCAGGCTGCGCTCCGGCAGTCGGGGCGGTTCGTTGAGCACCCGGAAGACTGTGACTGCCGTCGGTGCAGGCGTCTGCGCAAGGCGTTCCTCCGGCGCTCTACGCCCCCCACAGACCCTCTGGGGCGCCCGATCGGCGGCCCTAGGTGAGCGTCTACCTCATCCACTTCGCCCGCCCGTTTGGCCCTGAGGGCGCCCCAGCGGGCAGCACGGCCCAGCACTACATCGGCAGCTCGCCCGAGTACCGGCTGAAGGCTCGCCTCCGCGAGGAGCTGACCGGCTGCGCGGCCGCCGCACGGCTCATGCAGCATGTGGTCGCCGCGGGTATCGCCTGTGAGGTCGTGCGGACATGGCCGGGCGGCCGCAAGCGGGAGCGCCAGCTCAAGACTCAGGGCAGCGCCCGCCGGCTGTGCCCGGCGTGCGGGGTCAGGCCCGGCAAGGGCTGGACAGTCAGGAGCGTGAAATGATCACTGTTCTCGTGGCGTGCGCGCTCGGGCTGGTCCTTGCCGGAGGCATCTTCTGGTTTGCGTGGTGGACGACTAAGCCGCTCCGGGGCTACATGGTTACCCGCGGCTGGCCGGCCAACCGGGTGCGCCGCCCGTGAGGTTCCTCGACACCAGCTGGCACGAGCGGGCCAAGTGCAAGGATGCTGACCCCAACCTGTTCTTCACCAAGGCGGGCCAGCACGCGGACGAGGCCAAGGCTCTGTGCGATGGCTGCCCGGTCAGGGAGCAGTGCCTGGAGGAAGCTCTGGGGATGTCTGCCACGTGTGACTTCGGGATCAGGGGCGGGCTGTCGCAGAAAGAGCGTCAGGCGATAAGAAAGGCCCGGCGCACGGCCGAGACCAGACTCTCAGCTTAACACTCAGGCAAGCGCAGGTCAGGGGCATAAATCTGTGGCCCGCCCGGCATAGCGCCCAAGCGGGCCACGAGTTTAGCGTGTGTGCTGTAGTCGATGGTGGCTGGGATCTGGTGCAGTTCCCACGTCGGTGCAGCCGAGGAGGTGAGTCAGGCGGGCAGTTTGGCCGCTGCCCGCCTGGCAAGCCCTACCAGATCTCCGGACCGGCCGGTGTCGCGGTCACCGTGATGAGCGCCATGTACTTCCCCTCCGAGACGTTCACGGTTCGCTTAATCGTGTAGTCGGTCGGGTAGCTCAGCTCGACCCCGGTGCCAAAGATCTCGAACGCCTGCTTGTGGGCGTAAGCCTGGATCGCCTCGTTGTCGTCCCCGTAGGCCCGGATCTCGGCGGAAGGGGCTAGGCGCTCGCGTGCCCGCACGTCCACCCGGGCGATGAAGCCCTGGCTGCGGTCCTCTCTGGAGACCGGGTTGGCTGAGTAGCCGGCGATCTCCAGCACCGTGCCGTGGCCGAAGAACTCCAGCGCCTCGTCCAGCGCGGCGTTCTCGATCTCGTGCGCTCCGGGTCCGCGGATGATGGTTTGGTAGATGCGCTCGTCCTTGGTGTCGTCGTTCATGGGCGGTACCTCCTAGGTGGGCCGGAGCGGGTTCAGCTCGTCTTCCAGTCGGCCGACGAGCTTGTGCAGCTCGTCCAGCGTGAAACTCATCCGGTCGTCGTGGCGGTAGTCCCTCAGCACTTCGATGCCCAGCACTTCCAGGCGGGCTGAGAGGTCGTCGCGCTGGAGCTGGAGCCGGTTGCGTGCCGCGGTGGCTTCCTCCCGCTGGCGCCGGTCGTTGTCTTCCTGCCGGGCCATCTGCTGCATCACCTCGTCGTAGAGCCCGGTGACCGAGGCCATGCGGGTCAGCAGGGTGAGGTAGATCCCGGCGTCAGCGTGCTGCTGTGCCAGCCCCGTGGTGACCGCGGTCGGCTTGATCCTCATCATCGTGGCGATCTGGTCCGGCAGGGCGTTCTGGCGCCCGATCAGCACCGGGTAGCCGACCGCGGGGGAGTAGGTGGGCCGCCCGGCTGCCGGCTTGGTGTAGCCTGCGTCGCCGGCCACCAGATATGCGGGATCGGAGGGCAGGTCGCCGCGCCATCTCTGGCGGTAGAGCGTGCTGGACAGAAACACCAGCGGCTGTGGGTGATTCCACGACCGGTTCTGGTATGCGTAGACGATGCCTAGTTTGATGTCCTGTTTCCTCATCTATGCCTCCTCCTGGAGCTTGGCCAGCCCGGCGTCGGTGAGCCCGTACTGGAGCCGGTGCATTGTGGGTGTTCCGAAAGACCGCACCGTGCTGTCGAGCAGGCCGAGGCGCACCAGCCTCTGGGCCAAGCCCGCCATTCTGGCCGGGGTGCCCTCCAGCGCTTCCGCGAGCATGACGTGTGTGGTGGCACCCTCGTGCACGGCGTTGAGCACCCACCACAGGTTGTCGGCCATCCGCCTGCCCCATCTCACGTGCAGCAGCGCTGCGCAGATGTCGCGCTGGTCTGTGCGAGCCTGCTCCAGCACCTGCTGCAGTGTGTCGATGTTCCGGATCTTGATCATCCCGATCTCGCCGGCCGCGAGGATCCACACACCGCCCTGGTCGTCCACACCGATTTGTGCTTCCGACTCGGGTACGTCGTAGAGGATCTTCATGCCCTGGTCCATAGTGATCAGCTCCTGCTTCGTTCGATCGCGTCCGCGGCAAGTTCCATGATCCAGTCGGGGGCCGGGATGCCATAGAGAGACTTAGTGCTTGGGCTGTAGCTGAGGGACATCCACTGCTCGATCGGCCTGCCGGTGCCCCAGCGGCCCTTCACGGCTACGCGGGTGATGTCTGGCTTTTCTCCCACCTTGTAGCGCACGGCAACCCGCACCTGAGTGACCACGATCTCCGAGGTCTTCCGCTTGGCCCCTTCCGGGTAGCGGTGGACAAGGATCGTCGGCCAGCCCATGCGGCGTGGTCGTGCCCACACGTACTGGTCATCGTGGTAGCGGGTGAGGTCCGGCTCATTACCCATATCCTGGCTCCGTTCTTTGGCCAACTGCTCATACATTAGCACGTCTGGTTGACACGTGTCTACCGACTCTGCTAGGTTTCTCTCATGACCACAGCCCAGTAAACGGAGGCCAGATGGAAACCTACACGTTCGCCGACCCTGAGCTGTCCCCTCTGCCCATGAAGTGGGTCTGGGACGGTTACATCCCGCGGTACTGCATGACGGAGGGGTACGGCGAGGGCGGGACGATGAAGGGCCTCGGCATTCAGAGCATCATCGCCCTGATCACCCTCGGTGCGGACATGCCGGACGGCAGCCTCAACGGGTTCGGTGGTCCGCGCACCGTGATCAGCATCACGGGCGAGGATCTGCTGCGGCAGGGCATGGCCTGGCGCTACCGCGCGGCCGGCGCCGACACCCGCAATATCGTGGATCTCAGCAAGGACGAGAACGGCCGGCCCTTCAAGCTGAACGACGCGGGGCTCGCGCGCATCCGCGAGGAGATCGCCAAGATCAACTCTCACGAGGGCAAGTACCGGCATATGCCGGACTACGGCTTCCTGTACCTCGACCCCATGATGAGCATCGCGCCCCGCAGCGTCACCCAGAACACCACGTTCCGTGCGGTGCTGCTCGAACCTCTCGACGCGCTGTGCGCCGAGGAGGAGCTTGGCAAGGACGGCACGGGCTGCTTCCTCATGAACCACTCGACCAAGGACAAGAAGGTCGTGGCCGGCTCGGCCGCCGCAGTGCAGGGCCCGCGCATGGTTCTCGGGTTCCGCCAGAGCGACCGCAACCCGCTGTGGCGTGAGCTGTACCGGTACAAGACCAATATCACCGAGAACACCCCGGCTCCCGTGCCGTACATGGGGGAGGGCAAGGACACCAGTATCCGCGTGCGGTGGATGACGGACTCCTGGGAGCAGCGCCGCAGCGGGTCCGGTGTCCTGAGCCGGTACGGCTCGCGCGCCTCGGAGGCCATGGCTCCCGCGCCAGTCCCGGCCCCGTACGCGGCGCCCGTTCCGCAGCCGGCCAGCGTTGGCGAGATGTGGAAGAATCTCCAGTCCAGCATGTGATGTAGCCGCGGAGGCAGTCATGGAACGCATGGAGCTTGCCGACGCACGGTCCGGGCCCGCCCTGCAGGAGGCTGTGCGTCTTGCGCGCGACAAGCAGCGCACGACCGAGATCATCGAGGATGGCATGGTGATTGCGGTCATCAGTCCCGCGCAGAGCGCGGAGCCGGGCCACGCTGCCCGCGGCCAGGCACCGGATGAGATCGAGCAGGGCATTGCCTCAGCCTCCCGGCTGAGCGCTGAGCTTGGCCTGGAGCTGACCCGTGTCCGCGATCTCGTTGCACAGCAGAGAGGGTAGCTCACCTGGTTGACACGTGTCTACCGCACCATTAATATAGATCTATCAGCCCAGCAAACGGAGGCGATTATGTGGAGACAGCGTAAGCCTGAGACCCAGCGCCAGCCGCATCCCGACCCGTCTATTGAGGTCGAGCTGCAGCGGATCATCTCGCTTCAGCGCGCGGCAGCCCGCAAAGAGACTGAGCTGGATCAGCTCCAGGAGCTTACCGGCAGGCTGCGGAAGGCTATGCAGGCCGAGGCTAGTGCTGTTACCAGCAACGGAGAGCGCCGCAAGCAGATCGACCGGGCATGTCGGCCGGACCGGTGAGCTGGAGGCGGAGGTCGTTCGGCTCCATGACGAGATAGCCAACCGCCTCACTCCTATGCGCGAGGAAGACCGCGCGTACCTGTACGACTCCACCAAACAGAGAGGATGATGCGCCATGAAAGGTATCTGGACCAGAAACCACTTCGACGTGGTTGCCGCGGTGCTGCAGCGTGCTGTCGACACGGCTGACCACATCGAGGGGCCGCAGGGGAGCAGTGCGCACCGCGCGCTGGAGTTCGTGTGCGAGGCATTCGTCGCGGTATTCAATGCGGACAGCGAGCGCTTCCAGCCCGACCGGTTCCGCCAGGCGGCCGGCCTTGACCCCAAGGGCACCACGGTGCAGCTCGATGAGCGGGAGATGTTCTTCTACGAGCACGCTAACTGGGCCGGGAAGTTCGAGGGGGAGTCCGCGGCGCACGCCCGCGGCCGCACCGCGATCTTGCTGGCCGACGCGGAGCGGTGCCTGGAGAAGACACCGGACACCCGGATCGAGTGGGAGCCTGACCCGGCAGGCAGGGTTGGCACGGATTTCTGGGGTGCCTACCTGTACCAGGGCGGCAGGTTCCTCGGCTCGGATGAGGTGGAGCTGACCGGCGACCCGGAGAAGGACGCTGTTCGCAAGAGAGTCACCACTGCGATCCTCGCGCTGGAGTACCTTGCCTGACAGGAGGTGAGTGGACTCCACCTCGGAGCACCAGTTCTGCACTGCAGGCTGGTGCTCCGCTTTGTGTGAGGGTACTCCGTAAGGCCGTAGATAGGTTGACACGTGTCTACCGTACCACTACCATAGGGGTAGATGAAAGCCCACCGAACGGAGGCCACCATGACAGCCATACGGGTCACTGTGGAGGCGATGAAGCATCCCGAGGTGCGGGAAACACTGGAGGTCGATACTGATCTGCCGCTCCCGCTCACTGCGGACGGGGTAGCGCAGCTCTGGAACTCCCTGAACGGCCAGAGCAAGGTCACGGCCGCCGCGGGGTCGTTCTGGATTCGCCACGTGCGCGACGAGCACGGCGGTTGTGTGGAGTGCGGCAAGCTCGTCTCCGGCCGGTTCGGCCATGGCCCGTCGTGCTCGGTGCCGACCGGCGGCGAGCCTACCCCGGTGCTGTTCTCGTGAGGCCGCACCGCTGCTCGCGCCGGCTGTGCTTCCGCATCGCCCACGTCTGGGTGGGTGTCCCCGGCTACTGGCCAGCCCCGTCGACCGTCGGCCGGTGGAGCTGCCGCCGGCATGCCAAGTACATCCAGAGCGCGATGAACGTGGCGCTCCGGTTCCCCGCCTAGGTGGGCTGGCCACGGTACTCCGATTATCCGTATGAGCAGAGAGGAGGCAGTTCATGATCATTCGTACGGCTGGTGAGCCCGACCTAGGCCGGGCCGAGATCCTGCACGAGCTTGCGTGGGCTGCCTACGATGCCTCTATCGAGGAAGTAGCAGACGGCGCCTCCCTCGCTGAGGTAGAGACTGCAGCCCGGCGTGTCGACACGTCCGCGGTCAACCTCGCGGACACCTGCCAGGCGGCCGGCCTCACGCCGGTTGCACAGCCCGCCTAGCGGGTACCTTGATTGAGCCCGGTAAAAACTAACTCAAGCCTGCTTGAGCATGTCTCTGCAAAGCCGGGCACAGCGCGCGGGCCCGGGATTAGCTACCCCGGGCCCGTTCGTTTCTCTCTCAGACCTCTGGCCGGCTCGGCCACGGAAACGCGCGCTGCAGCTCGGTCAGGTCGTATGGCGGCTCGTCCGGCGTCACGAGCGTGAAGTCCTGCACATCCACGATCGGGTACCCGGCAGTCTCAGCCTGTGCGGCCGCCTCGTCGCTGTCGCGCGCCTGGTAGCTCGGCCCGGTCCATCCGCTAGGGGCCATCACTGTGTACGTCTCCAGGCAGCTCTGCGGGCCGGGCTGAGCGGCCTCCTCGCCGGGCCCGTCTGGCTGGCCCGCGGCCTGCATGCGGAGGAGGTCTTTGGTCTGCTGTGCGTCCATCGCTCAGCTCTCCTCATCCAGCACGATCCAGGTCTTGCCTTCCAGCGCACTGGGCTCCACGCGGGCCGGGTACTCCGATCCGTCGCGTGCCCGGACCAGCAGCGGAAGCTCCCTCGTCAGCGCGGGATTGGTTGCCGGGATGATGATTTCTCCGGCCGCTTCGATCAGGTCTGCGGGTGTGGCAGGCAGAGACACCACGGTGCTCTCAGCGAAGAGCAAGATCCGGAACGCGCTGTCGGCGATCTCCAGGACTTCCGCGCTCCCCTCCTCGTCCGGATCGCTGTCGAGAACCGGCTGTGAGTAGGCCGGCGGGATGATCCGGGAGGCTGACCACGAGTCTTCTGCGGCAACCTCTCCGTCCTCGTCGCGCACGGTGATCTCGCCTCCGCTGATTACCCTCCACATGTCTTCACGCGGCAGCTCGTAGCTGGAGCTGGCCACGATCCGCGCGGCTTCCTCCGCGTTCTCGGCTACGATGGTCACGTTTGAAACGATGGTCCGGGCAATCTCCACATCAAACTCTGTCATGGTCATCACTTCCGTTCTGGTTTGGTCTTGGGGGTCTCCGGGTCGGCCGAGAGGTGCGCTCAGCGCACCCAGTAGTCGACTCCGCCGAAGCTGACCGTGGAGTAGTCGATCTTGAGTTCGTCGGCCGCCGCTTCCCAGTCGATGCAGTTGACCGGCCAGTTGGCGTCCTTGTCGATCGCGCCTATGTCGTCGGCAAGCTGTTCCGCGTACTCCTCGAAGTAGCTGTCGCGGATGAGCGTGGCCCCGTGCTTCCAGTCGCCCGCGTTGCTCTCTCCGTCGCTGGCAAGCTCGCGGAGCTGCTCCAGTTCTTCCGTCTGGTCCTCGTCCAGCCCGACCCCGTACTCCTCTGCCTGCTCGCGCAGGCTGGCCAGCTCGGCCGCCTCGTCGTCGGACACCCCTGGGTCTGTCTCCAGTGCGCGCAGTTCCGCGAGTCGGCGCTCTTGCGCTTCCAGCTCGGACAGCTCTTCGATCCGCGCGATCACGTCGCGGCTGTCAATCAGGTCCTCGTCATTGGTGATCGGTTCGGTAGCTGTGATCTCTGCCATGTCCATCGCCTCCGTTTACTGGGCTGTGCTCACAGCTTAGCTGACAGGTAGACACGTGTCAACCAGTTAGGGAACTCCGGGAGAGGGCATAATAGAGCCGTGACCATTCTGGTGCTCAGCCTCCTGGCCCTGGCCTACCTGTGCCGCCGGCCGCTCGGCGCGTGGATGCTGAGCAAGCTCACGCGCCTGGCGGTCAAGCTCCGCCCGTTCGGCATCGCCTATGTGCTGATGCTCGCGTTTTTCTTTGGCGTCCTGCACGTCTGAGGGCCCGCCCAGACGCATCTAGGCGGGCCCTTCGTGCGTTCGTGCGCTACTCCTCGTCGTCCTCGTAGAGCTTGACCTGTGCGCGCTGCTCTCCGTCGAAGAACTCGCGCTCTCCGTAGCTGCTGAGGATCAGGCCGAGAGTGCCGTAGTCGGCCACCACGGTTCCCTCGGTCCACAGCACCGGCTCCTGAGAGGGGTCCGAGGTGAACGTCACGGTGTCGTCCTCGGAGAACTGGACACCCTCCAGCGGCTTCATCTTGAGCGCGTCGGGCCCGTCCTCCTGGAACGCGTAGACCTCCTCCCCAATGTTGTCCGAGGTGCCGCGCTCGTCCTGGTACCACGCGTTGGGGTAGTACCCGGATTCCACCATGAGCTTGGCCAGCTCGTAGGTGGCAATCTCGCGCGTGGGGTAGCCCGGCTCCTGCCAGTTGGCCGGCCGGTGCGTGCTCTCCATGACCACGCGGTAGGCGCCGCGGTCCTCGGTTACGTAGCCATCGAACTCGTCGGGCAGGTCTTGCCAGCCGTCGACCAGTTCTTTGGCCTCTTCTGCGGCGTCCTGGAGCGCGCCGAGTAGTGCGTCCGCGTCGCTGGAGAACCGGCCGCAGTTGATCTCCACGTCTCCGTCCTCGTCTTCCACGTCGATCGTGAGGATGATGCCGCCGTCCTCGTCGTCCTGCCGGACGATCTTGAAAGAGGGGTTTCCGTGCAGTGTGAGCTTCATGTGCGCCTCCGTTTACTGGGCTATGGCAGCAGCTTAGCTGATAGGTAGACACGTGTCAACCAAAAGGCCCCCGGAAGTTAGATCCGGGGGCCTCCGTAAGGCCGGAGCGCTAGGAGACCAGCGCGAGGAATGGCGCTGTGGACTTCGGCCGGCGGTATGGCGCGTACTGCCGTACCTGCCTGATGAAGTCAGCGCACCCCTTGTACTGGCCGATGATCGCATCCGGGTCGATCTTGAAGAGGTGCGCGATCATCCAGCCGTAGTCATCCCACGACGCGGCGCGCGCCTCGTCATCCAGCGGATAGCTGCCGATCGTGCGGTGTGCGGTCGGCCTCGTGCCGTTGTGGCTGTAGGCATAGAACTGCACGCCATGGCTGTAGCCGGCCAGCCGCGGGCGGAAGTCCTGAACATCGTCGGGCCAGATGTCGGCCCCGTTCAGCAGACGCGCCAGGCGGAAAGCCTCGCGCACGTCGTCTGAGGTGATTTTGGTGCTGTAGACCTTCATGGGCTCGGCCTCCGTTTAGTGGGCTTGGCTTCCATCACCTATCTAAGCACATTGGTAGACACGTGTCAACCACCTAGGGAACTCCGTAAGGCCGGAGGCAGCAAAGACCGCCCGCACCGGCAGGCACGAGCGGTCTCTAGCCTCGATGCAGTTATTCCGCGCGCTCGTGCACAGCCTTGGTCATGTCCGGCTCCGCGTAGGTGCCTTCGGGCAGCCCGCCCGACCGGCGCCCGGTCTTGTAGGACGCCACGTCATCCGCGTGCACGTAGAAGACCAGCGTGCCGTGCTCCGGGAAGCTAGAGCGCACGTACAGCGCCGGAGCGTCCAGCTCAGCCCCGTGTGCGTCCGTGTCCATGGCCAGAACTTCCGGCCAGCCTGTCTCCTCCGGCTGAGTCAGCTCCAGCCCATCCGCGGGACCTTCGAGCAATTCCGCAAACATGTCATCCATGTGATCAGCTCCATTCTCCGATGCATCTATTTTGGCAACAGGCCAAGCTCGCGCATGTCCTCCATCACCACCCCGAACGGGCTGGAGCCGTCCGGGATCGCTGCCACGCGCCTGGCGAGATCAGTCAGGTACAGCCGCACCGCAAGCGCGTAGGTCTCAGGCGTGCCATGGAATTGCCAGGGCACGCGCACGGCCGGCTCATCCGTCGTTGCCATGCGCCTCCTCGTTCGTCCAGCGCGGCACGTGGGGCCCGTTGCCGGCCGGATAGCAGTGATCATCCCCGGACGTGTCGAATACGTGTCCGTCGCTCGCTAGGTGCACGTAGTCACCACAGCCGCGACAGGTCACACCAGGGAGGTGCGGGGATACCTGAATCAGGAACTGTGAGCCGGCCGCGTCGGTGTAGATGAAGGACGCGCCCGTGTTCCATTCCTCCGGCTCAGAGCATCCGCTCAGGATGAGATCTCCGCTCGACAGCTCTTGCGCTATGTAGATCGCACGCTCCGGCTTGGCCTGTGCGTAGAACTCATCCCGCAAAGGATCATGCTGTGTCGTCATCTTGCTTCCGATGCACTTCTCAGAAAAGCTTGGCGGGCCGGTGCAGGTTGCGGCACAGCCCGCAGCGGAACACTCCGGTTGCATAGGGCATGCCGTTGTCATGGCTGGAGTACTGCGGCTCTTGGTGCCCGGGCGTGGCGTGGCACCGCGGGCAGTAGACACCCCCGTCCGTGTCGCCTACGGGGTTGCCGGTGCCGTCACAGATCACGCCGTGCTCGTTCAGCCGGTAGGTCAGCACGAGCGCGCCGTCGGCCCCCTCTTGCAAGATCACGCCTGGCCGCTGCCACACGTGCACGAGCATGCGCAGCGCTGCACGCGGGGAGGGCAGGCCGGCCGCGGTGCGCAGCGTGGGGGAATCGTTGCGCGCTACCGCGTAGCAGATCATGCGGACACCGCGCGGAAGATCTCAGCGCGCTGAGCGTCCGTCCAGTCCCCTACCACGTAGACGCTTACCTCTTCCTTTTCCGTGGTGTAGTTGTCCGGCAGGCTGCAGCTCAGCCACGCATGCGCGCTCAGCTCCGCGGGCACGGGGCTTACGCTTGGCTCGTAGGCTCCGGTGCGCTGGATACGCTCCACAGCCCACGCCACGCGCGCCGCGCTCTCGCGCTTGGACGCTCCGAGGTAGCGGCGCACGCTGTACCACGGAAGTGGCTCCGGCCCGTCAAACTCAGGATCGTAAGCTTCCGTGTCGGTGCCATGGTCCCGGATCTCGCGGGAATCGCCTTCCATCCATTCCCCCTCTTCTGAGTAGGGGTCAATGGTGCGCCGGTAGATCTGAATTTCGTACATGCTGGCCTCCGTTTGTGGGCTTGCTGTGTCCTCATTGTCTCATGCCGGTAGACACGTGTCAACCACAGCACGGAGCCCCGCACCTCTGCAGGCACGGGGCTCCGTACGGGCTTAGGCGGCCCCTAGTCGCGGCCGGCTGTGCCCGCGGGGAGGTCATCCCACGCGGTGTGCTGAATCCTCCGGCCATCCTCGCTGATCTCATACAGCACGGTGCAGCTCCGGGCCTTGACCTTGTTGCCGACCGGAACCATGCTCGCGTAGTCGACCGCACAGGCAAGGAAGCGCACGCCCCGCACATACTCGCGCGTGTCCTCTGCGGTAGCGCAGAAGTGCAGACCGTGTCCGCAGTGCGGCTCCGGGGTGTAGTCCTCCGCTGTGACCGTGGAGCCAATCTCATACCGGATATCGCCATGGCCGACGGGCGAGCTCAGGTCAGCTAGCACAGCCTTGACCAGTGTCACGGTCTTGCCGTCATCGCTGAGCGTCAGGCCACGCTCAGCGAGCCAGCGTGGTCTGGCGTTGCGCGCGTCACGCTTGGCTCTCCGCTGCGCAGCCTTGAGCCGGCGGACAGCCTCCGCACGCTCGCGCGCTTCGGTCTCCAGCCGTGCTGCCTTCTCTTCTGGGGTCTCGTACAGCCGCTTGGCGTTCGGATCGATCACCATGCCGGAACTGTCCACGCGGATACCGTCATAGAAGATCGCCGGCCGTTGCTGTGAGCCGTAGTCGGCAACCTTCGAGCCGTGGCAGTTGTGGCACGTGGCCTGATGCTGGCCGGTCACACCCATGCCGCGGTGCCTGTGCCATTGGCCAACCACGCGTACGGTTTCTGGCTGATCACGGAGAGGCCAGCCATTGCGCTGTAGTGCGGTTGGCACAGGCTCATTCCAGCGCACTGCAAAGTCATATGACCATTCAGAGCATGGGTAGGTCCGGCCCTCTATTCCCCGGTAGTGGTTGGTAACCGAGTAGTCGGCCGGGTGGTAGTAGCTGACCGTGCCCCAATCGTTTACGGTGACCAGTCCCGTGCCCTTGCACGTGCGGCACTTCTGGAGCTTGGCCGGCATGTGGGGGTCTGAGCTGTGCCACACAGCCCAGACGCCACGGTGTGAGTACACCCGCGCGGGCCCGTAGCCATTGATCCTGTCTTTGGTGGTGACGGTCTCCCACCCGCCAGTGTTCAGGGTGTACGTGCCGTCTGCATGGATGGCCACCACGTCTGTGTTGTGGAGCCGGACAGCGTAGTTGCTACCTCTCTCCACTAGATAAGTGTTGTTCTGCAGCTTGCGCCGTGGTCCGTATCCGCGGTCCTGAGCACGCGCCATCATGGTCTGTGCGTCTTGGTAGCTGAGCATTGGTGCCGCCTCCGTTTGTGGGCTTGACCTTGTGACCTCACCTTAGCATGGCTGGTAGACACGTGTCAACTAGAAACCTCCCGTACCCTGTGGCGGATACGGGAGGTTTCCGGGGGTGAGCTGAGAGCTAGTCCGGCTCACCAAGCGGGCCGGTCATGCTCAGTATGTTTGTGGTGATCTCCTGCCGCACGCTGGCCGGTATCGCTGCGGCCGACACTAGCGCGCTGACAACCTCGCGCCATTCCGCGCGGGTGAGGTCAGCACCGAGGATGTCATCATCCGCGATTCCGAACGTGTCAGACTCCCACACGTACAGCCGGCAGTTGTCGGCTACGTAGTACGGGAAGTGTTCCGCAACCAGCCGCTCTATCGTCGCGTCCCACGCTGCAGCATCGCCGCGGTAGAGCGGCGCACTGGCACGCTTGTTATCGAACGTGGCAGCGAGGTTATACATGGTGTCCGCCTCCGCGCGGATCTTCCATGCGTCCTCATACTGGCCGGCGTCCGCGTAGCTGACCGCGGTGTCTCCTGCCTGATCGGCCGACTCGCTCAGCATGCGGCGCACCTCGTCGGCAACGTCGCGCCACGTGGTGGCCACGCTGAAATTGTCGTCGCTAGCTTCGGGCCCGTATCCGGGCAGTCCGTAGGCAAGGATCATGCGCATGGCGGTTACCTCCCCTGCCTGATCAGGTATCCGAAGCCGGCCGCGTCGCGCTGGTCAGCGCGGAATGCGGCACGCTGCAGACTGGCACGCCGGCGGGCACGCTGCATGCGGCCGGCCTTGACGGCCAGGCGTTCAGCCAGCGGCGCACGCGGAGCCGCGTGGCGTGGGGTGGGGTTGGTGTCGTTCATTGTTCTAGCCTCCGTTTGGTGGGCTTGCTTACAGGTCAATCCTCGCACGGACGGTAGACACGTGTCAACCTCTCGTGCTAGTCTGATCTCATCAGCCCACCAAACGGAGGCACCCAAAATGTTCAATCTCTACGTATGGGAAGGCGTCCTAGCAGGCTGGTCAAGCGGCATGGCTGTGGCGATCGGCCGCACGCAGGATGAGGCCATAGCCACGCTTGACCGCCTCACGCCTAAAGATGTGCGTGAGCTGCAGAAGGAAACCCCGGAGGTTATCCCGTTGCGTGCCCGTGGCATGACGCCTAGAGGCTGGTACCTCTACGGGGGAGACTAAGGGAACCCCGTAAGGCCGTTCACACGCGCCGATGTGTGCGAGCGTGCCTGTTGTCGACTCGGCGGATATCTCCGATCTTCCGCCGGCGTTGCGGCCGCGTAAGGCCAGCGTGCCCGACGCGCTCTCTGATCTGCCCGTCGGGTTCAACGTGCTGCATGAGCCACGGCCGGCCGCTCAGCGCGCGGAGGCTGCACCGCTAGTTGTCCAGTGCTATCACTGTGCGCGCATCCGCCACAGCAAGTGTGCGCGCATTGCCGGAACGGGCCCGTGCCTGTGCTACCAATGCCACAGATTTAAGATCATTGCCGACGCTGAGTCAGCGCTCACCTCGCGTGACGCGCGGCGTTTGGCCGAATCGCTGCAGCTAACTCTGATCTTGCTAGCGCAGCGCATAGGCCGTGAGCCTAAAGACAATCCCGACCCCTATCCTCCTCGCGCTTGCGCGTGCGGCTGTGGCCGGCTCGTCTACAGCTCATCCCGCGGAGGCGCACGGAAGAAATACGCTCGCAAGTCATGCCTCAAGGCGGCCGACGCGCGACGTTCCCGGGCCCGCAAGCGAGAAGGGAAAACGGGCACGTTCGTGCTTATCTCCGCGTTCGATGCAGATGGTTTCCCCCTGCCTGGCATGGTGGCTCCGCCGGCCTAGGCGGGCCCTAGGCCCGGACGGTATGCCACGATGCACTTATTTTGTGAGGTGCGCGTAGGGGTCTTGACCTTCTGGGTAGATCACCCATGGCTCGTCTGGGCCAGCCTCCCCGTAGCACGTGCCTAGCGGGTGGGGGGTCTCGTTATCCGCTATGGCCAGGAAAGCATCACGGTCGAATCCGGGTAGCAAGTTCTCAAGATCATAAGAGACTTGCTCCATGAAAGCTCCGGCTATCCGCGCGCAATCGTCGGTTGGCTCCATGCCCATATCGATCATCTGCCGGTACATTTCGCTCATGCGCCGTGCGAGCGTTCCGGTAAGGCTGTCTGTGCTCATGGTCATCACTCCTCACCAATCCACGGCTATCCAGCAGATAGCCTCTCCGGACGGTGTGGGCACGGTGTCAGTCATGAGAGCGCGCCAATCTGGTAACCGAGGCGGGCAGTGAATGCGCGCATGCCGTCAAGATCCCCGGTGCAGCGGGGATCGGCTGTGGCAATCGAGAGCGTGAGCGCTCCCCATACCATCCACAGCTCAGCGAGCGACAGCACCCATGGCTGCGGGTTGCTGAGCTTGCCGTGGAGCGAGCGGAGCCGCGCGGAGTTAGCTTCCGTCGCGCCGGCGTTCTCAAGCTCGCTCAGCGCGTTCTCTGCGGCATCCTGAGCCATGGCACGCTCAGCGCTCGTGAGCAGTCCGGCCGGCCGCGGGTAGGTCTCTATCGGCCGTTGCTCTCCGTTGACGAACTGAAAATGATCTCCCGCGTACTCAGCCGACCACACGCGCTCGCGGTCCGCTTCCCGTGCCCACAGCTCAGACGCCATGAGCGCGGCTGAGTCAAAGTCAATCCCTGCGTACTGCTGCAGCGCTTGCGCTATCTGACACCAGCACGCGCACGTTCCCGCGTGCACAGGATTACCGCAGCTCTGGCACCAATCCGGAGCGCCGCGCGAGCGGAGCCATGCATCTACCGCGTCCGTAACCGCATTGGCCATGTCCGTTTCAGCGTCGCTGAACATCACCTCGCTCAGCTCATCCCCGCGCGGCTGGTAGCCGTCTAGCGCTGTGATCACGTATTCGTTGGCGTCCACATGATCATGCAGCTCAGCAAACGAGCGCGCGGTGTCCGGGATGACGCCGGCCGCTATGTCCTCCGTGATCATGCGCTGCACCTCTGTGGCGTAGCGCTGAATATCGGCCGGCTGTGGCACTATCGCTAGCGCATCCTTGTGCTCTGCCGACCGTAGGCAGTTCCCGCACGTGACGTCAGACCATGCTGCGGTGTAGACGCAACGGTGCGCCGGCATGTGGCACGGTGACCAGGATGCGCCCGGTTGCCTGTAATGGGTCTTGCTCATCTCGCTAGCCTCCGTTTGTGGGCTGTGGAGTCTCCACCGTACCATGCACGGTTGACACGTGTCTACTCAGCACAAGACCCCCGGAGGCTATCCGGGGGTCTGTGTGGGCTTGGTTGTGGCCTAGTGGTTGTTCCCCTCGTCATACAGCCACGTGCCGCACATACGCTCATCACGGCAGATTGCCGACCCGTAGACCTCCGTTTTCCAGCCGGCCACGAGCTGAGCGAACTCAAGGTCAAGGCTGATCAGCACTATGTCTTGGGCACCATCGGCCGTCCAGTCATACACGGTGTAGGTCACCACGCCGGCGTCTTGCGCGCGGAGCCATGCGTTGCCGGCCGGAATCGCGGCGAACATCGGCGCGCACTCTGAGAAGTCCTCCGCAAGCTCAGCCTCCGCTGCTTCTACGCGAGCACGGTCGGCTGTCGGGTCGTACATTCGGTTCCCAAAGTGTGAGAGCGGTGCATGGATCGGTTCGTCAAGCTCTCCAGCCTCCGCGGCGTCCATAGCTGCGCTAATGGCGGCCGAGTTGCGCTGCAGCTCATCCTGCAACTGTGCGGCCGCGCGCTTGGCTACGGCGATCTTCTGTTCCGGGGACAGCTCCCCAAACCTCTTGCCGGCCGGCCACGCTGTGGGATCGTTCGGGTCCATTGCTCTGTGCCTCCGTTTGGTGGGCTGTGGAGACTCCATAGTCGCATGCGGGGTAGACACGTGTCAACCAGACACGCTAGACTCATCCCACGATGCACAGCCCACCAAACGGAGGCAAAGACTCAGATGGCAAACATCAAATCTCATGACGGCCAGGCGCACATGAGCGCCACCTACAGCAAGCCGGAAGAGACGGCCAGCCTCACCACAGACGGCAAGACGCACCTGACGCTGACCGTCACCACAGACGGCCGCTTGCTGCGCAAGACAGCTCACCGTTTCCGCTCATCACAGCGCAAGTGCGGCTACCGGCTCAGCAGCACGGATTACCGCCTCGTGACCAAGGTCAGGGTGCATCCTTCCCGCCTCACAGAGGAATACCGGCCGCAGCTCCGCGCTGATCTGGCAGCCATAGCGGCACGGTGGGGGTATGCCCCCGACCACACGGAAGCCTGAGCACGCCCACAGACGCACGTGCTGTTAGCTCAGCTCCCAAAATACGGGCCGGAGGAAAAGCACAGCTAGCCTCCGGCCCGTACTCATGCGCCTAGGTGTCTCCACAGCAATCCGCGCACAAGAGCTAGCTCAGCTCTCCAGCCCCGCACAGCCGCTCGCGTGGCCTCCGTCCCGGGCGTGCCTGTGGGCATGATGTAGAGCCGTTATGCACCCATAGCCACAGCCCGCTAGTAGCGTCTGCGCGGGGCTGAGCTTAACGGAGACAGCCGTACAGCCCTACCCGTATGTAATCGGGTAGGGCAAACGGCAGAATCGCTCTCAGGGCCGTACAGCTACAAGCGCTGCAGCCATGCGTCATCTATCGCGGCGTCCGTCTTGCGGTGCTTGCCTTCCCGCGTGCCGCGCCTTCATGCCGGCCTCCCACCTGTCCAGAGCGGACAGCACGTCAGCCTGTGCAGTGAGGCTGAGTGTCGCGGTGTAGACGAGTCCGTCAATGACTACGAGTGTCAGGCTGACATAGCACTGCGGGCACACGGGCATGTCCCCGCCACACAACTCGCTGTAGGCGGTCAGTGTGCCATCACACGGGGCTGAGCAGTTCTCACAGCTCACAAGCTCAGCCGGCGCGGTGTAGGGGTGACCCTGCCATGGTGAGTCCGGCCGGTGCGCGTTACGGCCGCACGTGGTGCAGCGCTTGGAGTTGTGAGCCCCGGACACGTCATCCTTGGCCGGCTGTGCCGTGTCCTCACGCACGGGGCGGAGGTTCGGCCACGTGTAGCCAAGCGCGTAGTGGTCGGCACTGTGCCCGTCGGTGAAACTGCAGGTCAGACCCGGCATTCCGGGGTGCATGGACGGGCACGGCTGAGCGTTCGCGCTGGTCCGCTCTTCCGCCGGCTCGTGCCGTTCCGTGCACGGGATCACCGCTATGGAGTCCCCATCGCTGTAGTGCCGCAGCTCTTCGTGGTAGTGCAGCTCGTGCCGCTCGCTGATCTCGTCTATGAGCGCGTTCGTGTCGGCTAGCTCCCGCGCGTCATCGGCCGGCAGCACCTCTAGCGGCTGGTCAGTGTCGTGGGGTCCGTTCATGCCCCGCGCGTCACACAGCCACGTGCGCTCGTACTCCACGTACACCAGACGCCACGTGCCTCCGGGGGTCATGCGGAACACTGGCCGGTGACAGTAGCTGCAGGTTCCCTCTTCCGGCTTCTCAGCTCCCACAACCACAGCAGCCTGAGCGTGCCCGCGTACGCGCGCCTCTTCCGGGCTGGTCACCATGGCTAGCAGCTCATCCGCTACGTGGCCGGTCTCCGCCATGCGCACGCGCTTGCCTGAGTCCGTCAGCACGTTGCCGTTGTCCTCGTGTCCGGGGCTGAGCGCTTCCGCTGCGGCTGTGGGCACGTAGAACACCTGCAGCTCAGGGTGAGCCGTGCCAAAGATTCCAGCAAGCTCATAAGCCTGATCCCACGTGCCCGCGTAGTTCGCCGCGCGCTGGAACCGGTTGGCTGTGGGCTTGCGGTAGGCGATCGTCCATGTGGCTATGGTGCGACTCTCGTGCGTGTTGGTGCTGGTCATCTGTGCCTCCGTTTGCTGGGCAGTTGGGTCAACCATGCTCAGGCTTTCAATGGAGTAGACCTGTGTCTACCCGTTCAGCTCCCATTGTTATCAACCTGTAACCTACCCAAACGATCAGCCTCCGTTTATCGCCAGGCGCGCTACCAGCCATGACTTACCATCCGCCGGCTAGCCCAGTACCCAAATAGATGGGTACAGCCTCCGTTTAGCTCAGCCGTTCCCATACCTCGATAGTCCCACCCAATGGGACACCCCCCGCGCCAACCGCTGCAGCTCCCCTGTGCCCGTGCCGCACAGCTCCCCGTGCGCAGCTCTCAGCGCCACGCACAGCCGCTCACAGCCCCTGCCCTGTGTCAGCACATGGCCAGCACCGCAGCGTGCCTCTCAGCCCCGCGGGCACACAGCTCAGCTCGGCCGGTCAGCTCAGCTCCCCGCGGCCGTCCGTTCGGCTGCCCCCGTTGCCGGCTAGGCCCCCGCCCCCGCCGTGCCCGCCCCCCGTCGTGCGGGGCGATGAGGGTTAGGAGTCCCGTTCCTCCGCCCCCGCACTGACCGGCGCCTTCCATTAACAGATGCACCCGCACACGTCACAGCACATCACCCGTCCCTGCGGAGCCCAGGGTTTGATGGCCTGGGGAAGTGATTGTGATGTGTGATGGGGCCCCCTGACCTGTGATAACTCCAGGAAAGGTGGTCACAGTGATGTACCGCATCACTCATGTGCCCGGATGATGTCACATGCCGCTGACCTGGGCGCATCACTATCTTGTGATGGAGGACATCACAGCTGCCGCCAAGTGGTGTGATCTGGCGCCTGGCCGGTAATAATGGCAGGGCGTGCCCCGGGGAGCCTGCGGAACGATGATCAGCGTCCTCGTTCCGGCCAGGACCGTTACCCCCCGGGGCCGCCCCGCCAGCGAAACGGAAGGCGGAGGCCCATGAACGTAGCTAGCAAGGTGCCGGAGCGGCCGCAGCCGCCAGCTGCACCGGGCGGATATCACCAGGAAGCTGCGCCTGATAGTGCGTGGCGGGTGATCGGGGGGCTTGCCACGATCGGGAGCAAGCGGTGCCGGGCAGGCGCGACGCGGAACAAGCGGGCGGGATGAGCCGCAGGCGCCGCAGGCGCCGCAGGAGGTTCCAGGCGGGCTGGCTGAGCTGGGCGGTGCCGCTGGCCGGGGGTGTGTGGATCTGGACGTCCCTGCACGATCCTGGACGCCAGGCGGGCATGTGGACGATCGAGGGCGCCGCGGTGCTGGCCTGGCCGCTGGCGCTGACCGCGGCGTTCTACGTGCTGCCCGCGACTGCGATGTCTGCGGTACCGAGGGGGCTGCGCAAATGGTGGCGCCGGAGCTACACCGCGCGGCCGGCGATTCCGCTGTTCATCCGCCGGGCTGTGATGTACGCCGACGCGCACCGCTGTGTGCACTGCGGGGAGTGGCTGGACCTGCAGCTGGACCACGTCTTCCCCTGGAGCCTCGGCGGCCTGAGCGTGCTGTTCAACCTGATGGTGCTGTGCGGGACGTGCAACCGCGTGAAGTCCAACTACTGGCGGTTCCGCTCGGGGCATGAGATCTACCGGGCGTTCGACAACGCTGACAACATCCGGATGGCCCGGGAGATCCTGAGGTCGGAGAAGCTGGCGAGGATCAGCCCGCTGCGGTGGTACCGGGCTTCGCTCGCGCTAGGGGTGATCTAGGTGAACTGGGGAGCGCTGGAGGCGGTCGCGGCCGGGCTGGTCACCGCCGTTGTGGTGGTTGGCCTCGTCTGGCTCTATGTGACCCATTCCCCAGCGGCCTTCAGGCACAAGGCCGACGAGCACTACCTGGAGGCGCGGGACGCGGTGCTGGCGGCCGTCAGGCACCTGCCTAAGCGCAAGGTGGTGGTCCGGTCGGCCGACGGCACGGTGTTCCAGGTCGCCCGGCGCCCTCCGCTGCGGATCTACCTGCTGATGGTCGGCTGCAAAGGCACGACGTTCAGCTTCGGCCGGGACGGCCGGGTCGACCTCGGCGGGAACCGCGGGCGGTCTCTGTCACAGGCGATGCGGGACGGCCATCATTCGTGGGCGAGCAGGGCGGAGCTATTCAAGATGGCCGAGCAGCTGAAGACGGCAAAGCCGGTGAAGCGGTGATAGACGACATGCCGCTATGCGACTGCGAGTGGTGCCTGTCGTTCCGGCCTTACCCGGAGCCGCGTTGCCGTCCTCTGCGCTCTGTGCGCATCCGCGAGCGCCGGGCACGCAGGCGCCGCTGGCTCCAGGACGCCGCGTACATGCCGCTGTGGTGCCTGGATGCCACGCTGGGCGGGATGAGCCCCTCCGTGGCGCTGACGGCCGCCTGCGGGGTTTACCTAGGTGTGCTGTTCGAGATGCCGCTGTGGCTGGTCTGCGCCATCCTGTTCGTGGCCAGCGTCCTGCCCGCGCCCCCGGATCACACCTCCCAGCAGTGATCTGGCCAGCTCAGCGGTGTGACATCACTGCTGGGGCGGAGGCGGCGTCTTCGGGTACCAGCGGCCGTTCTTGCTGTCGAGCAGCTCAGCGTCACGGTCCTTGCCCAGCTCGCGCTGGATGTGCGCACGGTCGACCCCGATCCCCTCTCTCTTGAGGATCGTGAGGATCTCGCTGGTCGCGATGCCCATCCGGGAGCGCTCCGCGATCAGCGCGTAGGCCCGCAGCTTCCACGCCGGGGCGTTGCCCTGCGGGGTGTATCCCTGGGCGAAGGTGGTCAGGTCCGCCAGGGTGTCGCCCATCATCTCCTGGAACACGTCCAGCTGGGCCCTGCGCTCTTCCTCGCGGTCGATCACCGCGGTAGCTGCGGCGCTGCGCGCCGGGGCGGCTGCGGCCGGGGGCTCGGGCGCCAGGTTCTGGAACAGCTCGGAGCGGTTCCACCGCTCGGTGTAGTCCTCGCCCAGCACGGCGAGGTCGGCCTCGTCAAAGACCGGCCGTATGGACGAGCAGCGGGCCGCGATCCGGTCGACCTTCGCGCGGTCCTCGGGGTGCTCGTCGCCGGGGTCGAGGCGGAAGAACTTCCACACCTTCAGCTTCCGGTCACGGTCGCCCATCCGCCAGATGAGCCCGGTGCCCCTGTGCTGGAGGCGGGAGATCGCCTTGGCCGCCGGGTCGGAGTCCGGGACCGCGGACCGGGCGTCCATCTCCGTCATCTGGCCGAGAGTAATTTTCAGGCCGCTCTGGCTCTTGAGGTCGCCGGAGCCGGCCTGGGAAACGGTTGGCCGCTGTGTGGTCCAGATTGGGTCGACCGCGGACGGCCGGCCTTTCCGGGTGATGTCGTTGGCCCAGGCGACCATCTGGACGTTGGAGACGCCGGCCAGCTGCTGCTTCTCCCGCGGGGCGTCGAGCATGAAAATGTCGGCCACCTCATCGCCCACGAGCATCACCGCGGGCTTGGCCCGGCTCGGCACGAGCTTGGTCCGGTGCCTGACGGCGTTCTCGTCCCGGCGTCCCGCCACGAGCCGGTCGGCTGCCTTGAACATCAGGTATGCCTCCGCTCTGGTGGTGGCGACCCAGTCGATGCACGGGCGCAGGCCCTTGGCCCCGTTGTTGAGTACCTCGTCGTTGATCCATGGCTGGATCCACGGTCCCGACAGCGAGCCGCCGCCGAGGTCGACGCACCAGACGATGACGTCCTCGCACGCGGAGAACTGCGCGATCAGGACGTTGAGAAGATTGCTCTTGCCCCAGCCCCGGATACCTGTCAGGAACGTTGCTACCTCGCGGAACAGGATGCGGCCCAGCTCTCCGATCGCTGCGACGCCGATTGGGATGGGCTTGTTGATGGTGAGGACTTCGTCGTGCTCGGGGAACAGCACGGTCTCCTCAAAGATGTCTTCCTCGTTGAGGGTCATGATGGCCTCGCCACCGTGCTTGCCCCCCTCGAAGGTGATCGCTCCCGGGTCCATCTTCAGCGGGATGCAGAGCTTCTCCACACAGGTCCGCAGGGTGTTCAGGGTGACCGAGCCGTCCGTCGGGAGGCGCAGGTACACGATGCGGTTGCCTCGTGCCTCCTCGATCTGGATGATCGAGATGTTCAGCAGGCCGATCCGGGTGAAGGCCGCGATGAGCTTGCGCCGCTCTGCCGCTGCGGCGAACGACGCCGCGCGGGTGTTCGCCTGGTGGCTCTCCATGGCATGGCGTTCCCAGACCAGGCCGCCAGCGACAATCACGGCCCCGATAACCGCGACCAGAGAGACCAACGCCGGCCAGTGCCACACGCCGGTCAGCTTCGCATACACCAGCCATCCCGGAACAGTGACCGCGACCGCTATGGCGCAAATGACGACCGAGGAGGACTTCGACCGGATCGAGATCCCGGCCGCAACTGAGCCGGAGATCACGAGTGCGAGCGCCCCCGCCGGGAAAGCGTGGATCTTGGTGAGTGCGAACAGGAACAACGCCACGCCCACAGCCAGCCCGGTCTCGATCATGTGCGTCCACACATGACGGGGTGCCGGGTCAAGGGACTTCGCCGGGGCGGGCTGGCTGCGGGTCGTGGTCATCTTGTCCTCCTACTGGGTCAGCCAGAGACGGTGCGCCGCGCGGTGCGTGGCGAACGCGTCGCTTGCCGCATCCCCCGTGCTGGCGAGAGCTGAGCCGTACTCCCTCAGGCTCTCGATGAACGCCGGGTGGATGTGCTCGTCCGTCATCCCGTCAGCGGCCGCCTGGACTGCTTTGCCGATCACGCTGGGCAGCTCGGCCATCCGCTTAGCCCACTGGTCCAGGTCGTCGCCGCTGGTGGGATGGAACGTGGCAATGTGGTCGTGGACGGCCTCCTCGACCGCATCAAGGTTTCCTGACATAGGGCCTCCTCTAGTTGATGGTGCTCGCTGCCTGCGCACCTGCGGTGCTTGCAGCCGGGGTGCCGGAGCGGGGGCCGACCTTGGTGCTCCCTGCGGGGAAGCTGGTGCCGGAGCGGGGTTTGGCTTGCTCTGGCGCTCCTGCTCCCGCCTGGCGCGCTCGCGCTCTCTCCGTTCCTCCCTCATCCGCTTGTTCCAGACCTCCTGCCAGCGGCGGCCAAGCTGAGCGCCGCTGAGCAGACCTGGAATCCGGCGCTGCCGGGGTTCTCCCAGCCGCGGGACCGGGCGCCATTTGCCTGGAGCCCAGTTGCCTTTGCCCTGGACTTTGCGCAGCTTGCGCCTGCGGTGCAGCTGGCGCAGTCCTGCAGCCAGGGCGATGGGAGCCAGAATCCGGTCCCGCCACCGTGGCCGCTGGCTGCGGATGTGCTGGCGCAGGGCTCTTCGCTGAGCCCTGGTCTGCTTGCGCAGTGTCCTGCGGCGCTGCCCGCGCAGCCGCCGGCCGTGGCCTTTGGCTCCAGGACCCCACTGAACCTGCGGGCCGCCTGCGGGACGGACCGCCCCTGGCTGCCGCCGCCGGAGCCTGGCCGGGACGAGCTTTCGCAGTCTCCTGCGTGCCCGCCCAGGCTTAGGCGTGCTGCCTGTCGGGATGCCCGGAGGCCGTCCGCCAGCTGGCCGCAGACCGCGGCGTCCGCGCACCCGCGGGCGGCTGCCCGTGCCTGGCCGTGCGCCTGAGCCTCCAGCAGTCCGGGGACGGTGCGGGATGAACCGCCTGATGCCCCCTCGCGGACGGCTGGCGGTACCCGGGCGCCGCCCGCCTCCTGGGCGCCCGCCCGCCGGGCGTGAGCCCGCTGGACGGTGTGGCCGGTGCGGCAGGAACCTCCGCATGCCACGACGTGGGCCGCCCGCACCGGTTCCTGTGCCGGAGCGCCGTCGACCCGCGCCCGGACCAGTTCCCGAACGGCGCCTTCCGCTCCCCAGACCGCCGCCTGGGGACATAGTGCGCCTGCGCGAGCGCCCGGACGATCCGGAAGCGCCTGACCCGGAGCGCCTGCCCCGTCCCAGGCCCAGACCGCCGCGCCCTGATCCGCCGCCGGATCTCCGGCCTCCGCCCGCACTGCCGCGCGAGCGGCCGCCTCCGCCGAGCCTCGGCAGTACCCTCCCGCCCGAGGACCGGCTGCTTGAGCGCCGCTCCCTGCGGGACGAGCTGCCCGGAGGCCGTGCGAAGTGCTTCCGGATACGCGGGTACTGCCAGATTCCGGCTGCCCCGGTCCCGGCTGCCCCGGTCCCGGCCGCTGCCATCTCCACCGGGCCTGCGCCGAAACCGTGGACAGCTCCGACCACGGCCGCGATGCCTCCCAGCAGATAGAGAATCGGCCTGCGGCCCCGGACATGCCCCGGGCGTTCCTGCGGGCCTGCACGCGGCTCTTCATCGAGGGTCTCTTCATCAGCCACTAGCCACCTCCTGTGCCATTCCTCGTGCTGCTGCCAGCACCTGCCTTGCGATGTGACGACTGCTCAGGCCGTACGCTTCGCGGAGCCCCCGCTCAGTGAAGCTCGTGCCCTTGCGGATTTCCTTGGAGATTTCTTGCACGAGCTGGCGCATCGCCGGGTCGGTGTCGAGCTTCGGCTTCGGGCCGCGCTTCGCGTTGATGCTGACCACGTTCTTCTCGCGCTGCTTTTCGGTGTGCTCGGTCACCACCACCGGGCGCTTGGGCTTCGGCTGCCTGCGCAGCTCCTCGGCTGCCTTGGCCTTGGCCACCGCGTCCTTGACCAGCCCGAGCCCAATGCCCAGCGCGATGGTGGCGACGAGCGGCGCAACGGCGCTGCCCAGCTTCACGACGATTCCGGCGTGCAGCCCGTCGTGCACGGCGTTTCCCAGGATCGATACCGTCAGTGCTCCGGTCGTCACGATCCATGCCCAGCCGCGGGTGCGCCACCGGGTGTCCCCGCGCAGAGCGCACAGGAACAGCCGCAGCTCCCCCAGGGCAATGAGCCAGTCAATTATGATGGGATAGCCAGCGGCCCAGGGCTCGTGAAGATGAAGGTAGTTAATAGCGAGAGCGAACAGGCCCCGGTAGGACTCCCCGAAAGCCCACGATGTTGCCGAAATGATGATTACTGTCAGGCCCCACATGGTAATGGGGTCTGCGCGCTGAAGCGCCTTGCTCAGGTTGCCTGCGTGTGCAGCTGCGCGGAACCTGGTCATCCTGCCGGCCATCCCGGACCCTCCTGGGTTCGTAGTCGGGTGGTTACAGCTCTCGGTGCGAGTTACTGTAGCCATAACGATTGTGGAACGCGATTGTTCCTGCGTATGCTGGCCTGTTCGGTGTTTGCCTTTGACACAGTGCTGGCCCTCGCCATTTAGATGGACGCACTTATGCCGCCGTCGCCGTGGCCTGCCGATGAACGCGGTCATGGACAGGAACCTAAGCCGTTTGCTCCAGACGGGGCACTCGATTCCCGCAGATCTCCAGCAAGACGACACCGGCCCGCAGGTAGACGCGGCGGCGGCCGGGTGGGCACGGGTGCGCCAGATCCGCGGTACACAGGCCGATCCGAGGATGCCCCGCGAGCAGACTCCGTCCCCGGAGCCGGGGCAGCCGCCGGTCAACCACGCGCTGAGGCAGTTCCTGGCCACCGGCTCCTCGGCACCTCCGAGTGTGCGTGCCACCGGCCGCACGCCGCAGGCTCCCAGCGAGGTGCCGCCTGCCAAGGATGACGGCCGGTGGACCGGCCCCGGTTCAGCAGCGGCCGCGGTCCCGGTTGGCCTGGAGCAGGCGATGGGGCAGGACCGGTAGCCGCCCCGTATAAGGTGCAGGCGCGGCTCCTGGCTTCTCTTGACCGGGGTTGTCTGGGAGCCGTGCCGCAGATGTCTCAGGCACGACAGCTGTCCCGTGCCCCTCCTGGGAAGGGCACGGTCCCGAGCCCGGAGTCTGAGACGCGGAGACGAGGGAGGGGCCTTTAAGCAGGTCCCCTGTAGGTCCCTCCCGACTCTCGGCGCCGGAAGATCACGACTTGGCACCTCCCCTTTTTGCGGTCTTGTCATTTTCTGGACACGACCGGTAGCCTCCAGCCGATAAGAGACGCCCCTGAGGCGCAGGTCACTGGTCTTGCACCTCGGCTAGGGGGCGTTCATGAATGCTGCTGCGAAGGTCCGGCATGAGCCGGCCGTCTACTTCGTCACCGTCCTGGGCACGCTCGTCGCGCTCATCGTGGCGTTCGCCCACCTCTCCCAGACCGATGCCGCCTACCTCGGCATGCTGGTTACCGGGCTGGGCACGATCATCACCGCCCTGCTGGCCCAGCCGCGCCACGTCGCGGTCATCGGCGGGGCGGCCGCTGACATCCTGCAGTCCCTCGTGCTGTTCAAGATTCACATGAGCAGCGGGGAGCAGGCCGCGATCCTCCAGGCGGTGGCGCTGCTCACTGGCTACCTGGCGATGCGGCCGAACCTCACGCCCGACCACAGCGACTGATCCGGGCGGAGCGGGGACCAGCACATGATGTTCATCGGTGGTATTTGCGTTTCCCAGGAACAGGCCGTCCATGCCCTCGACGTCCTGCGCGAAAGCCCTGGGATGATGGTCCGGCAGCCTCTCCAGCGGGCCGGGAACCCGCTGGCGGCCTGCGACTACCACGCGGCCGCAGCGCCGTACCGTTCCCGGCCCCAGGATGTGCCTGCGGCCGGCCGGGGCGCTGCCGGGCGGCACCTGACCAAGCCCGCGTTCGTGCTCGCGGTTGAGACAGCCCTGGCCCTCGACCGCCAGGCGGACGAGCGCAAGGCCGAGCTGGAGCGTGCGGTGGCTGCTCTGCAGCCACCTGTGTCCCGCGAGGATGTCGACGCGGCCATGGCAGCCTTCGCCGTTGATTGCTCTTACGTGACCTCGATGGCCAATAACGCCGTCGCGGTCCTGCGCAAGCGCTACGCCACGGGCCGGAGGTTTGCCCTCCGCGCGGCCTCCCAGGCGGCCGTGGCGCTGTGCTCCAGCCGTCCGGGTGCGTTCCGGTGCGCCGCGGTCGCGCCGTGCGGGACGGGAGACTGCAGGCTCGCCCGCGGGGTGCTGGCGGGGCTCGACATCCCGGCCGGCCGGGAAGCACGCGGCCCGGCGCTGGCCCGCCCGGGCAACCATGTGGCGGCCGGGGACCGGTTCGCGCCTGATGTCATGCTCGACTCGCTGCTGGAGCGGCAGCCCTGGATCGCTGGCGGGGGTTTGTCTGTCGCCGTATAGTGACCGGTGCCTCCAGCCATCGCGCTGGGTGGCGGACAGCCCAGCAGGCGAGCAGGGCTGATGAAGCAGAGGGCCGGGGCCTACCGTGATCCCGGCCCTCCTGCATCTCCTATGCTCTCCCGGTGCCTGAAGTCCCTACCCTGCGCGAGAAGTGGCCCTCCATCCTGGCCACAGTGATCATTGCCCCAGCATCAGCGTGGCTGCTGAGTTTCGCCGGGGTGGCCGGCACCGTCACCGGGATCGCCGTCGGCAGCGCGCTGTCGGGCACGGCCGGGTCGGTGGTCGAGCGGTGGATCCGGCTGTCTCACCAGGCAGCCGCCCGCAAGCTGACCGAGCACAAGGCAGCATCCGCCCACGGCCGCCAGCCTCCTGCGCATGCGGAGGTGGAGGATCCCTGGGAGAGCTACTACCGGCCGGGCACGGCGGTGCGGCGTTTCGACATCCCGTGGCGCAGGGCGGCGCTGTGGGCAGCAGCCGCCATCGTGCTGTCCGGAGGATCGGTAGTGGTGGCCCAGGCGGTCAGCCACCGTTCGGCCAGCGATCTGGTGCGGGGGATACCGGCGCGGCGTCGACCAGTGCCTGAGAACACGGTTGCTCCCGTTCCGTCCTATTCTCCGTCACCTTATGTAAGCCCTACGCCGGCCGTGACCCCCAGCTCATCACCCTCCGTCACGCCCAGCCCTTCGTCGTCGCCTTCCCCCACACCGGTCCCCTCCTCCACCCCGACGCCGGTCATCAGTCCGTCTCCGATAATCCCGGAGTGAGGATCGTCGCTGATCTGACGATGGCGCGGGCATGAATGTCGTCACGGCGCCTGACCCGCGCTCTGCGCGGCTGCCGGTCCGGAGTCTTCTGCTCATCGCCGCGCTCTGCGTGCTCGCGGTCTTCTACACGATCCACATGCGCCAGTGCCAGTCCGAGGCGTGGCGGATCATCGGCTCGCGCGACCCCTCCGGCGCTTGGTACGGGTTCTGGTCGGGGCTGGGCGGCTCGCTGCCGGACATCGCGCTGTTCACCGGGGTGACGGCGTGGTATCTGCACCACACCTGCCATATGAGCCCCTGGTGCCTGCGCTGGGGCAAGTTCGAGGCTGCCGGAGGGGTGTTCAGGCTGTGCCGTCACCACCACCCAGACATCGACGCGCTGAAGCATCTCTCGCGCCGCGACATGATTCACAAGCTGCACCGGGAGCACCTGGACCGGACCTCTCGCAGAGCGCCGGCCAAGCCCAGGGCATGAACGGCCACCACAAGGCCGCGCTCGCGACGATCTCGGCCTGCTCGGCCCTCACGATGCTGTGGGGCTGGCTGTTCTCGCTGGCCGAGCAGCTGCCGGCCACCACCGGCCTGTACTGGTCGGTGATCACCGCGGCGACCGTCGGCTACGGCGACGTGATCCCGCACAACCCGCTGGGCCGGCTGATTGCCGTGGCCGCCGCCATCACCGCGATCCCGCTCTACTCGGCCAGCGTCGGCCTGTTCATCGGGGGAGTGGCTGCCCGGGTCATCCACAACGTTGTGCACGATGCCAAGACCGAGATCAAGGACCATGTCGAGGAGCGTCTGCGGCATCATCTGCAAAACCGCATGTAGCCTGCGCGTTCGCCTGCGCTGGGCACCTCACCTGCGGTAAGTTCACCGCGCAGCCTCCGGAAGGGACGCCATGAGCAAGCAGCTGGGCCGCCGCGACGCACTCCGGATCGAGGCGCTGCACGCCGCGGTCGCTTTCGCGGCCTCGGCTGAACCGGAGGTAGTGCTGCTTGCAGTAGCCGACGACTGTTTCGGCTGGCTCGTACGGCACGAGACGGAGAAGCTCGCCGTCTCCGTTAAGGTGACCCGTCCCGATGGGACAGTCGCATTCACCGCCCAGCTCACCCAGTCAGCAGGAGAAGGGAACACGCCGCTCATGACCGCTATGTTCGACGCAGACACCGCCACCATCACTATCGAGCCGGAAGACTCGATGAACCAGCCGACCGGCGACAGCCTGACCGTTGCGCAGAGCGACAACGGCACGCCGACGACCGGCGGCGCCCCGGCCACGCCTGGCACGATCGCCAACGTCACCTACACCACCGACGACAACGGCGCGATCACCGACGTCACGGTCGCTCCGGTGGCCACGGGCTCGGTCACGATCACGGTGTCGGACCCGAGCGCGCCGGGCGTGGCCCCGTTCACCAACACCTTCGACGTCGCTGCGGGCGCAACTGCGTCGCTGGTCGGCGCCGTCACGGTCAACGCAGGGGCGAACTCGCCTTCTGCCTGATTTACCGGACGATGCCCAGGACGTGAGCCCTGAGGCACGTGCCGGCGCAGCCGGGAACTGGCGGTCCTTTCCTCCTCTGGTCCGCCAGTTCGTCCGGCCGGCGCGCTTTCATGACCCCTGATCTGCTCTCATCTGGGCATAGAGGTGCCCGATAGCAAGCCACCGGTATAAGAGACGTGATCGCTGACGTCAGAACGTGGGATCCGCGTGTCCGCATGCAGGCTGCCTGGATGGCCCACGAGGCGCCCGACATCACCGACTACGAGGTGCCAGCCTGCTGGAATGATAGAGTCTGCCTCCAGCACCGGCAGTCTGCCGGCCGCTGCCCGCTGTGCGGCTCGGACCGCAGCCCGCACCTGTGCCCGCTGTGCGACTACTGCGGGGTCATGCTCCGGCGCCACCAGCGGACTGGTTCGATGTGGCTGTTCCTGGCCGGGGATGCCCTGCTGGCGGACACGGTCGGCCTGGGCAAGACGCCCTCGGTGACCGGGATGCTCGCCTTCTGCAAGGAATCCGGCGAGCTGAGCCTGCAGAACCGGGCGGTGGTCGTCGCCAAGTCCAGCGCCGTCGGCCAGTGGGCCACGCAGCTGACCCGCATGATTCCGTCGCTGCGGGTGATCGCCACGACCGGCAGCATGCCCAAGCAGCAGCGGATCAACGCCTACCTGACCCCGTGGGAGGTAGCGGTCATCTCCGAGCGCACGCTGGCCTCGGCCCGCGGGGCGAAGCGGAGCAAGGAAGGCGACCTCACGTACCTGTCGCACTTCCCGGTCGGGATCGTCGTTGCCGACGACACCGATGCCATGCGCACCCGCACGACCCGGACGTCGCACGCGGTCCGTGAGCTGGCTGGCCGGGCGTCCAGGGTGGTCATCGTGCACGGCACGCCACTCCAGAAGAAGATGGATGAGCTTTACAACTTCCTGGAGCCGATCGGCGGCCCGGCCCGCCTCGGCAGCCAGCGGCAGTTCCATTACCGGTACGTCACCACCTCGACCGACTCCTACTACACCCGTGACAGCACCGGGCAGGTGGTCGAGTGCGAGCGCACCACCGACACCGGGGTCAAGAACGAGCAGGAGCTGCAGCGGCTGATCGCCCCGCTGATCCTGCGCCGCCGGCCCGAGCACGTGGACGACATGACCCTGCCCGCGATCCAGCCGCACGTGGTCTGGCTCGACCCCTCCCCGGCCCAGGCCCGGCGCTATGCCGAGCTGCAGGACGGGGTGCTGCGTCTGATACGGGAGCAGGGCGAGACCATCTCCCGGCCGCAGGCGGCCGCGCTGTGGACCCACGGCTGGCAGATCTGCTCCGGGCTGGCCACCCTGGACGAGGGGCCCGGTGACGACAGCATCAAGCTCGACTGGATCATGGAGCATGTCGAGCCGCCGAGCGCCATGAGCCTGGGCGGGTTCGCCGGCGATAAGGCCGTGGTCTTCGTCAACTTCAAGCCGAATGTGGAGGCCCTGTCCCGGAGACTGGACGTCGCGGGCATCCGGCATGTAGTCATGTGGGGGAACGAGACCGGCCAGGCCGAGCGTGACCGCCGGCTGGCCGCATTCCGCCAGGATCCTGGCTGCCGGATGCTGATCGGGACGACGACTATCGAGATGAGCCTGAACCTTCAGGCCGCGCGCCACCTCGTTGCCGTCGATACCATCCCGAACCCCGCGCGCATGACGCAGCTAGCGGGGCGCGTGAGGCGCGCGGGGTCTCCGTTCAGCACGGTGTACTTTCATCAGCTTCTGCTTCGTGGGACGCAGGAGGAGGGTATTCTCAACCAGCTGTACTCCGAGCAGGAGACCGCGGACACCGTCTGGGGAGAGCAGGGCGATCTGTTCCAGGACAGAACCCCGCTGGAGATGCTGCGGATGATCGCAGCCCGGAGGGCGGCATAGGCCATGGCTGTCACCGATCAGTTCTGGCGAGTGACTTTGAGACTGCCCCACGGAGCCGTGATGATATTTTCCGTAACGGGCGCTACGCGCCGGGACGCTGCGGCGGCCATGTTCCTGCACCTGCTGCACCATGGCCCAGCCCCTAGCAAGATCAGCGACATCAAGTTGTGGCAGCAGGCTTCTCGCGTTAAGCCGTGACGCCGGAGATCGAGCGTCTTGTTGCGGAGCTGATGCCCCAGGCCAAGGCCGAGGCGTGGAAGCTGTTCAACACGGCGCCCCAGCAGCTGAGCCTGGACGAGCTGGTCTCCTGGGCTTATCTCGGGCTGTCCAAGGCCGGGGACCGGTGGCAGGGGTACTGCGAGAAGAACAGCTACAGCCCGGATGCCACGCAGTATTTCGCTGCGTATGCGCTGCGCTACATCCGCGGGACGATGGTCGACTCCCTGCGCTCCTCCGACCACGTCACCCGTTCGATGCGCCGCCGGGCCAAGGATCTGCGCGACGCCGGCCAGGATCTTGGCGTCGGTGAGAGTGAGCTGGCGGAGAAGACCGGCCTGACGGTCCAGCAGATCCGGGCCACGGTTGCCGCGGTGGCCCGGCGGCCGGTGTCCATGGATGCCGAGCCCGTCGACATCGCGGATGATGACGACGTGGAGGGCCAAGCGGTGGTTAACACCGTGCTGGCCGCCGCGGTGCAGGTGCTGCTGGCCCAGCCCCCCGACGTCCAGGCCGTGATCGCGCTGCGCTACCACCAGGGGATGGACCTGCGGGCGGTGGCTACGCAGCTGGGCTGGCCGGAATCCGAGGTGGGCGACCTGCACACCGCAGGCATCCTCGCCGTGCACGAGGCCATGCTGTCCGCGGTTGATGAGTCCTAGGGAGCGGTAACAGCCTCATGCTGGATCGTGCAGAGAAGCTGGCCGGGCGCTGGTTCAAGGCGCAGATGGATGCCTACCTGGACCGCCTGAACGCCGAGGATCCCCCGAACTTCACGGTGCCTGAGGTGCTGCGCAACCCCCGCCACGACTGCAAGCACCGCGGCGGGATGTCGACGTCCTTCCGGATGGCGGAGATCTACGTCACCTCGCCGGAGATCTGGATCTGCTATTGCAGCAAGACTGGCCTGATGGGGCCGGACTTCCCTCATGACGACTGCCAGGGAGGCGTCGTGGCTGCCGTGGAGGCCCGCTTCGGCTTCCTGTACTCCGAGGGCCGGTGCCGCTGCGGGATCCACGGCCGCTCGCCTCATGGCCGCATTGTCGATGCCGTAGAGCGTCCTCCGATCGGAAGGGTACGGGCGTGGCAGACGACGGACATGGCGGCAAAGTCCCCGGGAAGTGGAAGGACGCCCTCCCGGTAGTCCCCGATAAGGTTGCGGAGCACCTCGATGCGGGCCACGACGTGCCGCTGGAGGCCATGGTCAGCGAGAAGGCCATGGAGCAGTTCGAGGACCATGTCAGGCGCCAGGCAGAGCCGGTGCACGCTGAGGATCTGATCCCGGTCGCCCGCAACGACCCGCGGATCCAGGGGCCCGCCCCGGGCAACGGCTCGGTGCTGCCCAAGGTGCCGGTCCGGCGCCGCGTCATCCCCGCCCCGTTCAAGCGGCCGAGCATCCACATCGACCACCACGGCAAGAGCTGGCAGGTTAAGCACGTTGAGTCGGTGCAGGCCGGCGACATCGTGCCGGACGTCGGCCGGGTGGCCAAGGCTGAGCAGCGGACCCGGTACGTGCGGATGTCGGAAGTGATGAGGCTGGAGGATCTTCAGCTGCACGCCCTGAACCCGCACAAGCAGGTGGCGGTCGGCCTCGAAGTCGTGCTCACCGGTATAGATGGCCGTGAGCACCTATTTGAGCCGTCTCAGCGCATACGAGTCTTCACCGCGGAAGAGCACGCGGGTGCCAGCGCCGACTAAGGCCGAGCTGGGAGCCGTCCCGGCCGGCCTGATCACCGGCCTGCGCCCGCACGACTGCATCAACTGCACCTGGACCATGGTCCGCGGGGTGTGGACCCTGAAGTTCATCCACTCCGAGTGCCCGGCGCACCGCGGCCTGCCGCGCGCCACCGACGGCCTGCGCTCCTGGATGCTTACCGGATGAAGACAGGCAGCCTCTGCACGGGCTACAGCGGCCTGGAGCTGGGCGCTGCCGCCTACTTCGACATCGACTTGCAGTGGGTGGCTGACAACGACTCTGACGCCGCGGTGGCGCTGGCTGAGCACCATCCTGGGGTGCTGAACCTCGGGGACATCAAAGAGGTCGACTGGTCCCGCGTCACCCCGGTCGAGCTGCTGCTCCTGGGCTTCCCGTGCCCGGACGTCTCGTCGGCCGGCCGGCGGGCAGGGCTGCAGCCCGGTAACAGGAGCGGGATCTGGTCGCACTGCGCTTATGCGATAGGAGTGCTACGACCTCAGCTGATCTTGGTGGAAAATGTAAAGGGGCTGCTCAGTGCTCGTGCCCACAGCGACGTGGAACCCTGCCCGTGGTGTATGGGAAACGCCACAGATCGCATCCTGCGGGCACTTGGTGCCGTACTCGGTGACCTTGCCACGCTCGGGTACGATGCGGAATGGGAAACTCTATCCGCCTCTGACGCCGGCTGCTGCCATCCCCGTGATCGGGTCTTCATCGTCGCCTGGCCCCGTGCTGCTGAAGACACCGACAGCCCAGCTGGGGATCAACGGCGGGAGCCAGCATCCGTCTAAGCGCAAGGCAGGCGGCCACGGCCCGACCCTGGCCGACGAGGTCGAGCACGAGATCCTGCTGAGGGACTGGGATCTGCTGCCAACGCCCGCGGCCCGCGACTTCAAATCAGGCGAGTCGAATCTGCTGGAGCGCAATGCGCGGCCGCTCAACGAGGTAGCCGTCAACTGGCTGCGTCCGGCCGGCGGGGTGGTCGACTGGGGCAAGTTCGCCCGTGCGGTGTTGCGGTGGGAGCAGGTGTTTGGTCACCTTGTGCCCTGCCCCCTGGAGCCCGGCCGGTTTGGCAACCTTGTGCTGGCTCCTGTGTTCGTGGAGTGGATGATGGGACTGGAGCCTGGGTGGGTGACGGACCTTCCCATCTCCCGTAACGCCAAGCTGAAGCTGCTTGGCAATGGTGTGGTTCCCCAGCAGGTGGCGCTTGCGCTGCCCCGGCTGCTGCAGCGGGTACCAGTGTCATGGATTCGCTAGATCACGGAAAGCGTGTTCTGGGAACGATACTGGGCCACCAGGACCGGCAGGCTCTCGACTACGCCCTGCGCTGGCTCCAGCCCGAGCACTTCACCGACGCCGTCCAGGCCAACATCTGGGTGATGTGCCAGCGGTACCTGGACCAGGCTGGCCACGTGCTTACCCGCAGCGCGCTGGAAGACATCATGAGCCACCAGCCGCCCGGCACAGCCCTCATGTATACGGAGATGTTCGACAGCCTCGTGACGTGGAAGGCCGACGCCACCGCGGCCGGCGTCGCTGCGTTTCAGTGGTCGGTGCAGCAGCTGCGCGATCTGGCCGCCGAGCGGCTGACGGGCGAGGCCCTGACCCGCGGGATGGAAATCCTGCGCCGGGGCTGGACGGAGGGCCGCCAGTCCTGGTCCGGCCACGACGACGCCCGGCGCTGGCTGATCACCCGTTTCTCCGAGATCGAGCGCCAGATGCGTTACGCCGAGGTGCCCGAGGGCGACATGCGCACCGAGGGCGCAGCCATGCTGAGCGAGTACGGAAATCGCAAGGCCATGGCTGCCCGAGGCGAGACCGGGAGCATCGCCACTGGCATCCTGGAGCTGGACAAGCTGCTCGGCGGCGGTCTGGAGCGGGGCGAGCTGGATTTCATCGCCGCCTACACCAGCGTCGGGAAGACCAGCCTGTGCGTCCACCTCGCCTGGCACGCCGCAGTGATGCAGGGCAAGAACGTCGTCTACTTCACCAGCGAGACGCTGCGCGAGCAGATCAAGATCAAGGTGATCTCCCGGCACTCCCGGCTGGAGAAGTTTGGGCTGAAGTACGGGCTCAACAGCAAGGACATCAAGGCGGGACAGCTGACCCCGGAGGGCGAACGGTCCTTCGCCGCGGTGAGGGACGATTTCGACCGGATCGCCGGGCGGCTGTTCATTGCCCAGGTGCCCAAGGGCGCCACGGTCAGCGTCATCGATGCGAGCCTGGAGCGCATTACCCGGGACTGGGAGGCCGATCTGGTCATCCTGGACTCGGTAAACCTGCTGCGGCCTGAGGAGACGCGCCGGTCCGGCTGGGAGGAGCACTCCCGCACGATCAAGGCGTCCAAGGAACTGGCAGCCACCTACCACGATGGCCGTGGGGTGCCTTTGGTTAGCCCGTGGCAGATATCCGAGTCCGGCCAGCGCGCGGCCCGCGAGCGCGGGCACTACCTAGTCGGGGATTTGGCCGAGTCACACGAGGCGGCCACCAGCTCGGATGTGGCCCTGTCGCTCATGAGTCCCGCGGACTTTGGCGGCGGCCGCAACGTCACGCTGGAGATGAGCGTGCTGAAGAACCGCGACGGTGAGTCCCTGCAGGGCGCAAGCTCCACCATCAAGCTGCGCACCGACTACGCCACGAGCTACTTCATGGCCCAGGGCGGAGGCTCCGACAGCGTCACCCAGCTGATGCAGTACCAGGCCAACGGGTCCAATGTCTTCGGGTGAGCTGGCCGGCGGCGAGCTGATCTCCCTGGCCAACCGGATCGTGCCTTTCCCGCTGGCATGCCGCGAGGCCGGGATGGACAACGTGCCAGAGCCCCGGCAGAGCGGCAGCCGGGCCTATTGCCCGTTCGGTGAGTTCAGCCACCCCGATGGTGGCCGGGATCAGGCGCTGCGCGTCTACTACGATCACGGGTTCTGCTTTGCGGAATGGCTGTACCTGTCCCCGGTCAAGATCCTCGCTCTGGCCCGGGATCTCGCCGCGGAGGAGGCTGCCAGGCACCTGCTCGACTGCGTCGGGTACCAGCCGGCCTCGTGGCAGGAGCGGTGGGAGGAGCTGCTGGAAGAGCGGCCGGAACCGGATTACGCTGCCCTGGCCCGTGCTCTTCGTTCCCGGCTGGAGGTTAGGTACGCTGACTGGGGGAATCGCCAACTCGATTCTAATGTTTCGACAATGCTGGCCAGCTGCCTTGGGCTGCTGACACGGGTCCACTCGGAGGCGGACTGCAAGCTTTGGCTGGAGCGGTCCTCAGAAGTGATGGCGCAGGCACTAGGAGGATGAGATGACTGCAAAGACCACGCTGAACGTCCCAAAGCTGCCCGGATGGATCACGCTGAGCGAGGCGGGAAAGATCCTGGGAGTCTCCCGGTGGGCGGTCCACAAGATGTGCGACCGGGAAGCTCTCAAGCCGGGTGAGAAGCCGGTGCTGAATGCTTTCTACATCGGGGATCCGGACCGCCCGGTATACCTTGTGCGCGAGGCGGAAGTCTCGGCCCTCAAGAGGAACCGGGGCCGCCCAGCCCAGCCCTCGGCTAGTTCCGCAGAGGCAGTGCCCGAGGTGCAGACGGCGTAACAAGAGCAGGGCCCTGGGATCCACGGGCGGTGGTCCCAGGGCTCTTCACGTTGGAGGGTGGGGATATGGCGATCTTCGCGGACATGGTGGCCGAGCAGGCGACGGAAGCTGCTGCCACCTATGATGGCCACCGCTGGCGCTGGCTGGTTGAGCAGTGGGGGCGCCCGGTACGCAGAAACGGTCTTGTCCTCCCGGAGCAGCAGCTGAGCGACGGCGCGGTTATTGATGTAGCAGGCGCCCTGACCTGTGATGCTGTCATGCGGCGCTGGCTTGGGCTGCCTGGCGAGGAGAATGCCCCCAGGCGGCGGGCTGCCCTGGAGCTGCAGGAGGCCCTGCACGGCTTCGAGATGGAGCGCGCAGCCCGGCCGCCGCAGGTGACCTACTCGCTGCCGCTCAGTGCTCCGGTGACGGAGGATCCGTACGGCAGCACCTATCCCATCCCCGCGCCTGCCACCAGCCCGGCAACCATGCCCGTGCCCGCGGTGCATCCGGCCCGTCCCGGCCTCATCGAGACCACCCATCAGGTCCGGGCGTTTCTCAGAGACCGCCTGCACAGATGAAAACCATCCTCACGTTCCTGGCACCGCGGGAGATGCTGTCTCCCGCACAGCTGTGGTTCCTGGCCGGGCAGGACCCCGCTCGCTATCTGGAGCTGATGCGTGAGTATGGGTACATCGTGCCCTCCCGTGGCGCTCCCCAGGAGCCACTGCCGTGCGGCTGGCCAGACAATGGGCACCGGGTGCCACTCGAGTATGACGACACCCTGGTCTGGGAGGAGCCGTCGGACAGCGGCAACGGTGTCTACCTGGTTCGCCAGCTGGCCGATGGGCGCTGGTACTGCCCATGTGAGGACTTCGAGTACCGCGGCATGGAGCGGCCTTGCAAGCACATCGTGCGCCGGCAGCGGAAGATCGCAGAGGCTGTCGCAAGCCAGGACGGCAGAGGTAGGGTGACGGCGTGAATGAGCTGCTGGAGGAACGCGGGTGGGAAGAGCTTCCTCCAGGGGAGCTGTGCTGGCTGGACTGTGCCGGGCAGGCCCTGCACAAGGAATGGCATCACAGCGAGATAGATCTCTGCGAACCGCACGCCCTGGTGCTGGAATCCGGGCGCAAGAACGCCACCTACGCTGGGGCGCTGACCCCGTCCGACTCGGTTGCAATCGAGTGGCCGTGGCGCCGCATTGCCCGTCAGCTTGTCGACGTCGTATAAGTCCTATGGCGGCAGGACGATGCGAGGGCTGTGGCAGATCAGACTCTGCGTCCAAGATTGCGCGTCACATCCAGGCATGCGATGAGTGGCTGAAGCTGTACGCCAGGGATCCGGCGCTGGCGCTGTCTCCCGAGGAGTCGGCCCGGCGGTGGAAAGGCGGGGGCCGCGCTTCCGAGCGCGCGGCATATCTGCTGGCTGTAACCTCTGACATCGAGGAGCGCCGGGCCGCTGCCCTGGAGCGCTTCCGTCCCGCCGACATCCTGGCCGATTAGGAGCGCCATGCCCGATGATGCGCAGCCCACGACCAACTCCAAGATCGAGAACATGAAGCGGGCGCGGGAAGCTCAGTTCGCCGGCTGGTTCGAGAAACGGCACTGGCGGGTGGCCGAGGAGACCAACGGCCTGCGGACGCGCGATGGCATCACCATTCTGTACGACCACGGGGAGTTCTGGGTCCAGCATCCCGGTGTGTTCAAGACCCCGCTCGGGCACCGCGGCAAGCGCGGGTTCCTGGTCAGGGAGACCGACGCCAAGGGCAATGACCTTGATCCTGCGTCGGTGCAAGCCTTCGGCCATCTCACCCTGAAGACGGCCGGGGAGCGCTACGGGACGATCCACGGCCTGCCGGCCGAGCCCCGCAGAGAGCCTCCTGAGGAGCTGCTGGGACAGCTGGACCCCCCTCACCCGGATTCGGACGACCCTCCTGAGCCGACTGGCTGAGAACTGTCGCCCCTGGGTGGTAGGATTCCCTTCCAGTTGACACGGGTCTACCTCCCGGCTAGTCTGCTAGATGGAAGAGCCCAGCACGCCTGGGCGCGCATTCCAGCTCGGAAGCAGGAGGATGCGCATGCCGCAACCTGTAAGTGCAGTGCCGTCATCGCCGGAAGAGTTCGTCAGGCTGTACCGCGATTATGTCGTGCATCTGGTCCGCAAGCTCGGGGTTCCGGACCAGGACTGTGAGGACGTCGCGAACGACATCCTGGAGAAAGAGCTGAGGGCCAGGGACACGCTCGGCCGCGAGGTCGGGGTCCTGGCGCTCTACAACCCCCGGCACGAGGTCGAGTTCCAGGGCGAGCGCAAGCGGGTAACCTTCCGCGCGTTCCTGTCCGCCCGGGTAGCCCTGAGAGTGCGGGGCAAGCGCGAGACCATTCAGCGCCGCGCCGGGCGCGAGCTGCTGATCTGCGACTCCGCGGTCAGCGACGGCCAGAGCTGGATCGACCTGTTCGGGGGATCGGTCACCGACGACTACAGCCACCTGGACGCCGAGGAGTGGCTGGCCGCCATGCGTGACCGGCTGGCCCGCGTTCCCCGCAGCTCCCCCGGTGACAGCTGCGACCTCATCGCCTTGTTTGATGAGCTGGTCAGCCAGATCAAGCGGACCGGGGCGATCGACCGGTCCGCGGTGCAGTCCCGCTTCGACGTTGCCGACACCACGGTGACCAACTGGCTGCACCGGCTTCGCGAAATTATGGGCGCCGTCCCCGGCACCGAGCTGGCCCCGCCGGAGAGCCGCGTCATCGGCGGCGTGACCCTGACCATGGCCGACATCCGGATGGCGCTCAACGTTCTGCGCAGCGCCCCCGGCATCATGGTCCGGCAGCCGCTGGCCAAGGCCGGGCACCCGCTGGCCAGGGCCGAGGCGGGCTGGTACCACTCTTTCTCCAAGGAAGAGATCAAGGCTTTCCCCGAGATCGCGGTCGACCCCCAGACCCACCGCAAGCCTGCCGGGCACGTGAAGCTCGCCGTGATCCACCGGCTGGAGCGGATGCTCGGGCTGCTCATGGCCGAGGCCCCGGCGCCCGAGCCGGAAGAGCCGCTGACCGAGTGGGAGCTGACCGAGGCCCGCCTGTGGTCGGCCGGCCTGAAGGACACCTCGGTGCTGGATGAGATCCACAAGTGGTGGGAGACCAGCCACTCGGAGGTATCAGTCGCATGATGGCAGAACAGACGGTTGTCGTTCAGGGTCTGGATGTCCTGGGCATCGTTGCAAGTATCGGGCTGGTGGTACTGATCTTTGGTCTTGTGTGGGTCATCAATCTCCTGGGCGACATCCGCAGAGAGCTGCGGAGGAATCGGTGATCGTCGGCCACGACCGCGTCATGACCGAGTTGCTGTGCTGCTCCGAGCCGGCCATGCTTCTGCAGGGCCCCGCCAGCGTCGGCAAGTTCACCGCAGCCCGTCACGTCGCCTACTCCTGGGAAGTGCAGCAGGCCGACCTGTTCTGCATCGAGAAGCTTTCAGCAAACGATGCTAAGCGGGTGGCTGACCAGCTGGCTTACATCCCGCCGTTCGGTGAGCTGAAGGCGTTCATCATCCGGACGGACGGATCCACCCCCATCGCCCAGAACATCCTGCTGAAGACGCTGGAGGAGCCCACGCCCGGCATCCGGTTCTTCCTGGTGGCTTCGGAGCCTGTGCTGCCCACGATCGCCTCGCGGTGCCGCCTGTTCCAGTTCGGGCTGCTCAGCGACGGTGAGGTCGAGCAGGTGCTTCGCCAGACCGGGATGAATGCCGAGTCGGCCGCCTTCCACGCACCGCTCGGCGCGGGCCGGGTGCAGGCCGCCAGGGCCGGGGTCAGTCCCCATGCCCGCGGTCAGGTCGTCTCAGCGCTGCGTGCGCTGGCCGCCAGGGATCCGTCCATGCTGCCCGCCGCCCTGAGGGAATGGGACGAGGCGGCTCACGAGCTGCTCAAGTTGTGGGCTGCTGAGGCCGCCTCCGGCCGGTGGCGCGTGTTCACTGACGAGAGCGCCCCCGGTGCCAGTGCGGACATGGCCCGGAAGTTGCTCGGCCGGCTGGGCAGCTACTCCCAGAGCGCTCCCAAGCTGGCGGCTTACGCCGCGCTCGACTCCCTGTGCTGGAGCTGATTTCCTGCGCGATACCCCTCCTGTCGTGCAGCATTGCACCGACCACATAGGAGGGGAATACGATGCCTGACGAGATCGGGGCTGTCGACCTCAGCGGACTGCCCGGCAGGATGGATGCCGCCCGGCGGCAGAGGAGTGAGCCGCCTCACCCGCAGCGCCCTCCGTCCCGGACCACCGCCAGGGTGCACTCGGCGGTGACCAATCCAGATGGATCTGGCGTAGCCCAGATCATGGTCACGGACGACGCTCCTCCGTGGATGACCCCTGAGCTGGAGCAGAGCCACAAAGACCTGCTCGACCTGGGTGAGCAGGTGCAGCGGCGCAGTCAGGAGGTGCTGCGCTACGGGGGGAACATCCCCCTGGAGAGCATGTTCTCCCTGCAGCTGTTCACGCTGGTCGACATGCTCTTCCCGCGGACCACCGAGCGCGGCCAGAGGCAGTTTCTGGAGTATCAGGTCCGGGTGCAGAACCGGCTGCTGGAGATTCTCGACTCCGTTGAGGCGCAGATCCACCAGGCAGCCCTGGCCGCCGGGAGTCACGTTCCCCCGGAGGCCCTGGCCCGGATGGCTGAGCGCGCCGGGATACCCACCCCGGCGGCCGAGCAGAGACGAGGTGGATGATGGCAACTTACGGGCAGTGGGCTAAGAAACGGGAGCTGGGCAGGATCAGCTGGGTCTGCGGCAATGAGCCCGTGCTGATCGAGGAGATCGTCGCCACGGCGCTGGCGCAGGCCACGTCCAGCCTCGTCCTTGATGCGGCGGAATGCACTGAGGCCGACGTCTGGTCCGCGGCCGCCTCACCGCCGGCCGATCCGGACGAGCGCCTGCTGGTTCTCGTCCGCAGCGCCCAGCGGCTGAAACGGTGGGATCAGCTCGCCCCGCTGCTCACCGCCCGCGACCTCGGTCAGGTCCGGGTGCTGTTCGTCTCCTCTGAGGAACGGCTGGCCAGGCGCCGCGGTGAGGACGAGGAGAAGGCGGTCCTCGCACCGCATCTGGCCCTGCTGCGCGACAGCCGGCCGGGGATGGTGGTGGAGTGCCGGGTGCCGGAAGACTGGCGGGACATGCCCGAGTGGCTGCTTGAGTGGGCCAGCACGGCGCTCGGCGGTGCCGGGCGCGTGGCCGGGGAGATGCTGCTCATGCTGTCCGGCAGCATCACCGAAGCGGCTGCGGTGGCTGCCAAGCTCACCGGAGCCGGGATCCCCCCGAGCCGGGAGATGATCACTGCCCTGGCCGACCCGGCCGCTTCCTACACCGAGGCTGTGATAGCTGGACGCACGGCGGAGGCCCTGGCAGCGGCCGCGGGCATGACCCGCGAGGACACCGGGGCTGCGATCGGGCTGCTTGCCTCCCGGCTCGACCTGCTGCTTGCCCTCCACGAGGCCGCCATGAGGCACTGGGACGCCCGTGAGACCGCGGTGAAGGGCAGCGTGCCCAGCTTCCTCCAGCTGCGCTACAGGGCCGCTGCGGCCTCGTACAGCCACGAGCGTGCCCGCTCGCTCCGGCTGGTCCTGGCGGAAGCTGACGCAGCGTGGCGCTCGGGAGCCCAGGATGGGGTGCCGGAGTTCGTCGCGGTGCTGTGGGCGGCTTAGGAGGTAGCAGGGACATGACGACCAAGCCACGCCAGCGCCCTGGCGATCAGCCGCTGCCGGTCCCGAATGAGCGTCCCTCGATTCATGATCTGGCAATCGAGGATCTGACGACCGGGCTGTTCAGTGATCCCGCCCCCGGCATCGACCTCATGGGGTCGCGCAAAGACCTTGGACTGGAGCGGTACGGCTCCCTGCTGCAGGCGTTCAACGGCCGTGACGCGCACCGGGATTCCCTGGAAGAGATGGCTGATCTAATCGTCTACACCAGGCAGATGATTGAGGAGCACCGGGAGGCTGGAACACCCCCTGGGCCCATGCTCATTAGGCTGGAGGTTGTCTACCAGACCCTGCTGTTCCTGCTAGTCGATATGTCGACACTCTCGCTTCCTGCGCCAGAGCCGAGCTATGGTGATGGTGAGCAGGCAGGAGAGCCTGCGGACGGAGCTGGTTCATGACAGGCGCAGCCCCGCCCAGCTGGCGGGTTTACCAGAAGGAATGGACCGTCGTCTACACCAGTGATGCAACGGACAAGGAAGGCGCGGCGGAGACCAGCCGGTTCCTTGCCGAGCATTATGATGGCCGCCTGAACGACGAGGACATCCGGATGAGTCTTACGGTCCCTGTCCTCGTGAACGGCCAGCGCCCCGAGAACTGCGAGCCAACGCATGCGCGCGGCTCGGTGCGGACCTGGAACCTCCGTGGTGAGTGGGGCCTGCGCGAGGACGCAGACAACCACGTCGAGAGGATCTGGGCCGCAGAAGGTGTAGTCCCTACCGTGGTGGGGGCAGAAACACCACAGGAGCAGGAGCTGCTCGATTACGGGAAGAGGATGCTGCCCGCATGAGCCCAGTTGCTGTCGAGGCACTCGAAACCAGGCTGGCGCAGACAGAGCGCGAGCGTGACTTCGCGAACACGGTGGCCGCGGAGGCCGTCCGCATGCTCAGCGATGATCAGCTTCACGCGCTGCGCCGCCGGCTGGCGGGGTGCGACGAGCCTGCGCTCGTCCGCACGGGCTGATGCGTGTCTACCGGGATCGCTCCGGGCGTGTCGCCGGCACGTCCCAGGGCTGCTTGTCCTACTTTATCGGATGGTCGTTCGGGGTCATCCTCACACTTGGGGGAATCGCCCTCATCTTCCTGTGGCCGCTGGCGGTCTTCCAGGGACCTAACGACTGGCAGCCCCGGCTCTTCTGGTTCTTCACCCAGTGGTTCCTCGTCTCCCTGATCGTCCGCCGGGTCTCCCGCGTCGCCAGGCGCCGCCGGCTCGCCGCGCAGGCCGACCGGGCCATCGCTGAAAAGTACGGGCCCGGCCCGAGGGACTGGTCGCCCATGACCGACGACGGCCGACGGGCAATCTGAGCCTCACACGAGTAATACAGGCGTGAGCCAACCCACGACTGCGTTTGCGCCGGACTACGGTCTTATCTCCAGCGACGACGAGTTCGAGCAGCTCTGCCAGAAGCTGGTAGAAGATGGTCTGCCCTTCGGCTTTGACATCGAGACCAGCTATGACGGCGAGCCCCGCGAGGAAGCCCAGCTGCACCCGGAGACTAACTTCGTCTGCGGGCTGAGCTTCACCAATGCCACGACCTGGGCCCGGTATGCACCGCTGCGCCACGACTTCGGGTTCAACCTGGACAACAAGCGCGCCGCCGTCGCCTTCTGGCAGGTGGTGCAGACCCGGCTGGGGATCCCGCACAACGCGAAGTTCGAGCGTCGCTGCCTGTCCCGCTGGTTCATGGAGTACCTGGGCGATCACCCGCTGCTGGGCGCCGCGGTGCGTGCGGCCTGCGGGTACTTCGACGTCCTGTCCGACACGATGCTGGAATCCTACGTCGAGGCGGCCAACCAGAAGCACGGGCTAAAGGAAATCACCTTCCTCAACTTCGGCCACAAGATGGCTGAGATCTTCGACCTGTTCCCGCAGCGCCTGACCAAGGGCGGCAAGCCGCGCAAGCTCACGCAGAAGGAACAGAAGAGCATCCGGTTCAGTGAGCTGGACCAGCACGACCCTAAGGTCATCGCGTACGCCTGCGAGGACTCCCTGTGGGCGCTGGTCCACCACTACCGCCGCTACCCGGTGGTCAAGGACAACTGGATCTACCAGCTGGAGATGGCGATCCTGCCGATCGCCTGCAAGATGGAGGACCGGGGGGTCCAGTACGACTGGAACTTCCTGCGTGAGGGAGCAGTGCGCGCCCGGGCGTTCCAGGACAAGCTGGCGCGGGTGATCAACGCTGAGCTGACCAAGCTCGTGCGCGGGATGGACCCGGAAGCCGACGAGGTTGACATCAACCTCGCCTCCCCGGCGCAGATCTCCGCGGTGCTCTACGACAAGCTCGGGTTCACGACCCGGCGCAAGACCAACAGCGGGAAGAACTCGACCGACGAGGTCGCGCTGACCGGGCTGGCCAAGTCCTATCCGGTGGTCCAGCGGATCCTGGACTGGAAGTCGCTGAATAAGCTCGCAGGCACCTATCTGGAGGTCTACGAGGAGCGGTTCAGCTACGCACCTGATGGCAGGGCCCACCCCGGCTGGCTCCAGCATGGGGTGCCGGCCGGCCGGTTCGCGGCCGCGGGGCCGCCGGTCCAGCAGAGCCCCAAGCACTACCACTACAAGATCACCCGCGAGGAGTGGCAGGAGGCCACCGGCACCGCGGCGGAGCAGGACATTACCTTTGACTTCAACTTCCGCGATGCGATCGTCGCCCCGCAGGGCTACTACCTGATCGGGTTCGACTACAAGAACATGGAGCTGCGGGTTCTGGCCGGCGAGGCCCAGGAGCCCGCGCTGCTGGAGGCGTTCGGCCGAGGCGAGGACGTCCACATGCTGACCGCCACGCTCATGCTCGGGCGCCCGGCGGCCCAGATCGCCAAGGACGACCGGGACAAGTTCGGCAAGATCATGAACTTCGCCCTGTCCTATCAGATGGGTGTTGACGGCCTGTCCCAGCGTCTCGGTGTCAGCAAGGACGAAGCTCAGGCTTTGTTCGATCAGTATTTTTCTGCCTACACCCGGATCAAGGCGTACATGGACCAGACCGTGGCCAGCGCCAAGGCGCTCGGCTACATCACCACCCGGTTCGGCCGGAAGGTGAAGATCTGGGAGTTCCTGAGCAATGAGCGGTGGATCTACGCCGCCGGGGAGCGCCTGGCTGGGAACGCGCCGATCCAGGGCGCCGGGACCGGGGACTACCCGAAGATCGCCATGGTGCGCGCTGAGGCGGCTCTGCAGCAGGCTGGGCTGGCGGACTCGGCCGAGCTGGTCATGAACATGCACGACGCCCTGTACTGGTACGTGAAGGCCGACGTGGCCCCGGCCGACGTTATTCGCGTCCTGCAGCCCGCGGTTGTCTTCCCGGTTGAGGGCTGGCCGCCTATCGAGGTCGAGTGGTGCGCCGGGTACCGGTGGGGATCAATGAAGGACTTGGAGGTGCTGCCAGATGGCTCTGTACGGATCGCCGGAGCAGAGGAGCCAGCAGTCGGAGTACGTGAACCGGCTGGAGTACCTGAGCAAGATGAACCAGCCGCTGAGCCAGTCGGAGCGCGAGTGGCGGTTCCAGAGCCGGCGGTGGCCAGCGCTGCTCCTGCTGTGCTCGCTGGGCCTGCTCGCAGCCCTGACCCTGGCCTACCTGCTCTGGACACTGCGCCCCGCACTGTGATCGTCACGCTCGAACGTCAGCCCGAGGTCTTGGCCTGGACGGGTTTCTGCGGCTGGTTGCAGAGCGATGAGATGGCCGGGAGCAACCGGGTGATCGTGCGTGTGCCCGCGGGAGAAGTGGAGCTGGATATGCGGTGCAAGCTCGACCCGGCGTGGCAGCCTAATGTGTCCCTGCTCTTCGGCGGGGCGGTGGTCAACTACGCTCCTGATAGCGTCGATACAGGAGCCCTGGCCGCCGGACTGAGCCTTTAGGGAGTAACAGGATCATGGATATCGAATACCACTGGGCGAGTGAGTACGCCCGCCGCAAGTTCGGCGTCACATTGAACGATGGAGACGATCTCTACCGTCTCCTCCGGGACATCCACCTCCGGGGCAGCGCCCCTGAGATTGCTGCGAAGCTGACGGGCGATCAGGTGTTCAACCTGCTGAGCCTGGAGGCTGAATACCGCGCTCTTACCGCATACGGGATCTACGTCGGCGGCCTGTACGAGGCCGGAGGCGAGGCTGCGCTGCCTCCCGATGCACAGGACACCGCCACTAGGCTGCGTAAGCTGGCGGCGACACGCCAGGAGATGTTCGCTGACCTGCGCTCCAAGTTCGGGGCCGAGGAGCCTGCTATGGCCGGCGCGGCCGGGGCCGGTGTCTAGCCCGGACCCATCCGCTAACCTCCGCGCTGCGATACTCAGCTGGCTTCAGGAGGCACAGCGCCTGCGCGCTCAGGTGTCGGCCGCTGTGCCTCCTCTGGGCTCTCACCCGGACCGCTTCGCTGAGGCGCTGCTGGTGGCCCGCGGGTGCCAGGACCGGGTCGAGCAGATCCTCGGTGAGGCGGAGAGCCTGCGGCACATGTCCCGTCGGTGGGCCTGGGATCTGGAAGCCACCGCCGACGACGCCTACGATGCCCAGGTGGCTGCGAACCGCCAGATGGGTCGCGGCGGTGAAGGCGACTACCGCACCGGCCGCGAGCGCCAGGCGGAGATCAATCTTTCGATACTTACCCAGCTTCAGGCTCACCGGAGCGCCCGTCGTTTCTACGATGAAGTGGACGAGCTGGTCGAGCGGCTGCGGATCCTGCATCGCGGGATTGATGGAACGCGCCAGGATCTCGGCAACTACCTGCGTCACGTGCAGTGGGAAAAGAGCATGGAACGATGAGATGCCACAGGTGCCATAAAATGATAGGCCCTGGCGTCGCATGGGCTAAGCACGTGGAGTGTCGCCGGGTAGATGGAGTGCTGAAGGTCTTCGGCAAAGACATGCCGGACGGGAAACTGGCCGACGCCCGCGGCGAGCTGGTGTGGGCCAAGGACTCCAAGTGCTACTGGATTGATGCAAAGCATGAAAAGCGATCTGGAACTCCTGCGTCAGCGGCTGCGAGCTAAGCAGGCCGAGCGCGCCGCTGACCCCGGCTACCGGGAACGGCCGTCATCCGATTGGCGTCCCCAGGATGTAGCCGACGTGGAGGAGCTGCTCAGTGCTGGCCAGCAAGATGAGAGACGAGCTGGACGAGAAGATCAATGAGTTCGGGGACTTTGATGTCTGCATGGTCGACACTCTGCAGCCGGAGTGGCGCATTCCGGTGGCCGACATAGTTGTAGAGCTGGGCGATGCAGATAGATTCACGCTCGTCTCCGAGTAAGTGGCTTTGTCAGAGCCCTCGGGTGTAATAGCTGTAACGATGACCCAAGCGCGAGGAGCGTGGCATGGGACGAGTTCCATACAACGAAGAGTTCGGCGGCGGTACCGGCGGCCCCAAGTTCCCCAGGGTGTCTCTGGTCAAGGATCAGAAGATGCGTCTGATCTGCCCGGAGCAGCCTTACATGGAGTGGGTGCACAGGCTGGAGGCTCCCGAGTTCCAGAATGGCGAGCCCCTGAAAAAGAAGAGGGAGGGCCGTAACGGCGAACCGGACACCCTGGTCTGGTCGCTGGAGTGGATGGGCAACCCCATCTGCGCGGGCGTCCACGAGACGCTCAGGGCCAACGCTGGTCTGGACCCGCAGAACTGCCCGATCTGCGCTGTTTCCGTGCAGATGAACGGCAGGGGAGTTCGCGCGGCGCAGTGCCGGTACGCGATGAACGTGCTGGAATACCCGATGCTGCCGAACGGTCAGCTGGTCAGCCCGTTCAGCCTCCGGGTCCTGCTCTGGGCGTTCACGTCCAGGATGTACGACAAGCTCGTCGCGCTGCGGAACGAGCACGGCAGCTTCCAGGACCACGACATCATCATCGGCCCGGTCGAAGGCCCGATCAATTTCCAGAAGTACCCGATCGAGATTGGGCGGCAGGCGTACTGGCAGCAGATCCCGAACGGCGAGCAGGTGGTCCGGGGCACCTACACCCCTGCCAATCTGGCCACCGAGATTCAGCTGCGTGACGCTTGCGGGCGGCCGCCGTCGCAGTACCTGACCCAGGATCTGGAGCGGGTGCAGCAGCGGTGGCAGATGGCTGACGCCGCGGAAGCTCAGGCCAACGGCAGCGCGGCGCCGCAGTTCAGCGGCCAGCTGCAGGCTCCGGCGCAGCAGAGCCTGCAGGCGGGGTTCGAGAACGTCCTTTCCGGAGGGCAGCAGGGCGGCCCGGCTCAGCCCATGTACGCCGGGCAGCAGCAGGCTCCGGGACAGTCCCAGTTCGGCGGGTTCCCGGCCCAGCCGCAGAACGGCCAGGCACCCCAGCCCGCGGCGGTCGCCGCGCCTGTGGGTAACCCGTTCGAGCAGCAGGCTGCTGCTCCCCAGGGCAACCCGTTCCCCGTGCAGGAGCAGCCCTCGGCTCAGCAGCCGGACTTCGCTGGGCAGGGGTACGGTCAGGGCTTCGGTCAGCAGCCACCTGCCACTCCTCAGGGCAACCCGTTCGCCCCGCAGCAGGCAGCCGCGCCGCAGCAGCCCGCCCCTCAGGGCAACCCGTTCGCGCCGCAGCAGGGTGCTCCGGCCCAGGCCCAGCAGCCGTTCGCCGGCGTCCAGCCGGCGCAGCCTGCCCCGGGCCAGCAGCTGCCTCCGGGTCTGGCGATGTTCCAGCCCATGACCCAGGGTCAGCAGGCGCCTGTTCAGCCGTCGCTCGAAGCTCCGCCCGCTCAGGCTGCCCCGCAGGCTGGCCAGTCGGTGGCTTTCGGAGATCTCATGAACATGGGCGGCCAGCCACAGCAGGGCCCGCCGAGCCAGTGAGCGACCTGCGCATCGCCGGGCTGGATCTGAGCCTCACCAGCACAGGTGTCGCTCTCATCCAGCCCGGCGGTCCCGTCTCTGTGTACCGGATCCAGCCGCCGTCCGCGGCCAAGGCCACTGTGCACGAGCGCCTGAAATTCCTCTACACCGAGGTCCGGCAGCTCGTGGCTGGCGCTACCCACATCACCGTCGAGGGGCCCGCATTCAACCAGAATGCGGCCGCCCACAAAATGGGCGGCGTGTGGTGGAACGTGATGCATGTTCTCTGGCTCGATAACCCCGATGCTGAGGTCGTGGTGGTGTCCCCGACCACGCTCAAGGTCTACGCCACCGGCCGGGGTAACAAGCTGGAAAAGGACGAGGTGGCCATCAAGGTGGTCCGCCGCTACCCGGCCGTCGACATCCGTAATAACGACATGGCCGACGCGTGGGTCCTGGCGGCTATGACCGCCGATCAGCTCGGCTGCCCGGTGGTCGAGGTTCCCAAGGATCACCGCCGGGCCCTGAAGGACTGGCCCTACAAATAGGAGCGCTACATGGCAGGTAAGACCAAGCAGGACGGTGCTGAGGTTGCCGACCCGCTGGCTGCGTTCATGGCCAAGGTCAACAAGGAACACGGTGAGGGGTCCATGCTGACCCTGAATGACAGCGCCATCGAGGTCGAGCGCATCACCACCGGCTCGATCGGCCTGGATGACGCGCTCGGTGGCGGACTGCCCCGCGGCCGGATCGTGGAGATCTACGGCCCGGAGAGCTGCGGGAAGACGACCGTGGCCCTGCAGGCGGCCTACCGGGTGCAGCAGGCTGGCGGGCGGGTGTTCTTTGTCGACGCCGAGTATGCGCTGGACCCGGACCTGTGCCGGGGGATCGGGATCGACACCGACCAGCTGTATTTCCTTCAGCCTGACACCGGGGAGCAGGGGCTGAACGTCACCCAGGACGCGATTGAGTGCGGGCTGTTCGACCTGATCATCGTGGACTCGGTCGCGGCCCTGGTGCCCAAGGCGGAGATCCAGGGGGAGATCGGGGACTCGTTCGTGGGGCTTCAGGCCCGGCTTATGTCACAGGCCATGCGAAAGCTGGTCGGGGCGTTCCCGGGCCCAGGTGAGCCCGGTCGCCGCGCGGTCGTCATTTTCATCAACCAGCTGCGCATGAAGATCGGTGTGCAGTTCGGCAGCCCGGAGGACACGCCTGGCGGCAAGGCGCTGAAGTATTACTCCTCGGTCCGGCTCGACGTCCGGCGCATCGAGACCCTTGGCGGCCACGCCGCTGCCTACGGCAACAAGCTGAGGATCAAGGTCACCAAGAACAAGGTCGCGCCGCCGTTCAAGACGGCTGAGGTGGACCTGCTGTTCGGCCGCGGGATCAGCCGTGAGGGCGAGCTGGTCGACCTGGGTGTGGAGCGGGGTGTCATCCGCAAGTCCGGCTCCTGGTACATCTACGGGGATCTCCAGATCGGGCAGGGCAAGGCCAACGCCGTCGACTGGCTTGCTGCTAACCCGGACATCGCTGGGGAGATCGACGTCCAGATCCGGGCGCTGCTGGCCAGTAGCGCTCCGGCCCCCGTCCCGGTGGTGGCTGAGGTGGGGAATCCGTTCGCCACCACCTGATGGTGCTTCCTGTCCCCTGATGCGTAATAGCGTCAGAAGCTCATGTCCGAGGAGGCACTATGGCAACCGTTACCTTCGAGCAGATGCGTGACAAGCTCCTGACCGTCGACCAGACTCTGGAGTCGCTGCGCTCGACCGAGCCCCTGACCGAGGTGGTCTTCCATCCGGCCGAGACCGTCACGTTCCGGATCGCGCCCGGCTGGCAGGAGGGGAACAAGAACGACAACTACGCCGCGGTCGACGCCCACATCCAGATCCCCAGTGGCGAGGAGTACCAGCTGAGCCGGCTGGCGCTGCTGGAGGCCGGGGCTCTCGCTGGCATCCCGCGGCACAAGCAGGAGGAGTGGCCGGCCTCGTTCATGGAGACCCTGCTCAACTGGTGGTTCCAGGAGAAGGCCGAGCGTGACCACAAGCTGCTCATCCGCGCAGCCAACGGCGGCAACCCCTCGCTGGCTCTGGCCGCCTGCCGCTCGACCATCACGCCGTTCTCAAACGTCCGGCTGATGGAGATCATGATCGACCGGGTCCGCCACAAGCTCGGTGCCGACGCCGAGGTGCTGGTCGACTACAAGTTCAGCCACAGCCTGGAATGGACGACCCTGCGGCTGGTCGTGCCGGACCTCAACCGGGTCATCACCGGCACCCGCGACGAGAACGACACGTGGTGCGGCGGGATTGACCTGTCCAACTCGCTGGTCGGCATCCACCCAAGCCGCCTGCAGGGTTACGCCTTCCGGTGGTGGTGCACCAATGGCGAGACCACCGACCTCGCCCAGACCACCCAGTTCTCCCGCAAGGGCTCCTACGACCCTGCCGACGTGTGGGCGTGGGCCCGGACCTCGGTAGATGAGATCCTGGGCGGTCTGAGTGGCGTGTTCGATAGCGTCCAGCAGCTTACCGCGGCGCCGGTTACCGGAGACTCCGCGAGCGTGACCGCGATCCTGCACGACCTGTTCGCCCGGTACAACGTCCCCGTCCGCGAGCGCAACCGGATCATCGCCGGGCTGGCTGACCTGGGTGGGGATATCACCATGTACGACCTCATGCAGGAGGTCACCCGCGCAGCCAACATGGATGGCCTGCCTCCGCGGGCGGTCGCCCAGCTCATGGCGCTCGGCGGTCACATGGCCGAGGCGGGCACCGAGCGGTGCACCGAGGAGCACCCGTGCCGTCGGCTGCTGCCGCCCGACTTCCAGATCCCGCGCTCGCGCGTCCGGCAGAACCCCGCCACCAACTAGCCATGCCACACGGAGACTCAGACGAGCAGGCCCGCTCCGGCGGGCCTCTCGTTCTGACCGCCCTGGTCGACTGCGCCATGGACGAGGGCGGCTGCGGGACGACCTTTCAGGCCATCTGGACGGACGACTCCCTCTCGGTCGAGGACATGGCCGAGCCCCCGGTGGCCAGCATCACCTGCCCGGAATGCGGCCACGTCCACGTGGCCATGGAATGGCCGGGCTGGACCTTCTACAGTGAAGCCGGGTGATAGAGCAGGATGATTGACACCCTGGAGATAGAGAACTACCAGTCGCTGCGGAAGGTCCGGCTGCGCCTTGGCCGGTTCACCGTTATCACCGGGCCGACCGGCTCGGGCAAGACCGCGATCTTCCGGGCCGCCCGGCATCTGGTCTTCAACTCCCGCGGGGACTCCTACATCACCCGCGGGCAGAAGAGCTGCAAGGTGATCGCCAGCGTCCAGGAGGAAGGCTGGTCGGCCGGGATCGAGCGCGGCAAGACCAGCTGCTACCGGATCTCCAAGCTCGCAGGTGAGCCCGAGACGGCAACCTTCACCAAGCTCGCCGGGGGCGTCCCTGACGCGGTTACCGGGTTGCTGCGGCTGGGCAAGCTGAACTTTGCCTCCCAGTTCGACGGCCCGTTCCTGCTGGAGGAGTCGGCCGGCGAGGTCGCGCGGGTGCTCGGCGCGCTCACCAACGTCACCGTGGTCTTCGAGGCCGCCCGCGAGGCGACCCGGCGCAAGCAGAGGCTGGGCGACCAGCTGAAGGACCGCCAGGCAGAGCTGGCCCGGCTCCAGGAGGAGGCGCAGGGCTTCGCTGGCCTCCCGGGCCGCCTGCAGGCTGTCCAGGCGGCTGAGGCCGCTCAGGAGCGTCTGGAGGGTACCCAGGCCAGGGGGCAGCGCCTGCAGCAGCTTCTGGCGCAGCGCGCGGCCGCTCACGAAGCGCTCCAGCGAGCGGCCGCCGCGGTGCGGCCGGTGCCAGATCTTGATAAAGCTGAGGCCGCGTACTCACGCTGGAGGCGTCTGGCGGACCTACTTACTGAGCGCGAATCGCTGCGGGTGCGGTACATGGGAGCCGACTCCGACGTGGCGCTTGCTACCGAGCGGATCCTCGGCCTGGAGAGAGAACACCACGAGATGCTCACGCAGGCCGGGGTCTGCCCGGTGTGCGGGCAGGCGGTCGGGTAGGGTCGATTGGCCGGGTGTGCCTAGCCGGGAGGATCCGTGAGCGCAGAGGGCCAGGACCGCAGCAACTGGCAGCGTGTCGGGCCCTGGACCGGCCTCGGGTTCGGATTCTGCAAGGCCACCGAGAGCACCAACTACGTCGACCCGACCTTCGCCTCGAACTGGGCGAACATGCGCAGCGAGGGTGTGCCCCGCGGCGCCTACCATTTCTTCCACCCTTCCGTGGACGCGGCCGCGCAGGCTGAGTTCTTCGTCGCCCGCGTGCGCGACGAGGGGCTGGCCGACGGGGACATGCTCGTCTCCGATACCGAGATCACCGTGGGCACCGACGGCACGCTCCGGATGAGCCCGCACGCTGCCCGCCGCTCGGCCCTGTTCGACACCGACGAGGACAGCCGGCTTGTGCCGCTGGCCACCGACACCGGGGCCATCCCGCTCACGGCGGACGCAGCGGCGTTCCCCGGCTCGGTCAAGACGTTCCTGGACAGGGTGCACGAGCTGGCCCCGCACAGCCCGGTGCTGATCTACACCAACCTGTCGGTGGGGCGCCAGCTGGCCAGCTGCTCCGGCTACCTGCTGTGGATCGCCTGGCCAGAGGACACCCCGCCGCCGGACGTGGCCCCGTGGAAGAGCTGGAAGTTCTGGCAGTGGTCGTGGAGCGGAGGGTTCGATAACTGCGACCGGGACGCCTACAACGGCACGGTCGCTGAGCTGCACGACTGGCTGGGCAAATACAGGCGGGCGGATCCTGCCCCTGCGCCAAAGCCGGCGCCTGCTGTTCACCTGATGGAGGAAGACGTGCCGGTACTCAACACCGGGATCAACGCCCAGACGGAAATCTCGGTCCAGAAGGGCCAGGCCAAGGCCATCCAGTTCATCAACGACTGCGAGGGAGCTGGCGACCCGGCGCCCCATCTGCGCGTCGCGATCCTGTCCGAGGAGCACGGCTGGAGCCAGATCGAGGGCGCGCAGGAGGGCACGTTCGTGCTGAAGCCCTCGGGCGCCACCCAGGTCAACTTCACGGCCGGCGACGTCGTAGGGGTCAGCGTGAGCCGGTACGCCCAGGGCGCGCAGGTGCAGGTGGCGTACGCGCTTTTGACGTAGTAGAGGTGTGGCCAAATACCTCATCTTCGGTGACGTCCATCTCGGGCCGACGCCGAGCAGCTGCACCGGCACCTACGTAGATGATCTGTTCGATCTGCTGGAGCAGTGCATCTACCTAGCGCGTTCCCGGAACGTGGCTGCCGTGGTGATCGCCGGGGATCTGTTCCACTCGAAGGCACCGACGCGCACCAGCCACGCGCTGGTGACCCGGCTGATCAAGCTGCTGCGGCGGTTCGGGGTCACGGTCTGGTTCGTGCCCGGCAACCACGACATGCAGCACGACCGGATCGAGTCACTCGATGAGACTCAGCCTGCCGGGGAACTCCTGGCCTCCGGCGTGGTCAAGCTGCTGGACGGCTGGGACGACGAGTACAAGCACCTTTACGGCGTGCCCTGGCAGCAGCTCTGGGAAGACGAGATCGTCTTTGGCGCGCTGGCGGACTACCGGTCTCTGCACGAGACCCGGCCGCCGGAGCATTCTCTGGTCGTGACCCATGCCCCGCTGTACCCGCCTGGCCTGGAGCTGGCATACGAGTTCTACCCGCCTGGGAGATGGGCTTACGCCATGGGCCCGGGCCAGCACAGCTGCTACTACGGGCATGTGCACGAGCGCGCGGGCATCTGGCAGGTCCAGCCGCCCGACCTTCGTCCCGGGCACGATGTTGTCTATGCCGGGGATCCTCCGGGTGCAAGCGTTGTCACCTTCTGCAACCCCGGCGCCCTGTCCCGCGGCAGCCTGCACGAGCACAACCTGACCCGGATGCCCGCGGTCGCGATCTGGGACTCCGCCGACGGCCAGTTCACCGAGATCACCCTGAATGCCAAGCCGCCGGAGGAGGTCTTCCGGCTCCAGGAGAACCGCCAGACCACCGACATGACCGGCCGGCTGGAGGAGTTCCTGGTCTCGGTCGGCAGCACCCAGCTGGAAGTGATGAGCGTGGAATCCGTGGCGGCGCATGTCCGCGGCCTCGGATTGTCAGAGGCCGACACTACTTTGGCCATAGAACTATTGATGGAGGCTGCCAATGTCCGCTGACGCCAGGACCGCGGTGCTGTTCGACCTGGATTCGACGCTGCGCAACTCCCGCCAGCGCCACCACCTGTCCCCGGTCCGTCTGGCCAACGGCCAGCCTCCGGATAACGGGGGCCTGACCCCTCGGGACTGGCACGATTATGCGATGGCGGGAATCACTGACGTGCCTATGATGGGCCCGATCACCGCGCTGCGGCTGTTCTGGCCACACCATCAGATCCACATCGTCTCCGGCAGCAACGAGTCAGCCCGCGGAAACACCCTGCAGTGGCTGGACCGGCATGTCGGCCTGAACTGGATCGACGGCGTCCACCTTCGCGCCGACGACGACTTCACCGAGAACGGTCCGTACAAGGTCGCCCACGTCCTCGCGCTGCGCGAGCAGGGGATCGAGACCGTGCTGTTCTTCGAGGACTGGGCGCCCGCCGCGCAGCATATCGAGGCTGTGGGCCTGGTGCCGGTCGTCTGCGTGAACCCCTGCTACCCGTGCAAGACGTGCGGCGTCGACCCGCTGGCGGATGCGCTGGCCGGGCAGATCGACAACCGTGGCGGGGGGCTGTGAGCGTCCTCGCCGGCGCAGAGGAGCGTGCACTCAGGGTCAGCTGGAGCCTGATGCGCGTGAACTTCGAGTGCAAGCAGAAGCGCCATCTCAAGCAGACCACCAAGAAACCTACCAACATGGACATCCGGAACTTCTTCCCCGGAACCGTGGTGGACATCTGCATGCGCCGCTGGCTGGAGCTGGACGACCCCCCGGCCGGCGGCATGCAGGCCATGCTGGATGAGGTGCTGGAGTTCGCTGAGACCAACGCCCGCGAGACAGGCGATGGGATCGTTCAGTGGCGCGACCTGCACGATAAAAAGCGCGTCCGGGCGGACTGCTGGGAGCTGCTCGGCCGGCTGGAGCCGATCCTGCACCGGTATGCGCTGTCCGTCGACTACTCCCCCGCGGTGCGGTTCAAAGAGCCGTTCATCCTGCCGTACCTGGACGGCACTCCGCAGCAGATCTGGCTCGTGGGGGAGATGGACCTGTTCACCCGCACCCAGCCAGTGCCTGACCTGCGCGTCTGGGACCTGAAGAACACCAAGAACGCCCAGTACTGGCGCAAGACCGTCGGCCAGCTGCTGTTCTATGACCTCGCGGTGTGGGCACAGCACAAGCAGTGGACCGTCGAGTGCGGCCTGATCCAGCCCATGTGCCCTGAGCAGGTGCTGTCGTTCCAGTTCACCGACCAGAACCGGCGTGAGCTGATGATGCACCTCGCTGCCTTCTGCCGGGATGTCTGGATCAAGGACGTCACCCCAAAAGCCGGGACTGAGGGCTGCTCGTACTGCGAGATGCGCACCGCCTGCGTCCGGTATGCGGGCAACCGCGGCCGCGTCGCGTGGCCCGCGGCGTAATAGAGCCATGGACGATCTCGAACAGCGGCTGGCCGGCGTGCGCGCCCAGGCTGAGCAGGCGCGTCAGCGCCAGGCGCGGGCGGAAGCTGAGCGCCACCAGGCCCAGGGCTCCCTGGCTGCCGCAGACCAGACGCTCCGGGACGAGTTCCCTGAGCTGGTGAGCCAGAATCCGGAGAGCCTGCTGGCCGCGCTCCGCCAGCAGGCCGAGGCCGAAGTCAGCAACGTACTGACGGCCCTGGCGGCCGCGGAGGGAGCGTCATGACGGCAATCAGTGAAGTGCTCGGGGCGCCGGAAGACAGCCCGTTCGCGGCAGCGACACCGCCGGTCTCGGCCAGCCACCAGGAGTTCAGCTTCACCTGCCCCCGGTTCCAGCTGGCCCTCATGGCCACCCGCGCCGGGAACGTGGTGCCTGCCCGCGAGGGCCACCAGATGGTTCTCAACAACTTCGCCATCCAGGTCACGGCTGATCCGCCCCGGCTGGAGGTCACCGGCACCGACCTGGAGCTGCGCGTCATCGCCGCTACCCCCGCAGTGCAGGTGACCCGCTCGGCCGACCAGGACTCGCTGCCGCTGCTCATGCTGCCGGCCAAGCGCCTGCAGGCGATCCTGTCCGAGGCGCCCGATGGCGACGTAACGGTCAGCGTCAAGGGGGACAAGGCTGTCATCACCGCCGGGTCGGTGAGCTGGGAGCTGCAGGTGCCTTCGGATGGCTCGGACTACCCGCGCCCGCCCGCCCTGGACGAGGTGGACTGGCAGGAGACCGCGCGGGTGCCGCTGCTGTCGGCGTTGCGCACGGTCCGGCACGCGGTCAGCAAGTCCGGCACTAAGCCGAACCTCTCCCAGGTCGACATCCGCTCCCGCGACACCGACGGCGTGCCGTGCATGACCGCGGCCGATGGCACCCGGTTTGCGCAGATCCCGCTGCCCGGGTTCCCGGTCGAGATGCGGATCCCCGCTGCGGGCTCCCCGGCCGCCACCGACGAGCTGATCCGCCTCCTGATAGCTTCCGAGGCGGACACCGTGCGGGTGGGAAAGCAGGGGAAAAGCTTGTTCTTCGGTGTGGATTCGACGGTTTTCCGGGTTTTTCAGCTGCCGCTGGAGTACCCGGACATCTGGAAGCTGCTGCTGGAGCCCACCCTGGCCAACACCGACCTGCTCACGGTCAGCCGCGACGAGCTGAAGCGCGCGATCAGCCGGGTGCGGATCAACGCCGACGACGGCACGCACGCCATCGGCCTGCAGCTGTGCGCCGGCCGGCTGACCGTCTTCACCCGCGACACCCGCGGCAATCAGGCTGAGCAGACGATCGAGGCAACCTGGGATCAGCCGGAGCGCTCGCTGCTGGTCAACCACCTGTTCCTGGCCGAGATGCTGGGCGTCCACCCCAGCGGCGAGTGCATCTTCCGGCTCGGCAGGGACTCCGGGAAAAAGCGCTCGGTGGTGCTGCTCCGCGACGATGCGAGCGGGATCACCGGCATCATCAACCAGATGTCCGGGTCGCTGGCCGGGGCGTAGCAGGGACATGAGCACCGAGCTGGCACAGCGGGTCAGGGCGGCACGCAGCCGCACCGACATGGACATCGGCCGCGCCCGCGAGGTGGGCCGGGCCGGGCAGCTGGCCGAGTCCGCCGTAGCCCGGCTACAGGAGGAGATCGAGCGCCACGAGCGCACGGCGAAGCTGTTCACCACCATTGGCGAGACGCGCCAGGAGCTGGCCCGCCAGCAGATCGAGGGTCTCGTCACCCGCGGGCTGCAGACCATCTTCGATGAGGATCTGAGCTTCCACCTCGTGCCGTCGGTGCGGGGGAACAACGCCCAGGTCGACTTCATGATCCGGTCGGTGCACGACGTGCCGCCAGATCCTGAGAGGCAGACCTACGGGCCGGTCCAGGTCGACACCCCGGTGCTGGAGGCGCGCGGCGGGGGCATGGCTGTGGTTGTGGCCTTCATGCTGCGGCTGGTCGTGCTCCTGCTTACGCCAGGCACCCGCAAGGTGCTGTTCCTCGATGAGAGCTTCGCTCACGTCTCGCGTGGCTACGAGCCGAGAGTGGCCGAGTTCCTGAGAATGGTGAGCGAGAATGCTGGGGTGCAGATAGTTCTGATCACCCACTCTGACGCGTTCTCCGACCTTGCCGACGCCCTCTACCGGCTGGAGCTGGAAGGCGGCGTGACCGTGGTGCGCCAGGAGGGCTAATGCGGCCTCTCCTGAGCATTCTCATCGCGACGCTGGGCAGTCGGCAGGACAAGTTCTTCGAGCTGCTCGATATGCTGCTGCCGCAGGCAGAGGAAAGCGGCGAGGTGGAGGTCACCGGCCTCTACAACCACGGCGAGCACCGGCTGGCGGTCGTCCGGCAAAGGCTGCTGGAAAGTGCCAGCGGCACGTACCTGTGCTTCGTGGATGACGACGACATGGTCAGTCCGGACTATGTGGAGACCCTCCTGGCCGTCCTTCGGGACCACACCCCTGACTCGGTTGGGTTCAAGGTGTTCCTGAGTCACCGTGCCCAGGTCTCCACCTGCAGCCGCGTCCGCTTTGGCCAGAAGGTTTACGGCCACACCTGGGACTGGGGCATCATGACCCCGGTCCGGACTGAGATCGCCCAGAAGTGCCGGTTCGACACCTACACGGGCGGCCGCGTCGGTGAGGACGGCTGGTTCAAGGCCCAGCTGTTGTCCCTGCTCGGCCCCGAGGAGTTCATAGATAAAGTGCTCTATGAGTACCGGTGGGACGCTGAGGACTCGACGCAGACCCACCTCGCCCGGCAGCCTCGCCTCCCGCGGCCCTACGTTGGGTCACTGGCGTTCCGGTGGCATGAATGGAGCAGCAGATGAAAGACCGCAGCAAGATTGTCTACTGCACCATGGACAGCTCTCAGTGGCTGATCCTGATCCCGCCCGCAGGCTTGGTGTCCCCTCCGGTGATAACCCTGCATCAGTCATTTGTCGGGCCCGTGGAGTTCTACCACGCCTCGGCCTACAACATCCCGGTGCCCGACGACGCTAAGGCGGCCGCGAAATGACCAGTCCTGCGTCCGTCCAGAGCTGGCTCGACCAGACCGCCTACAAGATGGACCTGAGCTGCCAGTACCTCGGGGATGAGCCGAACACCCTGAACCGGGACTGGGACTCCGCCACGCTGCGGTGGCTCATGTGCGCGAGCTGGCCCTATGAGCATGCGGCCGGCAACCAGTCGATCCCCTACGTCGCCAAGGCGGTCACTGATGCTTCCCCGCATTATCTGTGCGACCGGTTCTACCTGCCTGCGACGCCACGCGATATGCGACTTCTGGAGCGCGGGGGCGTGCCCGTATTCGGTATCGAATCAAAGCACCAGCTCAGTGACTTTGACGTGGTGGGAACCTCTATCTCCTACCTTGTTCTGCTGATGAACTTCGCCAAGATGCTGACCATGAGCGGGATTCCGCTGCGGTGGCGCGAGCGGGAGGACGACCCCGGCGCCTACCCCATGGTCATCATCGGCGGCCAGGCGTTCAGCGCCCCTGCTGCGATGGAGCCGATCGCGGATTGCATCTGGCTGGGCGAGGCCGACACCGAGCCCGGCAACGGCGGGATGGCCGCGGTGTGCCGGAGGATCGAGGAGTTCAAGGCCGACGGCTCCTGGCGGCAGGACCGGATCGGGTGCTACCGCGAGCTGGCGCTGGAGTTCGGGTACCTGCACTTCCCGCGGTTCGTGAAGACGCACTACCGGTACGAGGACCGCGGCCTGCCGCAGCCCTCGAAGGTGGTTGCGGGCTATGAGTCCCTGCTGCCGGGCATGACCTTCCCCCGGCGCTCGCGCCGGGTCCGCGACATGAACGCCATCTCCCCGCTGACCGCCGCGCCGCTGCTGTACTCCGACCCCGCGCTCGGCGCCGGGGACATGGAAGTCGCCCGCGGCTGCCCGGCGTGGTGCAGCTTCTGCCGGCTGAGCTGGCTGACCAAGCCGTACCGCCAGCGGGACGTCGCCTTGTCCGTCGAGCACGCTGCTCAGTGGCACCGCGCCATGGGTGCGGTCGAGCTGAGCCCGTTCGCCCCGGACTTCCCGATGCACACGCAGCGCCAGCTGCTGATCAAGCAGTTGCTGGAGCAGGTCAACGACGAGGCCGACGCGGTGGCCATGCGCATTGACGACGCCATCGCGGACAAGGGCGTTTACATCCAGCTCCAGGCCCTCGGCGGGATGGACGCGATCACCCTCGGCCTGGAGGGCAACTCCCAGCGCATGCGTGACCTCGTCGGCAAGGGCACCTCCGACAACGAGGTGATCGAGGCGGTCCGGCAGGGGATCCAGGCTGGCCTGCGCAAGTTCAAGCTCTTCATGATCACCAACCTGCCCGGCGAGGAGAAGGGCGACGTCCTGCGGATCGTCCGGCTGGGCGAGCAGCTGGCCGCGGTCCGCGACGAGCTGGGGCAGCCAAACGTCCAGATCCAGTTCAGCTGGACTCCGCTGCTCATCGAGATGGGCACGCCGTTCCAGTGGTTCGCCGTGACCCACGCCGACCACACGCTGATCAAGATCGCTGAGTTCTTCCGCGACCTGAAGATCGCCTTCAAGATCGGGACCAAGGCCGAGCCCAACAAGGTGGCATTCTTCCAGCTGTGCCAGCGAGCCTCCGCCGAGGTGGGCGAGGCGATCGTGGACGTCATGGAGGAGATGGACATCGCCTGCTGGGGTGGTGTGCCCCGCGGCGATCCAGGCAAGCGCAACGGGATGAAGGACCGGCTGGAGGACGCCCTGATCGCCCACGGCTTCCTCAACGGTTTCGATGACTGCTTTGACGAGCGTCGCCTGCGTGACCTGTTCGGCGCCGAGTACATCGACACCGGGGTGCCCCGCCGGCTGCTGTGGAGCACCTATCTCCAGATGGTGGAGTTCCTGGAGCAGACGGACGCCGACACCTACGACGACCTGCTCGACCCGGCCTACCGCGGCAACGAGTGGGTCGGCCGGTGCGACACCGCCTGCCAGGGCAATTCCTGCGGAGTGTGCTCACGCAGTGACTTGGAGTTGCGACGGGACTACATCAGTGCTGCGAAGAATGAGCTGACCACCGGCCTAGCGGGGGTCCGGCCGATCGACCAGTCTTCGGTGGTCATGCGCATCCGGCTCCGGCTGGTCCGGAGCGAGAAGTACCGCTTCGTCGGCAACGACCACTGGCGGTTCGCGGTCCGGCGCGCGGCCTACCAGGCCGCCTACGCCATGGCCAACACGCTGCCTTCCGGCTTCTCGATAGCCAAGCGCACCATCCGCTTCGCCAGCGATAGGTTCGGCAGCCAGGGGCTGGCGGGCACCGACTACGTCGAGTTCGGGATCACCCGCGAGCTGGATGACTGGCAGCTGCACGCGTTCGTTGCCGGGATGTCAGCTCTTCTGGACCGGTGGGTGTCGGTGATCGAGGAGAGCCGGACCCAGCTGCCCCCGGTGGCCGGGGAGCTGCGCAAGGACGCGGATGTCAGCTTCTGCTCTATGACCCTGGCAGCGAGCCCTGACGTGGCCGCTGCGCGCCTCGCAGCCTGGGGCCGGGCAGAGACCGTGCCCATGATCCTGCGCCATCCTGGGGTCTACTTCGGGCTCGCCGCCGAGGAGGTCGACGCCCGCGAGTTCGTGGACGACATGTGGGTGGCTGCCACCGGCAACAAGCTCGAACTCAAGATGTTCACCCGCGGGGAGCCGGGGCCCTACCAGCTGATGTCGACGCTCATGGGCAAAAAGAGCTGGATCGAGGCCATGGCTCACCCGGCGTGGCGGCATGACTTCTTCCTGCCTGGCGCGACCGGGCTGGCTGCCATCCAGGGCGACATGCTGGCGGCCGCCTGCACGGAGTGCGGGCTGCCAGTGCCATACGGCGCCGACGGCCAGCCGTGGCTGCGCGCAGACCTCAGCGACTCCCTCGACATCTGCCCGCGGTGTCTCGATGAGCGCCATGGCCGGGTGCTCGCGGGCCTGCCCCGCCTCGCGGCCGTATAAGGCACCAAGCAGCACTCCCTAACCGAGCTGGGGAGCGCAGCAGGCGCGGAGGGCGCCGGTATCCAAGTATGGCTACTGGGATCGCACGTCGCCCTCCGCGCCGAATAGCCCAGGAGTCTGGAGGGCGCGGTGGCCGAGGTGTGGGTTGACGGGGCGGTGTCCTGTTATGACCCTGAGTGCTCCGGCCACGCCGAGCCCGAGAGTGACGGCGAGACGCGCTGGTACGAGTGCACGAAGTGCGGCTACCAGTTCGAGTTCCGGGTGGTCCGCCAGGCGGACTCCGGAACCTGCGCCATCGGTGTGAGCGCCGAGACCCGGCGTGCCGCTCCTGGACCGGTCCTACTGCAGATCGGGAGGCGGCCAGATGACCGACACTGAGACAGCACAGCAGCCCAAGTCCCTGAGCGCGATGGCTGACGAGGTTCTGGCATGGTGCCAGGACAAGGGCTGGTACGACACCCCGGTCAGCTTCGCGGAGGCCATGGCCCTGCTGCACAGCGAGGTGGCCGAGGTCTCCGAAGCGTGGCGGCAGTGGGGGCTGGCTGACAACACTGCCGTGCTCACGTATACCGACCAGGCCACCGGACAGTACGCACTGGCAAAACCCGAGGGCGTCGGCAGCGAGTTCGGAGACATCCTGATCCGGTGGCTGGACGACTCCCGGCGCTTTGGCGTCGACCCCGACCTCAAGGTCAACTCGCTGCCCAAGATCTCCAGCTCGTTCCTGGAGAACATGAACGCGCTGCACACGCTGATCGCCTCGTCGTCCGAGGCGTTCTACGAGAACGACGCTTGGTGGTACCGCAAGCACGCCCGGATCGTCACGTTCCTGCTCCAGCTCTGCGCGCACTACGAGATCGATCTGCAGGCGGAGTACGAGCGGAAGATGGCCTACAACCGCACCCGTGCCTACCGGCACGGCGGTAAGCGCCAGTAATGGCTGGCGGAAGGCCCCAGAAGTACCCGTGGGATGAGTGGGCGGACGGCCGTGAGCATGTGATCTCCCGCGGCACGCACTTCCAGGTGCCGGTGGAGACCATGCGGGTCAATCTGCACAAGTTCGCTGTCGGCCAGCGGCTGAAGGTGAGCACGCGCCGCCGGCAGGACAGCCTGAAGTTCACGTTCTCGGAGGCAGCTACATGATCGGTGACGACCTGGAATCCCTGGCTCTGCGCTACCGCCCGCGGCGGTTCGCTGACGTGGCCGGCCAGCTTGCTTCGGTGGCGGTGCTCTACCAGATGTCTATCCGCGGGAAGATCCCGGGCGCCTCGATCCTCTATGGCAACCGGGGGTCAGGCAAGACCACCTCAGCCCGGATCGTCGCGGCCGCTCTCAACTGCAAGGCAGGCCCCGGGCAGCCGGACGCCTACCCGTGCCTGGACTGCCCGTCCTGCCGGGCGGTGTGGAACAACACCAGCCTGGACTACATGGAAATCGACGCCGCGAGCAACGGCTCGGCCGAGAAGGTGCGCACGCTTCGTGAGGAGCTGGCCTACTCCAGCTCGACCGGGCAGCGGGTTGTGGTCCTGGACGAGGCGCACTCGATGTCCGTGGTGGCGTTCAATGCCATCCTCAAGCTGCTGGAGGAGCCACCTCCCGGTGTGTCGTTCATCCTGTGCACCACCGAGCTGGCCAAGATTCTGGCCACGGTGCGCAGCCGGTGTGTCCCGTTCCGGTTCGCCCGGCTGGGGATCGACGTCATCGCCTCCCGGCTGGCCTGGATCTGCCAGCAGGAGAGCATCCCGGCCGAGCCAGCGCTGCTGGCTGCCATCGCTGAGCAGGCTGACGGCGCTATGCGCGACGCGGTCATGACGCTGGACCAGCTGCAGAGCGTGGGGATCTACGACCTCGCCCGCTTCCAGGCCATGACCGGCTGGGCCGACTACGCTCCGGGCCTCATCTCCGCCATGCTGGCCGGGGACGACGCCTCGATGTTCACCCAGCTCGACACGGTGCTTCAGCAGAACGGCGACTACGCCGAGGTGAGCACCAAGCTGACGGGCTGCCTGCGGGACATTCTGGTGCTGCTCGGCGGCGGCCAGATCACCGCTCAGGGAGCTGCCCTGGAGGCCCGCACGTCACTGGCTAGCCGGCTGGACGCCCCGCGTGTTGCCCGCGCCATGCGGGTGATGTGGGAGCTGAAGACCCGGGTGGCCAAGACTGAGCCCAAGGCCACCCTGGAGCTGGCGTGCTCGGTGATCTCCGCCGAGCTGCGCCCGCCGCAGGCCGCCCCGTCGCTGTCCGCGGTGCCGCAGCCGCTGACCCTCGCTCAGATGGGGAACGGGCACCGCGTTTCTGCCTGAGGCTGCCGCCGGTCACCGGGTGGCGATAGCTCGTGCATGAGAATCCTGGTGACCGGCGGGGCCGGCTTTATCGGGTCGGCCCTGGTTCGCCGGCTGGCAGGGGAAGATCATGAGGTCGTCGCGCTGGACGACTGCTCCCGCGGGCAGTTCGAGCGCCTGACGGGGGTGCCCTGCCGCCGGATTCCCGGGGATGTCCGGGATGAGGACGCGGTCCTGGAGGGTATGCAGGGCTGCGATGCTGTGATTCACGCCGCGTACTTGCAGGGCACTCAGACGTTTTACGCCGAGCCCAGGCAGGTTCTCGACGTCGCACTGCGCGGGATCCTGAACGTCCTGTCGGCCTGTGAGAAGCGCGGGACTCCTGACCTGCTGCTCATCTCCAGCTCCGAGGCATACCAGGTTGCTCCCACGGTGCCGACGCCTGAGGAGATCCCGCTCGTCGTCCCCGATGTGCAGAACCCGCGGTACAGCTACGGGGGCGGGAAGATCTCCTCCGAGCTGGCTACTCTCGCCTGGCATCACGCCGGGGTGCTCGACCGCGCCATCATCGCCCGGCCGCACAACGTCGTTGGCCCGGACATGGGCCGCGAGCATGTGATCCCGGAGTTCGCCATCCGGATGGGCAAGCTCGTGCGCGAGTACCGCAGCGGGATCATCCCGTTCCCGATCCAGGGCACGGGCGAGGAGACGCGCAGCTTCTGCTACATAGATGACTGCGTGGAGCAGCTGTACCGGCTGCTCATGCGTGCGCCGGAGGGCCCGAGCGTCTGGCACGTCGGGAACATGGACGAGCGCACGATAGCTGACGTCGCGCACGCTGTGGCTGCCTGCTACGGCCGGGAGATCAAGGTCGTCCCCGGCAAGCTTCCCAAGGGCTCGCCCCCGCGGCGCCTGCCGGACACGGCCAAGATCGAGGCTCTCGGATATAAGGCCGTGGTTCCCTTTGATGAGGCTGTGCGGCGTTCCGTGGAGTGGTACCAGCACAATGGGTGAGGTAACCGAGTGCGGGATCTGCGGCAGCCCGGAGCTGGACCGCATCCTGGACATGGGTTTGCAGCCGCTGGCCGAGCGCGAGAGTGATCTGTACCCGCTGGCTCTGCTGAAGTGCTCGAACTGCACGCTGGTGCAGCTCAGTTACATCGTGGATCAGCAGGAGGTGTTCCCGCTCAACCACCCGTACGCCACCGGCAACACCAGGTTCCTGCGGGAGCACTTCGCTAAGCTGGCCGCCGAGCTGGCGGACCAGAGGCTGAAGCCCGGCGATCTGGCGGTCGACATAGGCGCCAACGACGGCACCCTGCTGGCTGCGATCGGGCTGGCAGCGCCGGGCGTGCGTCTGGCCGCGGTCGAGCCCACCAACCAGGCCCGCAAGTGCCGTGAGCGCGGCATCAGCACCTACCAGAAGTTCTTCACGCCCGCGGTGGCCGGCGAGATCCTGCACGACCTCGGATGGGCCAAGGTCGTCATCGCCAGCAATGTGCTGGCTCACGTCCCGGACCCGCACGGGTTCGTGCACGGGGTCACCACGCTGCTGGACCCCGCTGGCGGGGTGTTCATTACCGAGAACCATGATTGGGCCAGCATCCTCAATGGTCTGCAGGTAGACACCATCTACCACGAGCATCTGAGGTACTACTCTGTCGCGGCTCTGTCGCATCTGCTGGCCGTGCACGGCCTTGAGGTGGCCGGTGTCGAGCCGGTGCCGACACACGGGGGATCCCTGCGGGTGACCGCCCGCAAGACCAGAGGCTCGCTCAGGGACCGCTCCCGGGACGCCATGTACCGGCTGCGTAACCTGCTGGCCCAGGCAGCGGCTCGTGGCGCGGTCTACGGCATCGGAGCGGCGACCCGCGCGACGCCGCTGATCCACTATGCGGATATCGCCGGCTTTATCGACTGCGTCTGCGAGGTCTCCACCAGCGAGAAGATAGGAACGTGCATGCCGGGCACCTCTATCCCGGTGGTGGACGAGGCCAAGCTGGTGGCTGACCAGCCGCCGCACGCTCTGCTGTTCTCCTGGCACATCGCGGACAGTCTGGTCCCCAAGCTCCGTGAGATGGGTTACCGTGGCAGGCTGATCGTCCCCCTCCCAGAGCCGAGGATCATAGATGGCTGACCGGTTCGAGGATCACCGTGGCGTGATCCAGGACATCCTGCCCGGCCCGATCGACTGCGTCACCCGGATCTTCACCCGGGCCGGGATGGTTCGCGGGAACCATATTCACCGCGAGACCCACCAGTGGACCTACATCATCAGCGGGACCATGGAGACGGTCCTGTCGGATGATGTAGGGCGTGTGCACACGGATACCCGCATGACGGGCGACCTGTTCCACGAGCCTCCGGGGATGGCGCACGCCTGGAGAGCTGTGTCCGATGTCTGGGTGCTGGTTTTTACCCGTGGGCCGCGCTCGGGCGAGAACTACGAGAGCGACGTCCAGCGCCTGGCACCGGAGGAACACCTGCTGTGAGCGACTTCAAGGACATGTGCGTCATCGTGATGGCGTGGCGCAGGCCCTACTACCTGAAGCAGACCCTGGAGTCCTGGGCAGCGGCCGACGGCATCAAGGACATCCGCAGCTTCATCGTCGGGCTCGGAGAGCACCCGCGCAAAGGCGAGAACCTGGCTGTCATAGCCGAGGCTGAGCAGGCGATGGGGCGCCCGATCTGGATCCTGGAGGACAGCGACCGGGCCAAGGCCAGCCCGGCCATGCACCGCCCTATGGCCGAGGCGTGCAACGCCGCCTGGGGCAGCCACGTCGAGGGCGTGCCGGACGCCGGGTGGGTGATCCTGTCGGAGGAGGACAACACCGTCGCTGATGACGTTCTGCACTACAACAGCTGGTGCCGCGATACCTTCCAGGACCGTAAGGATGTGCTGCTGGTCTGCTCCCACGACATCCCCTGGGTGGAGGGCTGGTTCGGGCCCGCGCCGGCTGAGCGTGAGCCGCTGCGCGCCGACGGCGACCCCAACCCCGAGATCGTCCGGCTCAAGCTCGGGTTCGACTCCCACGCCTGGGGCACGTGGCGCGACCGGTGGGAGCAGATCCTGGAGCCCACCTGGGACTATGAGTGTAACTCCGGCGGCCCCGACAACTCCGGGTGCGACTGGAACATCGCCACCCGGGTCATGCCCAACGGCGGGTATCTAGCGGCCTGCCCCGATGCCTCCCGCTCGTGCAACATCGGCCGCGATGAGGGCGTCTACATGCGCCCGGAGAACTGGCACGTCAATGAGGCGTTCAAGCCGGTTTACGGGCAGCAGAAGTACCGGCTGGTCGAGGGCTCCTGATGGCTGACATCTCCGTCCTGCTGCCGACACGCAACCGGCCAGAGCTGCTGTGCCGCAGCCTCAACTCACTGTTTAACCTGGCAGATGAGCCGGACCAGATTGAGGTCTTGCTGGCGGAGGACCCGGATGCGATCTACGACCCCAAGTACGGCAACGTCCTCATCTGGGTGGCTCCGGAGCGCTACGGCAGCGCCCGGATGCACGAGTATTACAACGCCCTGGCCCGGCTGGCTCACGCTCCGCGCCTTATGATCTGGAATGATGATGCGCTTATGTGCTCCTGGGGGTGGGACACTGCTGTGCGCAGTGCGCCCCCGGACGGCTGCCTGTGGCTGGACCACATGGGCACCGGTCCTGATCACTGCAACATGTTCCCGGTCTGGCCCAAAGCCTGGACTGACCTGCTGGGTCACATCGCTGACGGCTCTCCCCGCGTGGATACCTGGATCCAGGAAGTGGCCGAGATCATGGGCCGGCAGGTGAAGGTGCCGGTCCAGCTCCGGCACATCAGCCCGGACGATCAAACGTGGCGAGAGGGGCGGGAGTATTTCCTGCCCGAGTTCCATGCGCTGCGGCATCTGCGCGAGCGTGACGCCGAAATCCTGCTGGCTAGCGGATTCTAGGAGCTGAGATGGCCCGGCGCTGGCATCCCATGATGTTCTATAACGAGCTGGACTGGCTGGAATGCCAGCTCTGGGAGACCTACGAGGTGATGTACCGCTACATCATTGTCGAGGCCACCCTGGATCACCAGGGCCATCCCAAGCCGCTGTACTACGACGACAGCAAATCGCGCTTCGATCAGTGGCGAGACAAGATAATTCACGTCATTGTGCGCGACCTGCCGACGGCGCAGACGACGGCCAACCACTGGGAGAGGGAACGGCCGCAGCGCGACGCGGCTATGCCCGTCCTCTTCGAGCAGGGCAAGCCGGAAGACCTGATCTTCAACCTGGATGTGGACGAGATCCCGAGCCAGACCGCTCTGGCTGCCGAGACCCCGGAGATCAAGGGCCTGCAGCTGAGCAACCACCTGTTCGCGGTCGACTGGTACTCCGAGATGAACGTCATGGGATCGCTCGTGCCGGTGAACTGCCTGGAGCGGTCCATGCAGCCCTCCGAGTTGCCAGGCGCGGTCCGCGGCGGTCTGTCCTGGATCCGGGAGCACCGCTACGGCTACCCGGTCATCCACAACGCCGGCTGGCACTTCAGCTGGGTCGGCGGGGTGGACGAGTACATCTCCAAGGACCAGCGCACCCCGCACACCGAGCACCACGATGAGCGAATGCGCCCCGGCGGACCGGAATACTCCTACTATGAGGGAGCCGGGCAGACGCCTGTCGATGTTGGCCCGGACTGGCCGCGGTACATCCGGGAGCGCCGTTGCCCTGCCAGCTGGTTCCGGCCCCGGTAGGAGTCCTCTTGCTGATCGCGATGCCGGTAGACAGCCACTCCCCCGGTGATCTCGCTCACTCCCTAGATAGCTGGAGCCGGGTGCGGCCGCCGGGCGGCGAGCCTCTGGAGTTCATCTTCGCGGTCGAGCCTGACCCCGACATCGTCCCGGAGGTCATCAACCGCTACGCCGGGACGTTCAGCTGGAAGGTGGACATCTTCCAGAACGAGAACCGGCTGGGCCCGGACCTCAACCCCGCCCACGTGCTGGAGCTGGCGTTCCGGCGCTCGCCTCAGGTGGTGTTCGCTGACGCCAGCGCGATCGTGTCCACCGACGTTGCCGAGTACCTGAGCTGGGCCCTGGAGTGGTTCGAGCACGATGCTCAGTGCCTGGCGGTCTGCACCTTCGAGGAGCACGGCACCTCGCTCAACCCGTCTCTCGCGCGCACCGACTTCGCGTTCACCCCGGCCTGCTTCGGGATGTGGGGAAACCGGTGGGACCGGATGCGGCACTGGGATTTCAAGGCCACGGATGACTTCCGGTGGACCGACTACGTCCAGCAGCGCCACCTCATGCCCACCGGCCGGTATGTGATCAAGCCCTGGCAGTCCCGCTCGCAGCCGATCCGCGGACCGCGGTCCGCCAGCTTCGAGCAGGAGGTCGAGCCTCAGCCGACCTACAGCCTGACGGCCTGATGAAGCCCTGCACCGTAACAGGTGCATGCCAAGAGGATGGGATCCCGCGTACGACCCGTTCGGCGGGTACCGGGCAACCCGGTCGTTCCTGGGTGTCCGGATCAGCGACAAGACTTTCTCAGACGACTCGATCGACAAGATCCTGAAGGACGGCAAGGACCCGAAGAAGGTGCTCGGCAAAAAGATGAAAGAGCTGAGCATCAAGGACAAGCAGAAGCTGATCAGGCGTATCGAGGCCCGTGAGAAAAAGAGAAACCAGTGAGGAAGAGATGATCTTACGCAGGGGGAGACCCAGCCCCCGTAGCCCAAAACACCAAGAGGCAGAGGCGCCGCTTTAAAACCGGTCGAGTGTGGGTTCGAGCCCCACCGGGGGCACCAGATGGAAGTTCTGCAAGATGGTCCGGAAAAAGAGTTGACACGGGTCTACCGGCATCGTAAGGTGGGTACATGATGCAACGCAGGTACTCAGAGCAGCGGAATCAGGATGGGCATTTTGCCATCCCGTGCCCCGCCATGCTGGGGACCAGCGAGGTGGCTTCTGGGTAGAGGAAGATCAAGCTCGGAAGCCGCCCGCAGGGACAGAAGCCCTCGCGGGCGGTTTGCGTTACAGCTGAACATGGGGAGCAGGCGACGGCTGCCGGCGGGATTCCAAACCCCGCGACGAGTGGGTTCGACTCCTACGCACCCTGCGGAGCACCACCCTGAAGGCTGGGGTGAACGTGCCAGCAGATTGATAACTCAACAGCGTGAGCATCGCCCAGGGCGCCATCCCTGGGCACAAGCTCCCCCGTCCGCGCCTGCGCTCAGGTCTTCCTGGGTCACCATCGGGCACGGCCGGGGGAGATCATGGGGATGAGAAGCTGAGGTAGCGACCGCGCCCTGCAAGCGTTGGTGACTCGGTTCGATTCCGAGCATCTCCACGAGACCGCCGCTTGGGGAACAGCTGGGATGGCCTGGTACCGGGCGTTACCCCCAGACCTGAAACGGAGCGGCGGCAGACTGGGTATAGCTCAGGTTGGTCAGAGCGCGCGGTCCGGGGCCGCGAGGCCGCTGGTTCAAATCCAGCTACTCAGACCGGGGGGAGATGCGGGTTCGAGTCCCGCCCTGTCCGTGAAAACTCTCCGCGGTGGCCGATCTGCAGGCGGCTGGCCGGCCAGGGCCCTGGTCAGGAGAGGGACAGGTAGTCCAATTGGCAGGACGCCCCCTACATTTTCTGGTGCGGCTTACCACGATCCGGCTGGGGTTCGGGAGAAGAACGTCCGGGAGGTCGAGCGCAATACGCGGGCGCAGTTCCGCGCAAACGGCGGCCGGATGCTGTGGGAGCACCAGAACAACGGGATGTCGCGTAAGGGTTAGCGCGCCTGGTTTGGGACCAGGCAGTCAAGGTTCGAGTCCTTGTATCCCGACCAGCGGCCAGGATGTTCACCGTGTCCTGGTGCAGCGGAGGCTCGTTAGGGAGCACCCAACGGTGACGGCGGGTCTGTAGCTCAGACGGGAGAGCGGTCCCCTGAAAAGGGACAGGTGGAGGATTCGATCGCCTCCGGGCCCACGCTGTAGCAGGTAGCCCGCCGCACTAACACAATGGCTAGTGTGTCTGTCTTCCAAGCAGAGAATGCGAGTTCGATTCTCGCGTGCGGCTCGGTGACGAGCAGAGCTGAAACCTCTGTGATCGCGCAAGTGGCTGGCAGGCCACGGCCGGGCAGGCTCTGGGGGACTGCCATCTCGCAGGGGTGCCCGGTTCTGAGTGCCGCTAGCACAACGGTTACTGCACCTGACTCTTAATCAGGGGGTTCTCGGTTCGAGTCCGAGGCGGCGCACGGGCGAGTACGTCCAACTGGCAGAGCGGCCGGCCTCAAAATCCGCGCGGTTGCGGGTTCGACTCCCGCCTCGCCTACACGATGGAGCATGGTGGTAATTCGGTATCCCACTGGGCCCTGAACCCAGGGATCCAGGTTCGAGTCCTGGTGCTCCAGCTAGTCCTGGCCCGGCTTTCCCTGAATTGACAGGCGACCCCGAAGCGTGACGGCGCATAAGGGGACGGGCACGACGGTGCGGTCCGGCCGGGACTTCATGCCTCCGTAGCTCAATGGTGGAGCAGTGCCCCCGTAAGGCACAGGCCGCAGGGTCAGTACCTGCCGGAGGCTCCATGCGCTCGTGGCGGAATAGGTATACGCGCTAGCCCGAGATGCTAGTGCTCCGCGAGGGGCGTGCGGGTTCGACTCCCGCCGAGCGCACCACGCCGCCGCGCACGGCTTGCGGCCCGGCTCCTGTAAAGCTGGAGGTCCGGATCGGCACCGGACGGCGGCTCTGCTCCGGGATCGGGTTGCCGGCATCCCGACGCGGCTTTGGACCGCGGTCACGCTGGTTCGAGTCCAGCTCCCGGAACGATGCCTGCCTAGTGATAACGGCAGCACGCGTCCTTGGTAAGGACGTAGACGGAGTTCAATTCTCCGGGCAGGCTCTGTGTGGACGTGGCGAAGCTGGTATCGCATCTGCTTGCCAAGCAGAAGATCGCGGGTTCGATCCCCGTCGTCCACTCTCCGGCTGCGGTGTTCACCGTGCCAATGCGAAGGGCCCGACAGGTTCGGTAACCCGGATGGATAAGTCTGCTAGGCCAGCAGGCAAACGGTTGAATGTCCCGGTGGCGTAATTGGTAGCCGCGCACGGCTCAGACCCGTGTGCCTTAACGGGCGTGAGGGTTCGACCCCCTCCTGGGACACGATCGGAACTCCCTCCCGCCGCGGTTCGCGAACGCGGTGATCAGGAGAGCTAAGGGTCTGGCCCCGCGCCCGGCCGGAGGAGTTCACAGTCAATGCGCATGGCAAGCGGGGCGTGACATGGTCTGCGACCAGCTGGAGGTTGGAGGCGGCCTGCAAAGCCGTCAGCAGCGGGGTTCGATTCCCCGGCGGGCCTCTAACAGGCTCCGTCTGCGTGGATTTCGCAGTTCGGGCCGTTCCCCGGCGGGATGGCATTGGCGGAGGCTGCGGCCGCGCTCAGGAGGGTGCCGAGTGCAATACCCGCGGCGAGAAGGGCTGCTAGAAGTCGGTAGCGCATGGTCTTCACCTTTCTGCTGGTAGCTGTCACGGTACGCCTAAGTGATTGTTCTGCACAGGCATGGAGCGGTGGCCGAGCGGCCTATGGCGGTGTCCTGCTAAGGCACTCACCGGAAACGGTGCGCGGGTTCAAATCCCGCTCGCTCCTCTTGGAAGGTAGCGCCGAGGATGGCGAACTGGTCCCGAAAACCAGGCCGGGGTGAGTAGCCCCGAGGGTTCGATTCCTTTACCTTCCTCTGACCGCCCCGGCTCAGCCGGTGAAGAGGCCCGTCTGATAAGCGGGTAGTCGCATGGTTCAACTCCATGGGGGCGGACTGGCCAGTAGCACAAAGGTAAGTGCACCCGTCTTATAAGCGGGCGATACGGAGTCAAGACCCGGCTGGCCTACCAGCTCCCCGCGCCCGACTGGACGGGCACCGGACTTTTAATCCGGACTGACTGGGTTCGATTCCTTGGGGGAGCACGCAAGCGTCGCTGGTGTAAAGGAAGCGCGCTCGCCTTCTAAGCGAGATGGTCTCAGTTCGATTCTGGGGCGACGCACGGCTCGTTAGGTTAACGGCAGACCGCCTGGTTCTCAGCCAGGGAGCAGGGGTTCAATTCCCCTACGAGCTACTTTGCCGCTGTTACTCTGATGGTAAGGGGTAGCCGGGTTTTCACCCCGGACACGACGCGGGTTCGAGTCCCGTCAGCGGCTCTGCGGACAGCAGCACCGGTCGTGCTGAACGGTCTCATAAGCCGAGATAGCTGGGTTCGACTCCCAGGTCCGCAACTGTTCAATCTGATCCGGCGTAGCTCAGTCTGGTAGAGCAGCCGCCCGTTAAGCGGAAGCGCGCAGGTTCGAGCCCTGCCGCCGGAGCGCAGTAATCATGGTTCTGTAGCTCAGTGGTCAGAGCGTCCGCCTGTCGAGCGGAGGGCCGCGGGTTCGACTCCCGTCAGGACCGCGCATGATAAAGGGTGCTTAGCTCAGCGGAAGAGCAGCAGCACGACACGCTGAAGGCCGCAGGTTCGATCCCTGCAGCGCCCACCATGCGCGTTACGCCGGAGAACGGCCGCCCAATACGCGCAGCAGGGGACTGTCGTACAGGCGGAGGAAGTCGGCTTGGCGGTCCCAACTAGCGTCCATCGTTCAACGGATAGGACGGCAGGCTACGGACCTGCTGATGGGAGTTCGAGTCTTCCTGGACGCACGGGCCGTTAGCTCAGCGGCAGAGCGGCGCCCCCACACGGCGCGCAGCGGAGGTTCGAGTCCTCCATGGCCCACTGAGGGCGAACCGCATGGCGCGGAGGCTGGTTGTGAGCCAGTCAGCAGCGGGTTCGAATCCCGTCGTCCTCCCTTTCCCCCGGTCGTAGGGCCGCACCCGGCAGGGTGATCCGGAGAGCCTGTGTCCATCAGGGCGGGGATCAAAAACTCCGGGCTATGGCGGAGTGACCCGAGATGGCATGGGAGCGGTCTGTAAAACCGTCGCTTCGGCACGGCTGGTTCGATTCCAGCGTCCGCCACTCTCCGGGTGCAGGAGCCACACGGCTTGGCCGCCGTGCCTGCCCCGGAGCGTAAGCGCCTATCGTTCAGTGGATAGGATCGCGGCCCCCGAAGCCGCAGACGCTGGTTCGAGTCCAGCTGGGCGCACTGGCCTGAAGCTCAATGGACGAGCGGTCGCCCCCTAAGCGAACGGCTGCGGGTTCGAGTCCCGTCAGGCCGGCCACATCGATGCTCACGCTGCGAGTTGTCCTGGTATCCGGTTCGGCGTTTCTTGCCCGTCGTCCTATCCGGCCCGGCCCCGTCCAAGCGCTCCCGCGGAGATAGCTGTTGTGGCGGGGCCCGGTCGTATGATAGAGTTGCTTTCGTAACCGCCCGGACCTGCCTATCAGTGCGACGCAGCCGGGCGGACCGCTTTTCCGGGCCGATGAGCCGGCCATGGACCTGTCCGGCGCCACCCTGGCTGAGCTGAACGCCGAGCTGATCACGCGCACCGCCCCGGTCGAGTCGCTCGACCGGCTGTTTGCGTTGCCTGATTGGGTGACCGACCCGGATCTGTGCAACTCCTACGAGGTGCTGGTCGCCCGGCTCCGGAGAGAGACCGACCACCTGCCCCTGAACACGCTCCAGCAGATGAGGATCGAGCGGATCGTCTTCAACTACATCGTGCTGAAGTTCAGGGAGTCTCACGCGGGCAGCGACCACCAGTTCACGGACCACCTCAAGGACTGGAACACCTACTGGGCCTCGATCACCCGGGAGTTCGACGCGGTGCTGCGCGCCTGGCAGCCCAAAGAGCAGGACGCGATCATGCACATGGTGAAGCTGGCCGTCGAAGAGGTGATCGCGACGATCGAGGACACCGGGGTGCGCAATGACCTCGTGCGGAGGTTCCCCGACACCTTCAAGCGCATGGGCCTGATCAGCGCCTGACGAAGTATCGTGCGTGGCTGGCTACCTGGACAAGCTCCTGGGACTCGCCGCGGTGCGGGTGCCGGAGTACCAGCGCCGGAGCGCGAAGGGCGGCGCGGTAAGCGTCTCCAGCTATACCCGCATGGGCCGCGACGCGATGCAGTCCCACCTGACCTCCTCGCACGGGATGGACGCCCGCGGGCTGGGAAAGGACTTCAGCCACCCGACCAGCCTCGCCGCTTGGCACGGCGCCGACCACGTCGCCCGCGGCGACGGGCTGGACCACCAGCACCCCGAGGGCATCGCGGCGCACGCCGACCACGCCGTGGCTCATGAGAGCGAGCATGGCCACGGGCTCGGGGCTGTGGCCGGCCACATGGCGGTCTGGGAGGCCCCTGCTATCGCCCACCGTGAGGTGCGCCGGACCGTCGACCGCCAGACGCGCCGCCGGCTCTACCGGCTGGACAAGCACCGCGGTGGCTCGAAGAAGCGCCCAGGAGGCGGCTTCGCGTCCGGTGTGGCGTCAGGAGCGTCGGGCTCCTCCTCCGGTGGGGGCGGAGGATCGGGTGGCTCAGGGAGCAGCTCAGGCTCGTCTGGAGGCAACAGCCAGTGACGTACCTGGAGAGGCTCCTCGCGCTCACGCCGCAGACGCCCGAGGCGTCGACCGTGCCCAAGCCCATCCACCCTGGTGGCCCTGGTCTCTGGCACCATAAGAAATGGATGGCGCCACCCTACGTGGAGCACGTCGCCCAGGCTCTGATGCGCCGGGGCAAGTCCGAGTCCGAGGCGTACCACCTGGCGGTCGGATTGATGCACTCATGGAGTGCAGGTCACGACGGTCATGGACACCACGTGCACGCCGACGTCAAGGCGGCGGCCGCCGCCAACCTCGCCAAGTGGGAGGAGCTGCGCGGCCGCGCCCACGCCAGCCACTTGGCCAAGAAGGCAAAGGGGCACAGCAAGAGCCATCACGATCTCGCGGCGAGCGCTGCGTGGGACGAGATCGGTGAGCTGATGGTGGAGTTCGCCCGGACCGCCCCGCTCGACATCATGGAGCTGGCCTCGGGCCCGACCTACTTCTACGACGCTTCGATGCTCAAGGGAGGATCGGAGGCCAGCGCGCCGGGCGCCAAGCGGATCACCAGCAACCAGCTGCGCCAGAATCCGAGCCAGACAGTTGCCGCCAACCCCCCGCTACCGCCCGGCGTCACGCTGCCCACCCCGGCCGAGCTGAACCAGCTCGCCGCGAATATCTCCTCGGCCGGCCTGCCCGAGAGCGACCTCATCCGTGGCGCCCGCGATCACGCCAGGGCAGCAGCCATGAAGATGCAGGCTAACCAGCCGGTCGACGCGCTGCACATGCTGCGCGCGTGCCAGGCGGGGATCGTCTCAGCCCACCGGGAGTACAACGGCAGTCTCATCCCGGTGGCCAATGTGTTCAGCGCGCGGCTGGCGCCTGCTGAAGCAGCCTCGGCGCGGGCCGAGATGTTCGAGGGACTGAAGACCCGCGACACCTTCCGCCAGCTGGCTACGCAGTGTGCGCAGTTCATCGACCGGATCCGCCGTCACATCTTCCATGGTTTGTATAACCACATGGCCGAGGCAAGGTTCTAGTGGACAAGGTCACCCGCCTGCTGCAGCTCGCTGCACAGGACATCAGCCCGTCGAGCACCATGATCTACCTGCAGGCCCCGCCAGCGCTGTTTCCTGGTGAGGTGATCGATAAGCCCGGCCACCTCACCGTGGTGTATCTGGGCAAGGTCGGGCAGGCCGAGTTCACCACCGCCTGCGAGCGGGCGAAGTCCGCGGCCGGCGCGGTGCCGCCGATCCACGCCACGGTTGGCGGCCTTGGCTCGTTCGAGCCGACGGAGAACTCCGACGGCAAGAAGGTCTACTACTGCCCCGTCTACGGCGACGGCATTCACTGGCTGCGTGCGCTGCTGGCCGACCTCGCCGCGCCGAACGCGCTGCCGTTCGTCCCGCACATCACCCTGGCCTACGCGGACGAGGGCGATGACCCCCCGCCTCCGGTCACCAGCGGCCGGCTGTGCTTCACCCAGCTGTACGTCGCCCGCGGCGCGCAGATCTGCGCCTACCCGCTGAAAGGCGGCCACGAGCCGCACGGTTCCGGTCAGCACATGCGGGACCGGCGGCCGGGCGAGGCTCCGCTGAGCCGGATCGACGCTGTGGTGGAGCTGGCCGACAAGGTGGCGCCGGGATGGCGTACCTAATACTGAGGTGGCGTGCAGCCGGTCCTCTTGCGGTCTTGCCCGGCGTCTGGCAGCAAAGCCGGACCGCGTCAGCTGCCAGGCACGCCACCTCGCAGTACGATGGACGTATGACTGTTCCCGAAGCTCGCAAGCACATCGGCCACCGGGTGCGCTACCAGATCGGCGCCTGGGTGCAGTTCGGCCACATCACCTGGGCTGGCCAGGGGCAGGTGCTGGCCCTGTTCGACGGCGCGTGCCATCCGCGGTCTGTCTGCCCTGGGGCGCTCAAGCTGGCGCCCAGCCTGTAGCGGGCGCCGATGTAGCAGGGCATGACGACTGCCCTGGACAAGGTGCTCGCCGCGACTGCGGAGCTGACCTCCCCTGCGCCGCTCAGTGACGAGGAAGAGGCCATCCGCACCACGGTGCTGGTCGAGGCCGCCGGCTCCGCGGTGGCCGAGGCGTGCCGCCTGCTCGGCGGGGTGTCTCTGGACGCCTGCCCCTCGGCCGTGGTCGAGGCCGCCGCCAGCCTGCTCGGCGCCAGCCTCGCCTTTGAAGGGCTGGAACTGGCTCCGGACGACGACTGGGTCGAAGCCACCGCGCTCGACGTCACCGCGCTGGCCCTGGCCGGGGCTTCTGGTTCCTCGAAGCCGTACGGAGACGTATCGTACGCAGACCCCGGCTACCAGCAAGATGGCAAGAAGCGCTATCCGCTGGACAGCAAGCACCTGCGGGCAGCGATCTCCTATTTCAGCCAGTCCGACAACCGTGAGCCGTACACCTCGGAGCAGATCAAGGCCATCTGGGGCAGGATCAAGTCGGCCGCGAGCAAGGCGGGTATCAACCTGTCGCCCTCCACGGGCAAGGTCGCTGCGTCTGCGCCCCTGGACATGGCCGGCCTGCTGGAGCTGGCCGCCAAGGGCCAGCAGTTCCCCGAGCGCGTCATCAAGAACCACCCCCGATTCCACGGCGGCCACGAGCACGACCACATGCACCTGAACGACAACCGGCACGGGCCGTCGGTGGCCGGGTTCGCCGCGGGCGGGAACAACTCGATCACCGCCTACAACCACCCGCCCATGACCGGGATGCACGCCCACGCTCACGTGCACGCCAACGACGCCACTCACGGCCCCATGCGGGCGCACGATGACGACGACTGGGGCTGAGCGCGTAGTAGCTTCAGGGCGGCCCGGCGGGAAGGTGTGGTCCGGAGCAAATCTCCGGCACGGCATCAATGAGGGCCAGCATGAATCACACCCGCCGGGCCGCCCGATCACTTCTGCGTGACAGCCTGGGATCTGTCCGGCGCTGTCGAGCGCCGGGTAACGGCAGCCGCCGCCTCTCTCGATGACTTCGAGCACGAGCTGCCGGTCCCGCTTGATGTCTTCGTGCAGGACACCCGCTACCTGGGCAACCCGCCGCTGAGCCCGGAGCAGTACGAGGCGGTCCGGCACGCCGAGCGCATCTACATGGCCGAGACCTACCCGATCCTGGCCTCGGTGGATGACCCGGCCATCGCCTCCTACTGGGCGCAGCCCTGCCGGATGGTCAACTTCCTGGACCTGGAGTGGGGCAAGGGCTCGGGCAAGGACCACTCCAGCCGGATCATGAACCTGAGAGTGGTCTACCTGCTGCTGTGCCTGAAGAGCCCGCAGCAGTATTTCCAGATGCCTGAGCAGGACACCATCCACACCCTCAACGTCGCGACCTCCTCGGCCCAGGCCGGCCGCGCGTTCTTCGCTCCCATGCGCCGGGCTGTGTCCCGGCCTGGCAACTGGTTCGCCCACGTCTCCGAGGCGGTGGAGGCAGGCGGCGGGGCCCGGCGGGAGACCCGTGCGCTGCTCAACCTCATCCGCTTTGATAAGAACATCGAGGCGATCTCCGGCCACTCCGACGCCGACAGCCAGGAGGGCCTGAACCTGCTCTTCGGTGTGGCGGACGAGGTCGATGGCTTCAAGAGCCAGGCCGAGCTGGAGAAGGAACGTGGTGCCAGGGCCCGGGAGAGCGCCAGCTCGGCCGAGGCCATCCTCAACATGCTGCGCACGTCGGCGGCCACCCGGTTCCCGCACACCTACAAGAACGTCCGGATCAGCTACCCGCGCTATCTCGGGTCCACGATCCAGAAGCTGGTCGAGAGGGCCAAGCTCGACAACCAGGTCCGCGGCGCACGCTCGCGCTACTACGTCTCCGGGCCCAAGTGCACCTGGGAGGTCAACCCGCGCATCACCCGCGAGTCGCTGCAGCCGGACTACGACGACGACGCGGCGCTGGCCCGGGCCAAGTACGAGTGCCGCCCCGGCCGGGCGGTCAACCCCTACTTCGGCAACGAGATGGCAATCCGGGCCGCCTGCTTCCAGGTGGCCAAGGACCCGGTTACGGTCGTGGATTACGTGCGCGATGCCGGGGCGTGGGCGCCGTTCTACGACTACGCGGACTACTTCCTGCCGATCCGCGGTGCCCGGTATGCGATGCACGCTGACCTGTCCGTCCGGGGCGACCGCGCGGGCGTGGCCATGAGCCACATTGTCCGGTGGGACGAGCGCCAGGCGATCGGCCGCGGTCCCATGGGCGAGAACGTCTACCTGACGGAGAAGCGCCCGATCGTCAAGACCGACTTCGTGATCAGCTACGAGGCCGACGCCGGCCGTGAGCCGCCGCTGGAGATCCAGCTCCGGTGGTTCCGCCAGCTGGTGCTCGACCTGCGCACCCGCGGGTTCAACATCGTCCAGGCGTCCGCCGACGGCTACCAGAGCACCGACACCGCCCAGATCCTGCAGGCCCACGGCATCGAGTTCGTGATCCGCTCGACCGACCGCACCGAGGAGCACTGGTCGTCCCTGCGCGACGTGGCTTACGAAGGCCGGTGGACCATGCCGCTGCGCGAGCTGGCCATCACCGAGCTGCTGGGCCTGTCCCGGCTGCCGAACGGCAAGATCGACCACCTGGGCGACGGCTCCAAGGACGAGGCCGACGCCATCGCCTGCTCGATCTCCGGCGCGCTGGAGGTGCTGGGCGAGGAGGACCCGGACGGCCTGCAGGCGTGGCCCGCTGGCGTGATGGAGAACTGGGGCGGAACGCCACTGTTCAATCTGCCCATTGGCTTTGTGCCACCTAGCGTGTTCCGCCCGGACGAGGTCATGCCCACGCTGGTGGCTGTCGACGGCCGCGGGATGCCCATGTGGCTGCCCGATGCCACCGAGCCCGGATCGGACCAGTGCCCGTGCCGCGGGCAGGATGGCGTGGCCCGGTGCATGGAGTGCCGGATGGCCGTGACGCCCCGTCAGCAGTAGGAGAGGTATGTCAGAGATTCTTGCGACCGTGTCTTACGGTGGCGGTGTGCAGAGCACCGCGCTGCTGGTGCTGGCCGCCCAGGGGAAGCTGCCGATCAAGACGTTCCTGTTCGCGAACGTCGGGGACGACTCTGAATCGCCCTACACCACGGTCTACGTGAACGAGATAGCTGTTCCCTATGCCCAGGCGTACGGAGTCGAGCTGCATCAGCTGAAGCGCCATAAGCGCGACGGCAGTGTGGAGACGCTGTTCGGGCGTTTGACCAAGCCTGGGTCGCGCTCGCTGCCCATCCCGGTCCGGATGCCCGACACCGGGGCGCCTGGGACTCGCTCGTGCACACAGGATTTCAAGATCGAAGTCATCGGGAAGTGGCTGAAGGCCCACGGGGCGAGTGCAGAGAATCCTGCCGTCGTTGCGGTGGGGATCTCTTCAGACGAGATCCACCGGATCAACGCGCGCAAGGTCCAAGGCTATGAGCGGCTGGCCTACCCGCTGGTGGGAGTGCTCGACGGCCGGTTCAGTGCAAAGGCATTTGACCAGATTGATACTCCGATGAGCCGCCTCGACTGCGAGGCGCTGACCCGTGAGCAGCCACTTCCCGGTGGCCCGGACGGGCCGCTGGCGGCACGGCTGCGTGAGATTTTCACGGAGCTGGCCCCGGTGACGCGGGCCGACCTGCTGAACTCGGGCTTCACTCAGCTTCCGCGCCCGGACAAGAGTGCCTGTTTTTTCTGCCCGTTCCACCGGCCCAAGGAATGGCTGCGGCAGCGTCGCCAGTCCCCGGAGCAGTTCCAGCGCGCGGTCGAGCTGGAGGATCTGCTGAACGAGCGTCGTGACGAGCTGGGCCGTGATCATGTCTACTTCACCAGGTTCGGCAAGCGGCTGGAGGATGCGATCCCTGACGTGGTTGACCCGGCCGACGTGTGGAAGTTCCCTGGGTTCGATGACGACGCGCATTGTGACAACGGCTATTGCATGACCTGAGCAGTAATAGCTGACATGATGACAGTTCTGAACTTCACTGCTGAGTGGGCCTGGGAGAACGCTGACCCGGAGCCGGAGAGCTACGGCTACGTGACCTTGCGGGCGCACGGTTTCGAGATCGCCCGGATCCCCATGGGTTTCTGGCACCGGGTGCGGCAGGACGAGCCCTCGGATGCTCAGGTCGAGGAGGTTGTCGGCGAGTGGCTGACCGACCGGCTGGCTGCCGGGCCGGTGGTGCGGGCGCTGGCGGCCGAGGCTGAGAGCCAGCGCGCTGAGGGCGAGGCCCGGCACTACGATGATGACCCGTCGAGCGAGTTGCACCTTTTTCTCGCGGAAGTGCTGGGCCGGATCTCGGTCAGAGCATCTCTGGGCTGAGATCCCCTCCTGGGTAGAGGATCAGCTTGCCCTGGAGCACGCGCCGATGGCGTAGGTGTGTCTGGAGGGCCCTTCATCATGCCTCCCTACCGCTTGGGGAGGTGATGCCTGATGCCGTCTGAGGAACCGATTTTTGCTGATTATGTCGAGCTGGCCGGGCCGTCTGTGCCCGGAGCTGGCCTTGGTGTAATGCCTCCGGGCGGCATGTTACCTGGGGGTCACCACCCAGGGATTCGGACAAGAGGGATATGTCCTCTCAGACGATGACGTAGGCCCGCAGCCTCCCCCGCAGGAAGCCGACCTCTCGTTCGCCACGGGTGTCCCGTACTTCCTGCCGTTCGCCACGCCTTACCGCGACAGCTGGGAGGTGTTCCGGGAGGACCCGGTCACCATCAGCCAGCTGGTGTCCATGCGCCGCCAGGACGGCCAGGCACGTGCGCTGTACCGGCTGCTGACCATGCCGCTGCTCGCCGCGCTGAAGAACTGCGACGTGGTGCCGGTCGACGGCCAGCTCGGCGGGTCGGAGGAAGCAGCTTTCTGCAAGGATCTGCTCACGCTGCCCGCCTCCAGCGGGGGCATGACCCACAGCTTCGGCCGGTTCATCCGCCAGATGCTGCTCGCGCTGTTCAACGGCTTCAGCGCCTGGGAGATGGTCTACTGGGTGCCCACCACCGGGCCGCAGAAGGGCAAGATCACCCTTCGCAAGATCGACTGGCGCCCGGCCGAGACGCTGACCTTCCTGCTCGACGGCCAGGGCGAGTTCAACGGCTTCCGGCAGCGCACGTTCTTTCAGGGCCGCACGATCGACGTCAAGATCCCCAAGAACACCGCGGTCTACTATGCGCACGAGGAGGCAGAGCGCCCGTTTTATGGTGTTTCGATGTTCGAGAGCGCCTTCTACCACTACGACAAGAAGGTAAAGCTTTACTACATCGCCCACCTCGCGGCGCAGCGCTCCGCCGTCGGCATGCGCGTCGGCACGATGCCCCCGAACCCGGCCGCCCAGGACAAGAACAACTTCGTCCGCGGGCTGGCCGACCTGGGGCTGGCGCAGTACATGGTGGTGCCGAGCGCTGACTGGATCGTGCAGAGCCTCAAGGAAGATTCGAGCTTCGACTTCCTCGGCCTGATCAACCACCACAACAGCGAGATGAGCAAGTCCATCCTCGCCCAGTGGTTCGACCAGCAGCAGGGCGGCGGCCAGGGCGACAGCTCGCTGGTCGACTTCGGCAAGCAGTCCGACGTCACCTTCATGATGATGCTGGACGGCATCCTGGAGGAGATGGCCGAGGTCATCACCCAGCACATCTTCCCGCGGTTCGTGGACTGGAACTTCGGCTCGGGCAAGTACCCGCAGTTCAAGTGGGGGCCGCTGACCGGTGAGCAGAAGGCCGCGATCCAGGACACGTTCGACAAGCTCGCGCTGGCCGGCCAGAACGCCAACTGCACTCCCCAGTTCATGATGGAGCTGGAGAAGAAGATGGCCGGGGAGTTCGGGTTCGACATCGACTACGACACGATCGAGAAAGAGCAGGAAGCCCAGCACCAGCTCCAGCTCAAGATGGATCAGGCTCAGGCCAAGGCCCAGATCCAGGCCCTGCAGAACCCGGAGCAGCAGGCCGCGGGAGGCAGCGCCGGAACTACGGCTGGCGGCAGTGCAGGAGGCTCCTCGAATGGCGGCAGCCAGGGCGGGGCGATGAGTACGCCAGGCAACCTGCTGCCCTCGGGCTTCCAGGCGAAGTCTGCTGCTTAGCTGTGTGCGACTCCTATCGCCTGCGGCCCGATGTCCTCAGCGGTTCGCGGCTGCCAGAGGGTTCAGCCTGGTTTGCTCCGGGAGGGATAATCATGCGGGCTCCGCGCGTGATCGGTGAAGATGGAAAGATGCTGGGCTGTGAGAAGGAAGCTGAGTGTCCGTGGCCTGCTACGGGGATCGAGGTCACCGAGGACGGAGAGATCCGTCACTGCGAGCTGCATGCCCCTCACGGGGTCCGGGTCACGGGCTGCACCTCCGAGCCGGACGCCTCTGGAGGGTTCGGTGTGCGAATCCTGGAGCCCGGAAGTGGCTGACGACCCGGTGCGCGATGCTCAGGACGCCCTCGTCGGGCTCGCCCGGGAGCTGGTGGACGAGCTGGCCGGAGCCCGGCTGCTGGAGATCGCGCTAGCACGCAAGCCCGAGCCTGCGGACAGCGCCCATGACGTCGGCGCCACGATCGGCGGCCGTAAGGTGCAGGCGGTGCTGTCCCACCCGCAGAGCCAGACGCTGATCTACGACCTCGGCGGAGGCCACTTCGCTGAGGAAATGGGCGGTAAGGTGGGCGGCGTCCTGCACAGCGATCAGTTCCGCCACGACCACATGCTGAAAAAAGGCTGGCGTGTGCGCGTAGCAGCGGGGAAGCCTGCGGAGTCCTGAACGTCTCCACAGGATGTGGACAACCTGTGGACGGATGCAGATGGCTATGAGCCCGGAAGCCTCGGCGGCGGCCGCACACCGCCTGGCGGCCCAGCTTGGCGTGTCGGTAGCGGCCTCGTTCGGCTCCTACATCCGCCACCTCAGCGACCTGCTGCGCAACAATCCCCGCCCGGCAAATGAGATCTTCAGCTCTCCTGGCCTGTCCGATGCTCTGACCCGCAGCATCTCCATCGCGCATGCTCAGGCCAGCGCGCTGGTCACCCGCGCCTGGACCAGCGCCGGAGGCGGCCCGGAGGACTCTCCTGCCCTGGATGTGCTGAGGGGTGAGGTCGCCGTCATGATTGGGGATCTGCGCGGGCAGATCGAGGGGATCGTGCGCGAGCAGCTGGGCACCCCGGCAGCCGACCCGGTCACCCGGATTACCGACGCCGTCGGGGACGCGGTGCAGTCGGTGGTCACCCGTGCCCGGATGAGCGTGGAGATGGCGGCCTCTGTCAGCCGGACCGAGGCTGTGATCGCTGAGGGACACCAGCTGCAGCGGCAAGGCCAGCATGTGATGAAGGTGTGGCGCTCGCGGCTGTCGCGGCGCACCTGCCGGTGGTGCCGCGAGCTGGACGGGGTCATGGTCCCGCTCGATGACGACTTCCCGCACGGCGACCCCGTGGCGCTGGAGCAGGAGCGGACCCGGAGGGTGGCTACGCCCGCCGGAGCACGCCGCTACCGCCGCAGCATGGGCCAGCCGATCATCTTCACCCACCCGCCGCGGGTGTGGCTCGGCCGGCTGCCAGGCCCTAAGCGCCACCCGCGGTGTGAGTGCTGGCTGGAGCTGCACATCCTCACCGAGGCCGGGACGCCTCCTCAGCCGCTGCGCAGTGAGGAGGCGTCCGAGCGCATGTATGTGCGGGCTTCCGACATCGCGGAGCTGCCCGAGCCTCAGTACCTGAGTCTCATGGCGTTCCTGCGTGCGGCTACGCACGAGCTGGGGCAGGTACTGCGGAGGCTGAAGGGCCTGTGATGACGCTGCGCTACCGGGCCCATACCCGGCTGCCGTACGCCATGGCGCTGAGGGATCTGGCCGAGTACGCCCACACTCACCCGGACCCTGACTTCACGTTTGGGCCCATGACGCTGGAGCGCGTGGAGAGCGAAGGCTTGGTCATTTCCGGACTCGATCTGGAGGGCGTCAAGGCCCTCCTGAGCAGCATTCCTGGTCTGGTCGAGTCGGGAGCCTAGGTTGACACGTGTCTACCTCACGTGTTAGGTTTCTCCCATGACCACGATGCAGAGGCTTCGGCCTAGTCAGGTGCTGGGTGTCCAGGCAGAGCTGCGTGAGCGCCTTGCCCGGCCGAATCCTGCCATGGTCGAGTGGGTGCAGGGCATGGCTACCGCTATGGGCCGCACTAGCAACGAGCTACGCCAGAGCCTGATGTTCTACCCCTTCGAGCCGTGGCGCGGCGACGAGGAGGCCGCCCAGTTCCTGCGCTCGCTTGCCCGGGGCCTGTTCTCAGCGCAGACCTACCAGATCACCGAGAAGATGGTTGGGGTCCTGGACAGCGTCTACTGGAACACTCTCAAGGAAGGCGCGGAGGCAGTAGAGGAAGAGCTGCTGCCGAGCGTGGCCGGGTTCATGTGGTACGACCGTCCAGCCGTCTTGCATGAGCGCACAGGCGGGGAGATCAGTCTCCGGGCGATCAGCTGGAGCCCGCAGGTCTTCGTCTATCCCAGGACCGACGCCTACGGGCGGGAGACCGGGCGCACGCTCCGAGACGGAATCCGGATTCAGTTCTGGGCGCACGCTGACGACCCCACGGACTACCCGGAGGTCATGCAGCAGAACCGTCCCCAGCTTGGTGAGCTGCAGCTCGACCATTCCGTCTCCCTCGCCTTTGGGGAACGCTACCCCGTCAAGATGACCAGGGATGAAGATGGTGTGCCGGTCGTGGGTGACTCGGTGCTGCACTGGGCCATGGTCACCTGGATGCTGCTGGACACCGAGATCGCCGGGGAGCACCGGCAGCGGCCCGAGCGCGGCACCCGGATAGCCAAGCAGGTAGCCCGCTCGCTCAAGCACAATGAGGTCCGGGTCATCACACTGCGCCGGTCCAGCAAGCCCCAGGACTCCGATCACGTGGTGCAGCACCGCGACGTCGACTGGACGTGCTGCTGGGTGGTGGACGGCTTCTGGCGCCACATCGAGTCTTATGATGAAGACCTGTTCAAGAAAGGCCATCAGGCCAGGACCGACAAGGGCACCCCGGCGCGGTGCACGGTCTGCGGTGCGAAGATTACCCGGGTGAAATCCCACATCCGCGGCCCGGACTGGAAGCCGTTGCGTAACCCGGACCGGCTGTACCTGCTCAAGCGGTAAGCCGGTGCTAGCCTGATAGCTGGTCCCCTGGCTTAGAACCCCAGCGACCGGCACCGAATGCACAGGCAGAGGCCCCAAGTACGCGCCACATAACCCACCGGCCGGGCGGCGACCGAAAACGGGGCCTTTGCTGTTTCCCGATGATCTGCGCATGGACCAGGTCATCATCCCGTGCCCGGTTGGCGACGACTACGCCGAGATCGAGCTGACGCGCGACCGCCGGGCTACCGGCACGGTCTTCCGCAAGCATCTGCTGAACCTCGGCACCCTGCATCACCCGAAGACCGGTGAGCAGCTGAAGCTGGACGACTCCTGGTACAACCAGCTCAAGACCAACTTCGACAACCAGGTCTGCGACATCGTCCAGGTCCCGCTCGCTGACGCCCAGAACAAGCACTCTGAGTACCCCAGAGACAACGTGGGCGAGGTCATCGGGATCGAGCGCGAGGGCGACAAGATCTACAGCCTGGTCGACGTGCGTGATCCTGACGCGGTCAAGGGCCTGCGGAACAGGACTCTGCTTGGCGCGAGTGCCTTCCTGCACCTGGACTACAAGGACACGCGCACGAACAAGAACGTCGGCCCGACGCTGCTGCACCACTGCATCACCAACCGCCCGTACGTCACTGGCCTGGAGGACTACCAGGAGGTCGTGGCTGCCACCGCCGCGGACGACGGTGAGGTGGTCGTGCTGGCCTCGGCGCCCGATGTCAATTCTGACCCCCCAGCCGATAAGGCACACGACGCAGCGACCCAGGAGGAGCTGTCCATGACCAAGGAAGAGATGCTGGCCGCTCTCAAGGCCGAGCACGGCATCGACGTTGAGGCTCTCCAGGTCCAGGCGTCCCAGCCCGCTCCCCCGGCAGCACCCCTCGATGAGGGCAAGCTCGTCGCTGCGTTCACCGCGGCGCTGCAGCAGGCAGCCCCGACGCTGAGCCTGAGCACCACCCAGACCGAGGACGGCGCGCTTCAGCTGTCCGACGTCGTCGGGGCCGTGGCCGAGCTGGCTGGCCAGCACCGCGTGTTCGGGGACCGGATCGTCGGCCTGGAGCGCGAGCGCGCCGAGCAGGAGATCGACATCTACATCTCCGAGGGGCGCGTGCTGCCCAAGCAGCGCGAGGCGTACGTGACCATGGCGCTGACCAACCGCGACCAGCTTGAGGTCATGCTCCCGGACAAGGCGATCGTGGCGCTCAACGCCCAGAAGGGCACGGGCGGCCGCCCGCAGGGCGAGCAGAAGCAGCAGCTGGACATCGACCAGGAGATCCTGCGCCTGACCGCCGAGAACGCCCAGATCTTCGACCCGGAGGCTGCGCGCGACCCGCGCGCCCGCGTGATCGCCGCGAACGCGGCTGCTCAGGCAGCCCAGCTCGCGCTGACCAGCGGCAGCTGAGCCCGTTCCGCCCGACCCGCCCGGCCAACTACGTCTGAGGGAGAGAACTCCAGGTGGCCACATACGACAGCTTTGAGTTCGACTACATCCCGGCGTATACGAAGCCGACGCACGAGTACGGCCAGGAGCTGGGCACCGCCCCGTACGCCAGCCAGTTCCTGGCTCCGGTCGTCCGGGAGCTGCTCAAGAGCTACGCGGCCTTCACCCAGAAGGGCGTCACGCTCGCCGGCGGCAACGGCATCCTGCCGACCGGCTGTGTGCTGGCGATGCAGACGGCGAACCAGCTGTACTACCCGTACAACGCGACGGCCAGCGACGGCACGCAGACCGCGCTGGGCGTGCTGCGCGATGCCCGCGACACCGGCACCTCCTCGGGCTCGGGCACCGGTCAGGTCTCGACGGCATGCCTCGGCAACCTGGTCTACCGCGGCATCCTGGACCTCACCCTGGTCTCCGGCACCGACACCACCTCGCTGGTCACCGCAGGAACCGGGACGGGCGGCGGCATTGGCTCGGGCACCACGGGCGTGGTCACTCAGCTCAAGGCCCGCACCGACACGGTTAATGGCTTGTTCATTTTCTAGTGTTTTGTCCGTTTTCTCCGGTTGACGGCGGCTCGTGGTTTGCGGGCCGCCGTTTCCCGTATAAGAGGGCATGGGGGAAACGAAGTTCTGACTGGGCACCCACCGCATCTACTCCGATATGTGGCGGTTGTAATCGCGGAATCATCTGTAAGAACTGCAACGCCATGCTCGGGTTGGCTAATGATGACCCGGACGTTCTGGCCTCGGCTCTTGCCTATCTCCAGGAGTGGGCTACGGTGATGGCGGACAGGCAGTTGGCTACCTAGCTGTCGGGTCCGAATATGGCAGAGCGGGCGCTCCTCCTCGCCGGGGAGGCGCCCGTTTTGTTGTCTGCGCACGTGGCCCCCGCTGAGCCGATAAGAGAGATCAGGTCGCGCTCCCCGGAGTCGCTGACGGAAAACTCGACAGCAACTTGAGAGAGGTCCCGCTGGCGGGGCCGCCCCGAGGAGGTGACGCCCAAAAATGCCCAATATCAGCCTTCTTGAACCGATGGTCCTGAGAGGGGTAGTTTTACCGGGTTGAGAAATTTACAGTCCCGGAATCTCTCGTAATGCTCAACCGGCTCGACCAGACCCCGTGGCCGTGGCCGTACGCGACGTGGGACGTGATCAAGGGCTCGCGCATGATGGCAGCGCCCAACGTCCCGAACGCCGAGGCGCACATCGTCTCCCGTCTCGGCCGCAGCCAGGAGACCGCGAGCTTCGTCTACCTGCGCGAGAAGAAGATCTTCGAGCCGACCACGCTGCACTGGCTGCGCGTGCCTGGCGAGCTGGCCCGGGTCAACGCCGAGCAGAGCGTGCTGCGCGAGGTCAACGACCTCAACCAGCGCTTTGATAACTTTGCCGAATGGCTGATCTGGCAGGCTATGGGCGGCTCGATCGTCTTCCAGAGCGGCCAGGGCTTCGCTGGCACCTCCGGCCCGACGGGCCCGAGCGGGATCAGTTCTGGAGCCGGTGACGTTCAGGCGACGGTCGACTTCAAGTTCCCGTCCAGCCACTTCGTCCAGCCCGCGGTCCCGTGGCTGGCCAACAGCGCGCTGACGTGGGGCACGACCGGCATCGGCGCCAACACGACGCTGAACCAGGCCAACACCAACCTGCAGGCCGGCGGCGGCTCGATCTCCTACGCGACTCCCATGGAGATCGTGGAGGACATCCGGTCCTGGAAGCGGATCGTCCAGATCCACGGCCGCGTCCCGGCCACGGAGGTCTTCGCCACCTCGGTCACCCTCGCTGCGATGTTCGAGGCGTGGGTCCAGGCTGGTCAGGGTTCTACCGTCAACATCCCGGCCACGATGCTCAGCGACCGGATGAAGGATGAGTATTACTCGTCCGGCACGCTCTCGGGCTTCATGGGCCTGACCTGGAACACCGTCGAGGAAGTCTTCGAGAACACCTCGGGCGTCCTGACGTTCTTCGTCCCCGACGGCATGCTCTACATGGGCAACTACAGCGACCAGCGGCCGCTGGAGCTGCTGATCGGCCCGACCGCGGACGACGAGGCGCCAGATGGATTCACCGGCAAGTACGCCAAGACGTGGAAGGAAAAGGACCCGTCGGCGCGGCAGTACCTGCTGGAGTGGAACCTCCTGCCGATCGTGACCCGGCCCGAGCAGATGCTCGTGGTCGACGGCATCATCGCCAACAACACGACCACGGCTACCTACGCCGGCGGCTCGGGTGGCAGCCTCCAGACCTACCCGTACTACTTCAACCAGAACCCGACCGATTGACCCAGCATCCGCTGAGCTGCTGGACAAAGGACCCCGGTGTGCAGGGAGGCGCCGGGGTCCTTGCGTTGAGGAGGACCCGTGCAGGCAGGCCACACCGACCGGCTGCTGGCGCAGCTCCAGAGCATTGAGGGCCGCCAGCTGATGGTGGGTACCATGCCCGCGAGCGGGCTGGTGGTGCCGCCTGGCGGGGACATCAGCGTCTCCCCGGACGGCATGATCCTCACCGACGCTGCTGGTGCTCCGCAGTATTACGTCCACTCCAGCGGGATCGTGGTCGGGTACGCCCGCGCCAAGACCGACGGGAACGGCGACAGCGACAGCCCGGCTTGACGATGCTCTCCGCATGAGCGGTGTGAGTAAGCGCGGTCAGCTGGTCGACCCGGTCGCGGTGGCCGGAAAACCTTCAGCTCAGCTGAAGGTTCCTCCCGAGGCTGAGCCGGAACCTTCAGTCCTGGCCTGTGGCTATGGCCACCCGGTCGCTGAGGGCTCCAAGTTCTGCGGTGAGTGCGGACAGCCGCTCGCCGCCCCCCGCCCGGCGGCTCCGCCTCATGAGCTGCCTATGCACAGTCTCGCCCAGCCGCCCGACCCCCGGCCCAAGCCAGAGGCCGAGCTGACCGACGAGGAGCGCGCGGAGCGCCAGCGGCAGCACCTGCTGGCCATGGAGGCCGGCCGGCGCGACCCCGGCGTCCAGTTCGCCAGCCCGCCGCCCAACCGCGAGACGGTGCTCATTCACATGGTGGAGGACGGCCTGACCGCGTTCGGGGTCGTCTGGTTCCGCGGCCAGGAGCTGGAGATCGAGGTCAACGGGCCGCGGTGGAGCGAGGCCCGCAAGTGGATCCTGCTGGACGACGCACAGCAGATGCTGCGGTGGAAGAAGATCATGTTCCGCCGGGGGCCGTGGCCCGGCCTCCGCTCCTACCGTGGTGCTCAGTTCATGCCGCTGCGCGCCATGTCCGGCGACGGGGCCCTCGCACCGATCACTCCCGATGCGCTCATGCAGGCGGACGCGGCCGAGGCCCGGCGCGGGCGCGGGATTCCCGTGCTGCCGCGGGCGTGAGTGGGTAATCTCGTACCGTGACCGAAGTCGATGTTGACGCCGCTGAGGCCAATGCCCGGCAGGTCCGCGGCCGGTCGGTAGCGTGCCCGCCCTGGGATGCTGTTCCGCCCGGATGCGGGCAGCCGGCCGGAGAGCCGTGCCGGACCCGCAAGGGGGTCGTCACCGCGACGCACGGCTCCCGCTGGGCTGCGTACTACCAGGAGCACCCCGACAGCTGAGCCCGATAGTCTGGGTGTGTATGAGGTCCCGACGCTAGATGAGCTGTCCCAGTTTTCCGGGCGCCCGTCGTCGTCCTATACCAGCTTCGCCACCAATGCCCTGATACAGTCCACCATCATCTGGACTGCGCTGACCCAGATCACCGACTCCTCGCTGCTGTGCAGCACCGATGACCAGAACCTGGCCCAGTGGGGGATCTGCGCGTACGCCGACTACCTCTACCTGCGCCAGCCCTACCAGCAGGTGATCGCGAACCCGCTGCAGAACGAGTCGATCGGGTCGTACTCCTACAGCAAGCCCATGGCAGAGATGGCTCGCAACGCCCAGGCCATGGAGGTCCAGAGCGAGACCACGGGCGTCTACCTGTTCGACCTGAGCGTGCGCCTGCTCGCCGTCCGCACCCGCGCCGGCGGGGTCTTCCACGGCGGGGTCACGCTCTTCGAGCGCACCAGCACCGGGCACCCGGAAGGCTGGAGCGACGGCGACGGGCAGATGGCTGTGCGGTTCGACGGCGCCGGGATGTTCGTGGACCGCTACGACGGCCGGTGGGTGGTCCGCGGGCCGGACGAGTTCAACCTGGTCGACTGGAACATGATCGACATCAACGCCGA